ATGTACCAGATGTTCCTGATGTAGCTGAAGTACCAGAGGTGCCACTAGTTGCAGATGTACCACTAGTACCCGAAGTACCTGTAGTACCACTAGTTCCTGTGGTTCCACTAGTTCCTGTGGTTCCACTAGTTCCTGTGGTTCCACTTGTACCAGAAGATCCATTTATTCCTGATGTACCATTTGTACCATTGATTCCTGACGTTCCACTAGTACCATTTACTCCGCTTGTTCCTGAAGTACCTCCAGTTCCATTTGTAGCACTTGTACCAGATGTACCTGTGGTACCTGATGTTGCAGAGGTTCCACTTGAACCACTTGTAGCAGAAGTTCCACTAGTTCCAGTGGTTCCTGAAGTTCCAGTGGTTCCACTAGACCCAGCAGTTCCTGAGGTTCCATTTGTACCATTTACACCAGAGGTTCCAGACGTACCAGTAGTACCTGAACTACCAGATATTCCACTTGTGCCTGATGTACCAGCAGAACCATTTGTTCCACTAGTTCCAGCAGACCCTGATGAGCCAGATGTACCTGTAGTTCCAGATGTAGCAGATGAACCAGAGCTTCCGCTTGTTCCACTTGTTCCACCTGTACCATTAGTAGCAGATGTACCACTTGTTCCAGTAGTACCTGAAGTACCATTTATTCCTGAGCTTCCAGAAGAACCGCTAGTTCCACTAGTAGCAGACGTTCCTGAAGTACCTGTTGTACCTGATGAGCCAGATGTAGCACTTGTACCTGAGGTACCAGTAGTACCTGACGTTCCTGTTGTTCCACTGCTACCAGAGGTAGCTGATGAACCTGAGGTTCCTGATGTACCATTACTTCCATCACCACCTGTTGCACCATCAAGGTTAACAAACCATGAGCAATAGAATCCTGAACCAGTTTGACCAGTCACTTGGAAATCTAAAACACCTGTAGCTGGATTATATCCTGTAACGATAGCCTCATTATGTATAAGAGGATCGCCTGAATAAGTTATAATTATACTTTGTCCTAATGTATACGCAAGTCCTGTACCAACAGTAATAGTACCTGTACCAGGAGGTGCTTGAATAGTATAACATGTAGAAGAAGTTGTTGCGTATTTATCTCCTGAATATCCTGATGTACCAGATGTAGCAGAGCTACCTGAAGATCCTGAAGACCCACTAGTTGCACTAGTTCCACTAGTACCACTTGTAGCTGAGCTTCCTGATGTTCCGCTAGTTGCTGAAGTACCTGATGTTCCGTTTGTTCCATTAATACCAGAAGTACCTGCTGATCCATTAGTACCACTAGATCCACTGGTTCCTGTAGTTCCTGACGTTCCATTTATACCAGATGTTCCAGAAGTACCTGTACTTCCACTTGTTCCACTAGTCCCACTAGTTGCAGAAGATCCAGAACTACCGCTTGTAGCTGATGTACCACTTGTTCCACTACTTCCAGAAGATCCATTAGTTCCATTTGTACCATCATTCCCTGATGTTCCTGAGCTACCACTAGTAGCTGAGGTTCCAGATGTACCAGAGGTACCTCCTGTTCCATCAGATCCTGATGTACCACTAGACCCACTTGAGCCAGTAGTACCACTTGTTCCAGAGGTTCCACTAGTAGCACTTGTACCAGATGTTGCAGAAGTTCCTGATGTACCAGTTGTTCCAGATGTAGCACTAGTTCCACTGGTTCCTGATGTACTACCTACAGATACACCTATTTGTTTTGTTACAACAATAATAGAAGGTGCAGCAGGACGAGCATAAGGACTTGTTGAAGCAGGAACAGCTGTAATTTGTACATGATCAGATGGAGAAGCAAATACTATTTCTAAATAGTCATTAGCTTGTAGTTCTAATATGACAGATACAAATGGTAAACTTTTTGAATTGTTAGATTGCTCAGTAACTATAGAATCAGTACGAATAATATCTGTACCATTTTTTCTTAAAAATATACTTACATCAATTGCACTTCCACCTTGTGTTTTCTCTAATTGTAATGAATAACCTATTTCGTATATACCAGCATATGGATATCTAATCTGTTGACCAAAGTCTAGAACAATACCATTTGCTATTTCTGTTGTGTTGTATGTAATTACTGTAGGAGTGTTTGCTGCTGTAACAATCTGTGTTGTACTATCAGAATAACTAGCAAACCAGTTAGCTATAGCAGCTCCTGAACTTCCATTTATTCCACTAGATCCACTAGTACCAGCAGTTCCGCTTGTTCCTGATGTTCCAGTTGTACCTGCAGTTCCAGAGCTACCAGATGTACCAGATGTACCCTCAGTACCTGATGTACCAGAAGTCCCTGTTGTTCCACTAGTACCAGAAGTCCCTGAAGTGCCACTTGATCCACTAGTTCCGCTGGACCCAGATGAACCTGAAGTACCAGCAGTACCACTTGTTCCAGATGTTCCATCTGTCCCAGAGCTTCCAGAACTTCCACTAGATCCGCTAGTTCCTGTTGTACCTGAGGTTCCAGTTGATCCAGAACTACCTGACGTACCACTAGTGCCACTAGTTCCAGTTGTTCCACTGGTACCTGTAGTACCAGAACTTCCTGTTGTACCAGACGTTCCAGATGTTCCATTAGAACCATCTCCTCCTGTACTACCATCTAAGTTTATATCCCATATACAATAATTTCCACTACCCACTACTAATGTAGGGCTAGCAAAAGTTAAATCTCCTGTAAAAGGATTGTATGTTATAACAATACATTCTTGATAGTTGAATGCATCATATGCAATAATAATAGATTGTCCAGGAGTGTATGCCAATCCTGTATCAACAACTAATGTTCCTGAGTTACCTAATGTAAAACAATCTGTAGAGACTGTTCTATATCTATCACCTTGTAATCCTGACGTTCCACTAGTTCCAGCTGTAGCAGATGTACCGCTTGTCCCTGTAGTACCAGAGGTACCAGAGGTTCCAGTTGTTCCTGAGCTACCAGAAGATCCAGTGGTACCAGAAGTTCCATCTGTACCAGAGGTCCCACTTGTAGCGGATGTTCCTGAGGTACCTGTACTTCCTGATGTTCCACTTGTGGCAGAACTTCCTGAGCTTCCTGATGTAGCACTAGTTCCTGAACTACCACTGGTTCCAGCTGTTCCACTTGTAGAAGAAGAACCAGATGTACCTGCAGATCCACTAGTACCTGTGGTACCAGAGGTGCCTGAAGTGGCTGATGTTCCACTAGTACCTGATGTGCCTGACGTTCCACTAGTACCAGAAGTACCACTAGATCCATCAGCACCAGCACCTGAACATAGTTTATCATTAATTTTCTTTAATGCAGATTCAAGGGTTTCATTAGTAGTTATACCAGTACATATCAAGTTAGGTCCTTCGTAGAATACACAGGACGCACTTAATAATATTGGGCAAGGATTAGCTGCACAGATTACATTCATTGGATTGTATTATTAGTAAACGATTTTAAGAAGATCTCCTGTACGGTAGATCTGACCAGCAACTAAGCCAGCAAATAAAGCAGCTGAATTATTAGCATACTGAGGAGTTACTAAAGGAGATGTAATTACAAGACTCCAATCAGCAGCTCCTGTACCTACAGCTTTAGCAAAATACAGCATAGACTTAGCTGTGTTTAAATAAGTTTGTCCTAGATATGTAGCAGATGTGCTAGGAGCAGTTATACCAGATAATGGTACTAAATTAGTATTTATTTTAGCCAATATAGATTCAAGATCCTCTAAAGGATTTGCTTTTATATTAGTTAAATAAGGGCCATTGTATACAATGCATTTAGCATTCTCATACACAGCACATGTTGGGCAAATTGCAGCTGTTCTCATGTGAGCAAAGTTAATTATTAATTATATGTTTTGAAAGTATTGATATTAAATACCTGGTATAATATAGCGTTCTATCTAATACCATAATTTGATTGAACTTTTATTCCAAGATCTTTTGCAAGTGCTGGGTAGAACATCGGAAGATATCCTTGTACTTGATTTGTAAAAGGAAATGTTTTCATCAAATATTTAATTACTTGTGTCTTCTTTTCTAGTTCTTCATCTCCTGTACCTAATGCAAACATTTCTGTTTTGAAGTTAGTCATCAATTTAGCAAAGTTAGTTATCACTGCAGCAGCTGGAAACGCTCCTTGTGATATAAGATCTATTCCACTGGTAGGATCATAGAAGTACATAAGTTCTCCTTTGAATTTATCTGCAGCTTTCATATAGAATTTGTATCTATTTTTAACAAGTGGATCTTCATCATCACCTGGTTCATTAGCTTTTAATGCTGCAAGTAATGCAAACACTGTTGCTAAGAATACAACATCCACCACTTGAGATTTAATATTTTGTCTAGCAAGATCTATGAATTCAGTTTCAGTCATCTCAAGTGTCTTACCTGTTTCAGACTCATATTCATTTTTCTTTTTCTCAAACATCTGTCTCATATACTCCACTCCTTTTTCTGTACCTCTTAATGAATTATATAGTTTACCTAGTCCTGAAACAGGATTAGTAAGACTGAAGTCATCTGTTAACACTTTGAATACCATTCTAGTTCTTCCCCATTCATATGCATCAGAAGCAGAATTATATTTCAAGTTACCCATACGTACATCTACAAGTCTAGGGATCCAGTTCTTAAACACCATGAATGATTTTCCTTGGACACTCATGTTGATCATTCTAAGATCATCTTCAGATAAGTTACCCAATGCATCTTTAGATACTTGTTGTACCTTTCTTCTAAGTTCTACAACAGAATCAGACTTTTGCTCTACACCAGGAATTACAAACTTATTATCAACAACCTCTCCAACTTTTAACACTCCCTGTTCATTAATAAGTCTTTTAACTTCTGCATCAAATCTTTCTTCAAAAGCTTTTCTATCTGCTACAGACCCTGAGTATTTTTCTTGGTATTCAGGTTGAGATCTTAGATACTCTCTAGCGTTTATCACTTGGCCATCTTGTACAATTGAATTGTTAAGGAAAGCGTAGAAGTTTGCTGTCTGTACATTTAAGTCTGTATTTCTCATTAAGATCATTAAGAAATCTTGTATGCTCTCTTGTGTTAATTGATTTAATGAAAGCTTCTTAGCTATCTCTCTATTATAATTATCTGTTAATGGTAGGAAGTATTCTAATGCACCAATTAATTTCTTTTGATCTGTACCAAGAAACTTTTTAGAAAAGATCATTAGCTCTGCAGCTAAGTAATCTTTCTTAGTAAAATACTTACCTGAGTTAATTAATGATTGAGCATTACCTCCAAAGAAGTTAGAAGTGGCAGAAAGAAGGTTAAGTCCTAATGTTGTTATCTGGAATGTATTATTTAATTGATTGATAGTTTTATTTACACTTAACTGTCTATTAGATAATCCTTCTGGGAATACATTCACACCAAGTTTCTTATTTAATGTTTCTCCCCAGTTACCCATCTTAAATAAAAGCTGATCAAACATTTGATTATCTACAAACTTCTGTCCATAAATAATAGCTTTCATCATAGACTCAACTAAGTTAGCATTTTCTCCTTTTATATATTGTCCATGTTTATCAGTGGTATATTTCAATACACCATCTTCTATTCTAGTCTTACCAAATATAGATGTAGCAATAGATTTTTTATTCTTCTCAACATCAACAACAGCTATCAATTGATCTTCTATTTCAGTTAGATATTTATATCTAATAGCAGCTTCATTGTACATAGCCATAGTTCTGAATAAATCAGTAGATGTTTCTTCTTCTAAAGCTGAAGTGAAATACTTAGGTATTTTATTTACAATTTGTCCTGTATCAGGATCATATTGTCCATATCCTATATCACCTTCATCTACAGATATATCAGTGAAGAACTGTTGACCAAGTTTAACTTGACCTCCAGTAACTAACTTTTCTACTAAGTTCTTTCTTACAAATGGAAGAAATGTTCTAGCAAATCTTTTATTAATATATCCAAGATCAGCATACTCATTATTCTTCTCAACAATATAATCATAGAATTGTTTAGCAGGAGCATTCTCTGGTTTGTTTAATTCTTTCCATTGTTCAGATGTCCATTTATCTTTCTTAGGAAACTTTCTAGTTTCATTATATATAAACCATCCTGCAGATGTAGTGGTGCTAGTATCATACAAGTTCTTAACCTTATATATTTCCATTACCACTTCATTAGGAAGTTTACCAGTGTTAGCTAATGCATCAGCTTCTTCTGATGTTAATAGTCTAGGTTTGTTTTTAATCCTTTCTATTTCCTCAGCAAGTTTTTCTTTTAAATGTTCATTATAAGCTGAAACATCTATGTTATCTCTTATCCATGAACTATCTCTATCATCAGAAATGTTTTTTATTTCTTCTTTAGTCTTAGCTTTTAATTCAGTATAGAACGTTGGGTCATACTCATCGATAAGTTCATTAGAATCTTTCTTCTTAAGTATATCAAAATAGTTTTTATATGATAATCCTTTTCTCTTAGCCCACCCTTCAAACTTTTCTTTTAAATCCTCAAGTGTTTTACTTTCAGCTAATGTGTCCTGAGCAGAATAAGCAAATGCTCTATTAGCTTTCTTATATAAAAACTGTACAGCTTTACTTTGTAATGTAGCTGTAGAAGCAAATAACTTAGTGAATCCTTTAATTACTTTTTCTGCAGAAAGGAAATTATCTATTCCTTCTCTCTTAGCAATTATATCTTCTGCGTATTCTTCCAACACTCTTTCTAATTCATCTTCTAAATCTTTTGCATCTTCAGATGTTTTTCTTAATTCTTTTTTAAGTTTTTCATCTTCTGCACTATCTGATAACAATGCTCTAACTTCTGAATAAAGATCTGTATAGATGTTAATTGAAAATTGTGCATCTGTAATCTCTTTAGCAAAGTCACTAACTTGTTTATCAGTAAATGATTTAGCATCTTGACCTTTAATTTGATCCTCATATCTTGCTAGAAGTTTCTCAATAGTTTTGTTTAACAACTGAGCTTGTCTAACTAATGGTTGAATATTTTCTTTAACTTGTAATTGTCTTATAGAATAAAATAATGAATTAAGTAATTCATCTTTATTTAATTTCTCAGATTCAGGAACTGACTTATCAGAAATCTTTTTATAAAGACTATTAAGTTCACCTAGTAATTCATCTATTTTTCTTTTACCAGTTTTCTCATTCTTAATTGGAACAGGAAGTAAGTAATCCTCTTTAATGTTCTTAACATTAACATCTCCAATTTTAATACCAAGTAGTATTGGAAGAATATTTTCTTTTGCACTACCTTTTGTATATAAGGCTTTTATAGGAATCATTCTTGTTTGTTTGAACTTCTCAGGCTTTACACCATAAGCGTTCTGTAGAATAGATCTATATTGCTCCATTTGTAAATTCCATGCAGTGTTCTTATACCAAGGAATGTCAGTGTATTTATCTGTATCAAGATCCATAAACTTCCAGTCAAGAATGTTTACATCTCCTGTTGGTGTAATAGCTAAGAAATCCACAGTACCTGCACGATTAGCTTTAGGATTGTAGATGGTAGCTTCAGACATGAATCTAGTTCCTACAGGAAAAGAATTAAGACGATCTTTAAGATTGTTTCTTAATGTCTCATACATATCTCTATTATTAGGATTGATTCTAGATTGATATCCAGTATCATCTAATGGTGTCTCTCTTAGATACCCATTCTCATCTACATATAAAGAGAATGCATACTCAAGATCTTTATGACCTTTAGTACCCTTCTCAGCTTTCAAATCATTTGCAGCTTGTTGGTATTCTGTTTTGTTTAGATCTCCATTACGGAATGTTCTTTCATACCATGCATCAACTAAATCAGAAACTCTAGGAATCTTTTTACCATTGATTCTATATCCATCCTCATCATGTTTCTCTATACTATCAGATACTTCTTTGATTCTATTCATCACTGCTTCTTGAGGATCTAACTGAAGAAAGGCTATACCTTCTTCTTCATTAATATCTTCTGCAGTACCAATTATTTTACCAGTTAGAATGTCCATAGACAATTGATCAAATCCTGATGTAGTGAATAGTTGTTTAAACCATTGAACCATTTGATCCCACCAGTTCTGCACTTTAGCAATATTCTCTGGTCTTTCTAAAGATCCTTCATTGTTATTAATGATTGTCTCAGCTAACACCTTAGCAATAGCTTCTTCTTTAAGCATTACTACATTAGGTCTTCCATCTATTTGATACATAGGGTTTTGACCATAAGTAGCAAACACTTCATTTAACACAGCATAATTATTAATCTCACTCATCAACTTCTTATACAAAGCTGGATTAGTTTGTTTAATGATTGCAACAGCAAAGTGCATAGCTTCTTCAGGAAGAGCTTGTGCTTCTTTACCTTCTACCACTTCAATAAGTTTTTGTGTAAGTAATGCAACACCAGCAGCATCTTGTTTTATACCATCAACAACAACATTCTTTAATGATTTAACATCTACACCAATACGTGTAAGAAAATCATTAACCATTGCTAATGTTTTAGGAGAAGCAGTAGAAGGAATAGGTCCTTCATTCAATTGATAGAACACTCCTTTAGCATTATCTATTTGTTTGAATGCTGTTTTATTAGGAACAGCTTTACCATCCTCTTCATAAAACAATCTACCTTCAGTTCCATATTTCTCTTTGGCAATATCAGATAATTCTCTATTGCTTTTTACGAATTTATTGTAATCAAGTATTTTAAGAAACTCATCAATAATACCATTAGTCCTTAACCAAGCTTTAGTTGAGGCCTCTGATGTTTTAAACTTTTTCTTATCGTTGCAATTTGCCATGGTTTATTTATTAAAATGGTACACAAGAATCATTGTTATCTTCTTCTTTCCAAGATTCATCTTCTTGTTCAAATAAATCTAATTGTCCTGGTATAGGTTTAACTGTTCTTACTCTAGGTTTACCTTTGTTTAATTCAGAAAGTTCATTTTTTAAATCTCTTAACTTTTCTTTTAAGTTAGTTATTTCAGAAGATGTTCCAATCTGAGATTTATAATTTACTTTACTTCCTGAAGATAGTATATCAATAATAATAGTTCTTACCTCTTGAGTGGTAATATCAGAATCAATTCCAAAATTGCTTTCCCATATATCATGAGCAGCTTGATCTACACTTACACCACTACGACTTAATAAAGTGTATTTAATATCTTTATCATCTCCAGTTTTCATACCAGTTTCTTTTCTAGCAGACTCTGGAGTTATTTTAGGTAAGCTGTTTAATACAATTGTTTCTGTATTAGTAACATCAAGATCTTCTTGCACATATCTTAACTCTTCTATTCTTTGTGCAATGTCATTTATTTCAAATTGTAATTGTTCTTCTTCAGTGTACTCTATTTCAGGAACAACTTCTTCTTGTACAGATGTTTCTGTTGGTAAAGATACAACTTCTTGTGCAATATCACCACCAAAATATTCAATAATTGTTGCATTAGGAATCTCTTGATCAAGTTTTATTGTACCATTATTAAGAACAGAAGGTCTTCCATCTAAATAGTATTCAGAAACTAAATTACCATCACCAAGTAAGTTAACTAGTTTGTATACATATCTACCTTCATGGTTTCTTACAGTTTCACCATTTGAGTATTTTACTTTTTGGTATCCATAGTAATCTGTTAGAGATGTATTACCAGCCATTCTCATAGCTTTCATAGCTTGTGGGCTAATAGTTTTCCCAGATAAAATATCTACATTCTGACCTCTGTTGTTTACAAACACTCTAGGCACTTTAACAAAATCACTATTGGCACCATTGTTACCATCATATCTAGGACTCAATGTTAATACCAATCTTTTGTTTTCAGCATCATCAAATTGAGTTTCGAATCCTTCCACTTCATATTGATATACATCATTACCATAAGGATCTTCTCCAATGATATTTTCAATCTCTTCAAACTCTGCGTCTCTTTGAAATTGGAATCTAGGAGTGATGGTAGGAACTATCTGATCATCTTTCCAATTGTTCTTTTGGAACATTCCTCCATTAGCAAAATACTCAGTATCAGCATTATCAATTAATGAATCTATTACAGGTTTGATCTCTTTAGAATAATCTTCTAAAGGAACAATGTTATTAATAGATACAGGAGATTGATATGTTCCTTGTAAAATAGCCACCTTAACAATGTTATTATACAATTGAGGATCCAGCTCTCTTAACTCTCTCATCATCTCTACATATAAGTTTTCATCATATGCTTCTTTCAAGTTCACTTTAAGTTTTATAGTTTGTGCACCATCAATCTTTTTAGATGATTCAGGAACAAGATCTTGTAACAACTTCATGTTAGGATATTGTAACTTAGCTTTTGCTAATTGCTCAGCAATAGAATTTTCTCCTGTTGTTAGTTTTAATATCTCTGCATTAATTCCAGATTTAGTTTGTACAACAAAATCAAGGAATGATGCTTTAGCTTTACTAGCAATCTTAGAGAAGTCATCATCACTCATGAACTCTTGTCTCTCAAATGAATCTAACACTTTGTTAGTGATATCTGTAAATTGTTCTTGTTCAAGTTTAATGAATGCACCAACAGCTTTCATTCCAAGATTGATTAATCTCTTTTGATTACCTAATGAACTTGAATCTAATAAATTATCTACAGAAGAGAACATGTTTATATCTCTTGCAATATCTGTCTTAGTTGATTTTCTATGGAATGTATCAGAGTTTTTAAACTTAGTTGTATCATAGTTTGTAGCTTGTGTAAACTTGAAACTATACTCAGCCATCTTAGCATACTTCAAGAAGTCTTTAAGTATTGCTCCTTGCTCATCATTCTGTTGTTTACTTAACATCTTATTCTTATTATCAGAATAAGTTTTAATGTTAGCTTTTAAACTATCTACATTGAAAGTTTCATTTTCTGTACCTTTAGCTCCTAATTTATTAAGACCAAACTTAGCTCGTATAGCATTTACATTTTTTGGATTATATAAGAACTTAGTTCCTTTACTTTCAAGCATACTTAAGTATTCAGAAATGATCGGTTGGTTCATAAACCACACTGTGTTTTGACCAACACCAATTCTTTCTAAGAACATGAATGTTCCAATAGCAGCATCAGATTTAATAATCTTCATGATGTATGGATCTTTTGCAATATCCACAACAGATGTTGCATATCCAGAAAGTCTATTAGATATCTTTTCAAATATTCCCTTAGCATTTGCTACAGCTGTATTAGTTCCAGAAAGAGAAACCTTACCATCAATTTCATTATGTGGAAGATTAACTATACGATCTCCTAATATTGATAATTCATCAGCAGTTAGTTTATTTGCTACAGCATCAATATCCATTACTAGTTTTATTCTTTGTGCAAGAGCATGTCCTGTAATATTTACAGCAGCAATACCAATCCATCTCTTACCAGTAAGGAATGCATTTCTTAATCTTGTTCGATAATTTCTATTGATGATTCTATTTTTAATTTTTGTTTCATCATTACCTCGTATTTTATCTAACTCATCAGATATATCTTTTAATCCAGCATCTCCAATAGGAGTGATTAAGTTTTGATAGTTACCAGGTAGAGTTAATAGTTTTTCGAATGCATCAAAGTATCTATTCTCAAGAGCTTTCTTGTACATAGTCTTAACATACTTATCTCTTAATTCTGTATTTAATAAGTTAGCATTAAGTCTTTCTGTCTTTTTAGAAAGAGATTCTATTTGACTAGTCATGTATTGTGAAGGTAACATCTCTTCAGCATCAGCTTGAGAAACTATTTCATCAATAACATCTTGATTTAATTTATAAAAGACTCTTTGTTCTTTAGATACTACAGTGTCTGTTTCTTCAAATGCACTTAGTACATCAAGAAGTTGATCTCTGAATTCATTATTATTTGATATGCTTTCAATATTCTTTTTGATTGTACTATCATACACTCCACCATAGAATTCTTTTGTAGCTTTCTCAGATCCTTTGTAATCAACTGCATGAAGTTTTCCATTCTCATCTACATATACAGACTTAAGATACATGTTTAATTTATCAATATCAAAATCTGATCCAGCTTGAGATGTAATCTCTGAAGGAACAACAACAGTTTTACCCATGTAGTCTGGTAAGAATGCTGCCACTCTAATAGCAGCCATAGAAGACATAGCTTGAGCAGGTATACGGAAAGCAATACCTCTTAAAATTCCTTGATTCTCAGGTTTGTTTAGTTCTCTAATAAGATCAGCATCGTTTTTAAATTTACCTTTAAGTGATTTCTTCATCCAGTTAGGAAGTAATACTTCCATGTAAGGATCATTTTGTGTAGGGAAATGAAGTCTGTCACTTGTAAGAACCACTTTACTTTTCTGATTTGCTGGTAGTTCATTGTATTCTTTTATAGATAACTTTCTATATCCATCTTTTTCTTTAATAGCAACACCTCTTCCTTGTTCAGCATTCTCCCATCCTGTAACAGCAGCTTGTGTATATCCTCCTCCATTCATTTTAGGAGAAACTAACGCTTTGTTAATCATTGAGTATACAATATCTTTAACTTGTTTGTATGCAGGAGAAGCTTCGTATGGAATTCTTTGTTGACCATTCTCATCTAACTGAATAGTGTCTTTAGCATTGTTTGAAAGTTCTCTTCTAAACATTTCACCTTCAAGTGTTTTTGCTATTACAAATGGATCTACTAATTCAAATTCACCTACACCAAGATCTTCTACACCAAATTTAGAAAGAAGTTCTGTATATGCATTGTCATCAAGATCTTTAAGAGCTTGGTTATAAGTATCAAAAGCATCTCTTGCTCCTTCAACAACTTCTTCTCCATTATCAAACATATCAAGTGTAACAATCTTAGTAGGTTGAGAACCTCTAGTTTGTTCTGTTCCACCTTCATATGCAGTTTGAACTTGAATACCATTAATACTCCATGGTACTAACACTTTAGTATCTCCAGAAAATGGAGATTCATTAAATGTTCCATCAGGATTATAAAGACTGTGTGCTTTTTCAATACCAACTTTTCTACCACTTTCCATAATAGCGTAGTCAATCTTCTCATTGAACATTTTGATATACAGTTTTTCAAGATTAGTTCCTGCCACTGCACTATAATATAAAGGCATTTGAGATGTCTTATCTAGTACAAGTTTTATCTCATTCTCATTGAATTGAGAACCAGACATAATTGGTTTAGTAATATCAATTACATACTCAACTTGTTCTTCTGATAATATTTGTTCATCAGCAGCTTTCAATTGTTTGTTAGTGTATTTGTAAACTCCTTTATCAGATAATAGCTTTCTTGTTAAAGCCATTTCATATTGATGCCAAGCTTCAGCATTCTCTGACCATTGTCCATTTTTACTCTTAGTCTCTCTATATGCTACATCTGATATATATGAGAATGCATCTGCTTCATTAACTCCTGTATAGTTGTTTGTATCAAGCTCAACATCTTTTAATGTTACTGTAGTAGCATACTCTTTGTTCTCATGGTATCCATAATCCTCTGGAGTTAATTCTATACCATTAACATTATTTTGATCATTTAAAAATGCATTATATTCAGGACTATCAAATGTAGTTCCTCTTGGAGATAAGAAAGATTTAATACGTTTAGTCTCATCTAATATACCATCTTTAATTTTAAATTGATATGGATCACCAAATAATATTTTATGGAACTCAATACTATTAATGTAGTCATTTGTATTTACAAACATTAACATGTTATCAAGTTGAGTTTCAGTCATTCTAAATTTATCAATACCTTCTGATATAGCAAAGTTACTATCAAGCCCAGCATATGTATACATATTCTCAGCATCACTATTTTTCTTCTTTGCCATAATAACCTCACTAGTTGCAAAAAGAATTTCTTTTGTACCGTTTGCAAGATCTTTTAAAGTTTTATCTACAGCTTCATTAATAGCATCAGTGTTCTTAGCAATGTAATCTTCAAACTCAGCATCTGTTGTAGCTTCATCAGCAATCATTACATTAAGCTCTTCTAGTTGTTTAGGAGCATAGTCTTCTAATATCTCTTTGAAGAAACGTAATTCTTTAGCTTTGCTACCTACATTCTTAAGAGAACTTCTATTTTTCCAATCCCGAGCTAAAGCAATATCATCATCTAAATATCCTCTAAAGATTTCATGGATCTCATCCATAGCTCTACCACCTACAACATTTTTGTATGATATATGATTACCAAGATTCATCATCCATTCTGTAGATCCATCTGCAGGAATAAGAATATAATAGTTACCATTAATGTTTTGATTTATCTCTTGTGTAAATCTTTGACCTTCAGTTAGTTTACTTGTAGTGGTACCTTTGTTACTATCAATTGATTTCTTACCTTCAATTAAAGAAACTTTTATCATTTTAAATCTATCACCACGATCATTAAAGAATAACCCACCTTCTTTAAATGTAATAGCATTTTTAGAAAATACATCATTAAGTTCTGGTCTTGCTATTTTTAATTCTTCTAATGTCTCAGAATCATTAAATGCATTTTCAAATATTGAAGGAACATTGTTATCAACATAAACTTGTTTCTTATTACCTTCAACTCCCATCATTGTATTCTCTTGATTAGGATTGTCCACTTTAACTTGCAATGCAGCAAGAGCAGCTACTTGTTTATTAATCTTTAATGTCTTACCATCTAATGTACCAATATCCTTAGCTTCTGGTAGATAAGCATATATCTCACCAACAGCATCACTAAAATCATCTCTTTGTTTTGATTTTAATTTTAGATAATCTTCCATAGTGAAAGTGATACCTAAGTCTTTCAAGAAGTCAAGCATCTCTTCAGGACCTTTAGGAAGCTTATCAGGCCATAACTCTGACTTAGTGTTAACTTGATATGTTTTAGTTTCAGTGTTAAGTGTAACTAATCCGCTACGAGTTTTAGCCAATGCTCTCATTTGACTAAACCAATCTTGTTCTACTTGTTTAGTTATTGTAAACTGATTAGCAGGAGCAGTATACACTTCTGTACCTGTAACATATTGAACAAGAGCAGTTGGCTTTTGTTTAGTAAATGTTTGGTAGAAGTTTATAAATAATCTCCAGTCTTCTGCTGTTTTAAAGTTTTCAAAAGGAATAGTTCCTGTTGCAAGATCACCACCTAAGCGTTGGAAGAATCTAACATATGTAGCATCGTATTTAGCTAAGTCAACTAATTTATTAACTATCTTACCAATGTTTGTTGTATTAGAAAATTTATCTAATAGTGTAGAAAACACTCTACTAAAGTTTACAAGTTTGTATCCTTTAACAGATGATGTTGATCTTTTAGGTAATTCTAATGTTGTACTATTTTGTTGATTAGTAGGAACTACTTCTGGTAATGTAGCACCAACAAGTTTGATAGCATAAGGTGCAGTCTTTTTATAATCAACTGTAAAAGCATCTTGAGAATAACCAACACTAGTTACACTCTCATCATTAATATCTACAAGATCTTCTTCATTGAAATCAACACCTATTGTACGTAGTAATTGTTTACCTTGTGCAAACAATGCATTAAAACGTACTTCTCCTAATTGTTCATATTTTTTTTCATTAATATATAACTGTTTAACATAGTTATATATTTCAGCTCCTGAGATCTTTTGTAAATCATATAAGTATTTTTTATGATCACCAAATATATAATTTGATGCACGAGAGAATATATCCTGTGCATATTCAGAAGCTTGTGTTTCTGTTATACCAGGGATTCTACTATATGCAGGTGATCCTTTCTTTTGTGATTCAGAAATAGTAAAAGCTTTATATTTACCAGCATCAATAGCTTTGAATAAATCTTTAGTTAATGAAGGTTTAGCATTAAATGATTTAACAAAATTAATAATTCTTCTAAAGAAGTTACGTACTAATTCACTCAATGATCTAGCAGGAAGTTGACCTGCTTTGAATTCACCAAAGTCATCAGCTATTCTTTCTTCTATTTGTTTATCTGTAGCATTAGCGTAATCTATTTTCTTACCAGAAGCTCTATCTGTAAACTGTCCAGGTTTGTTTCTGAACTCATCATTAAGAGCAGTTCTTTCATCAGGACTTAAGAAGTGTTGATAGACAGGGTGAAACAATTCATGGTATCCAACTGTTCTTGGTCCAGCTTTGTAGAACTTAGCTACACCATCAACATATACACCAAATGCTTTCTCACCATCATATGTATCAACAAGATCTTCTAACACTTCTAATGGTATACCAGGAAGATTCTCAGCTTGGAATTGTTTTAATATTTCAAGTTCTTCATTAGTCATTGCTTCTTCAACAGTAGGTCCCACTCTCATGTAATCATCTTCAGGTAACTCTGTATCAGCTACATCAATAGTATCTGTTTTCTCTCCAGGAAGAATTTGTTCTCCGCCTTCTAAAGCAGCTAGTTCTGCATCAACAAATTTTCTAAACTCATCTTTAAATTTACCAGCAGTACTCCAATCATTTCCTAAATTATTACCTTCAGTATCTGTATTTACTTTTACTTTTTCTACAGATCCATCAGTTCTAGGAGCACTTTTAAATCCTTCTTTAACTAAACCTTTTTCTTTAAGATTAGCTACAAAACGTTTTGCAAGATCTTCACCTACTTTATTTACTTCATCTCTTCTATCTCCTTCATATTTACTTCTTGTTATATAAGTAAATGCACTTTCTATATCAGCTTTCTTAGTATCTATATCAGAAACTTCTTCTATAACTGTAGGAGTTTGTTGTTTGGATTCTTCTTCTTTAGTATAATTTTTTAATATTGTAAAAATATTACCTTTTAATTTATACCAATTTGGATTACCTTTAAATTTATAAGATTTTGTTTTTTCTGAAATAACTTCTATTTCTCCTTCTTGAATGTTATTACTTCTCCAAGGTTCTTCTCTTTGATTATATACTTCTAATATATATTGAACTTTGTCTCCTTTTTTAAAACCATAAGGTCTTGAATCATCTTCTTTTATTTCTTCTACAACTGTAGGAACTTCTTCAACAACTGGAGCTTCTTCTACTTGTTGTGTGTTCTGTATTTCTTTTAATGCAGCAATAAGTTTATCACCAACAAATGTTACTACACGTTGTTCATCACTAGCTTCTGCATCATATTTATCAATAGCTTGTAATACATCATCCACTGTAGATAATGTACCTTCATTCTCTGCAGCTTTTGTTATTGTATCATTCACAGTAATGTCTACAGATATATTACCATCAGCATCTAATGTTCCTGTAAATTCAACTGGACCACTTGCAAACTGATATGTATTAGATGTTGTACCATCCATTACATATTCTCCAATAGCATTACCAGCAACTGGAGCTACAGCAGCTTTAGGAGCTTGTGCAACAGGAGCAGGTTTGATAATAGGTAATTCAAAATCAATTAATGTAGCATACTTCTGAGAAAATGAATAAGGAACACTTGGTGTAGGAGCAGCCACTATAGTTGTAAGTGGTGTGTTTGCACCAGAGCGAGATGTTTTACCATCAGGCATTCTTCCTGATAATAAATAAGATTGATAGTTTTTCCAATACCTAGCTACAAGTTCACCTTTAGCATTCTTCTCTCCTGTGTATTCATAGAACTTACTAGTAACATCTTTTACAGTTTTACTATTAATGTTGTGATAAGTACCTTCAAGTTGTCTTACCATCTCATCTTCTCTATTCTCAATATCAATGATAGGATAATTGACACCACCTATAGAGATAGTTCTTTTGTTTGTATCAATAAAGAATTGATTACTTCCTGCAGATGTTGTACTACTCTTACGTAAGTATAATACATTCTGTAAGTAAGTTAAATAGTTTACATCTATATCTAATGGTTTACCAGATGTAGATTTCTCTCTTATGTCAAGAGCTAATGCTTTAATAACTTGGTATAATGAATTAGCTTTCTCTTTACCTAATACACTATTGTTTAATATCTCTAATGTATCTCCATACTGAAGAACTACTAATCCTTTTTCTTTGAATGATATATTCTTACCTTTATGAGAAATAAATCCTGCTGTGTTGATTTGAATAAGTCCTGGTTGAGAAGCGATTCTATCTTCAGGAATTAATATTCCACCAACTTGGTTTCTTTCAAACTTACCATCAGCACCTTTATTAATAATAGGGATACCTCTAGAAACATTAATCTGATATACTTTATGTGCTGCTGTATTGTTTGCAAACAACTTAGCTCTCTCTTGTCTCCAACCATTAGCTGCAGATGCAAGATTTTCTTTTTCACCTTGTCTATATCTAGGAACTCTTTGTCCAGTTTTAGGATCTGTGTATGTATAATATAATTCTGTTGTAGGCATAGCTTGGAAGATAGCTTGATTTACATCAATCTGTTTACCAACTTCTCCTAAACGTTTTCCATCTTTATCTACAAAATAAGTTTTATTGTTATCATGTTCTACAAACACTTGTGCAACAAATCCTGTATCAACATTATCTATTTTATCATCTGCAACTATTGGTCTACCAAACTGAAGTTGTGTAAGTCCTTCTAATCCTAAAGCTTTTTCATTATTAGATGTAACTAACATTGCTCCTATCTTAGGTGCATTTTTAAAGTTCTTAACATTGTTTAAAAACTGTCTAGAGTTCTTAACATGCTGTGGTGCATTAGTACGATTCTGAGCATTCTCAGATTCACTTGTACCTGAGATAAAGAAGTCTTGCCAAGATTTTAAATAGCTCTCATCTTCTTTTACAATAGCTTGTGAAGTTGTAGTGTCTGTAGGAATAGGTGTAGCAATCTCTCCAGAATTAAGCTCTGCTTTATCCTGTTGCCTATCCACTTCATTCTTAGTGACAAGCATTGCTTGTTCCTCTTTCTCTAAAGCAGCATTCTTTTCTTTTACAGCTTTGTATGTCTCATCTATATTGTTTGTTATAACAGCAATAGTTTCATCTAATAATGTTTCATTATTAGTACCAAACAATCTTCTAAAGAATGTTTTTAATGAATTAACAAATGCATTCCATGTAGAAGTTTTTGTACCTTCATAAGGAATAGTTTGTAAGTATCTTTGGAACTCTCTATTAGATAAAGCTTCTGTTGCAAACTCATAGATGTTTTTGAATGCATAGTATTCACCATTCTTAATCAATCCAGCCTCAGCATATTTATCAGGATCATTCTTAAATGTTTCTTGTACAAATTTAAATAATGGATCTAACTCTTTATAGAACTGTCCGTTTGTATCAGACAATCCATATACAGTTAAGTCATGTCCTATCTCATGTAATAATACATGTTCTACTGGAAGACTACCTGCTTCATAATCAAAAGCATTGTCTTCATAGTTAATACTACTTACAGCAGATTCTGGACCTAATGTTCCTCCTCTAGAAACTCCAGCACTAGCTAATGTTCTATCACCTAATATGATTTTACTATTCTTACTTGTGAAGTTTAAGAAAGCTGCTGCTAATTGTTTTTCAAGAGTAGTAGCATAAGGTGATTCAGCAATCTTCTGTAACACTTCATATTTACTTTTCTCTCCTTCACCATATTGATTTACAAGATCAGCATAAGTTCTCTTATCTGATTTAAACTTATCTCTACTCTTAGAGAAGTAATCACTTTGTACTGGAGCAGTAGTTCTTGTTTTCTTTCCTTCTGGTGTAAATTCTTCTTTCTCCCCTGTGAATGAATAGTTCTGTGGATTATTTTTAAGATCGTTATACTCATTAACAAATAGTTGTCTTCTCTTAGAAAGCTCAACTACATCTTTTAATTCTTGTTTAACAACATCAGTATCTATTCTATCTGATGCTTGTTCATCTATATTGTATAATGCTTTAGCAAGAGATACAGATGTATCATTTGATAATTCATCATCTACAATATCTTGTACAGGCATTCCTGTTCTTAAGATCTTCTCAGACACTTTAGGTATACGAAGATCATAGTCAGCTATCTTACTAGCTGCATAAACCATCTTATCAATAATAAGTGGAGAGTACTTTCTAATTTGACTTCCATCAGGAGATAATAAAACTTTACCTTCTGCATCCTTCATCACTTCACCAGAGTATCTAAGGTTTAAAGATTTATATAACTCTTGTGTATTCTTTGCTGTAGTTTCAAATGCGTTTAATCTTTTTTGGAATGATTCAACTGTATCATTAACATTAGCTATTCCTTCTTCTTTTAAATCTGCAAGTCCTTCTTTAGACATTCCTGCTTGTCTAAGATCATTGATATCATCAGCAATCATATCATATCTACCATACTTAATACGTGGAGCAAGATATGTATGCATCATGTCTGCATTAAGATCTCTAGCTTCTAGTTCATCTCCTTGTATAGTAGCAGATTGTTGTTGTTCTTGTAATGTAACAAATCTATTTACAGCTTCAAGTTTTTCTTTGAATGCTTCTCTAAATGTAGGCGCACCATTAAGATCTTGAATAAATCTTTCGGTGTTAGATTTTGTAACTTTGTTTCTTGCAATCTCTCCATTAGGTCCAAGTGATTGCATTAGTCCTCCAGTGATACCACCAAGTATTCCACTCTCAATACCTTCTTTTGAATTAAGTGCTCCTACACCTTCACCCTTTTCATTTTCACCATACATTCCGTATAAGAAACCATCAGTCCAAACACTTGCTTCTTTACCATCACGTCCTTTATTAAAATAGTTTTGTGTACCTACTTGTAAAGCAAATTGTCCAATCTCTTGTCCAGCTTCTTTAGGATCGAAAACATACTTACCTACTTTAGCACCTCTTTCATAAAGCTTACCAAATTTAGTTGTAGCACCTTCTGCTGCTGCATACTTACCTTCTCTTAATAATACATCATCTGCTTTTCCTAATAAACTATTAGCAGCTTGTCTTTCAGCAGCATACGAACTTCCTAACAGTTTAGGAAGCTGAGCATATTCTGTAACACTTAATAATGCTAAGTTACCAAAGAAAGAAGTTTTACCTACTGCTTCTGCTGTTGCATTTATTTCTGCTAAAGCTGCACCTGTAGGATCTTGATCCTCATGATCTTTTTTATATTGTTCAATTAAATTTTTTCTATATTCATTTGATGTTTGTAATGCTTCAAAAGAAGCTTCACCTGCAGATGAATAAGCAGCAACTGCTGTTCTTCTAAACTTATCTTGGAACCCAGCTATTCTATTTGTTACCTTAGCTATATTTGCAATTTCAGATTCTATAGCAGTAAGATCAGCAATAGAAGATATTCCATTCTCTAATGCTGCAGCAGCTTCAATATTTTTTCCAGCAGAGAAAGCTCTTGATGTATTTTTTAATAATGGAGTGAATAATTTAAATGCTTGTGATGATTCAGCAAGTATAGCACCTTCTGCAGATAATGTTCCAATTGCTCCACCAATACCACGCAATGCACCATTAGCTATGTTACCAGATAACATTGCTCCAACAGCAAATCCAGAATTCTTAATTAGTTTATCAAATAAGAAGTTAGCTCTCATCCAGTTATCTGGAGAATACCAAGAAGCATTCTTTTCTTGATTAGTATAATAGTTTGGTAGATAGTTTTGATCCACCTCATTATTATATTTATCTAACATTTGCATTGCTGGATTATCCCATATGTCAGCAAGTCTACCAGAGAATGGAGACTTAGCTAATCCATATAACATACCAAAACTTCCTGCAACTGTAGTAGCTGCAAGGTTAACTCCTTTTAATACACCATTAGTAGCTTTTGATAATATAGATTGTGCATTAGCATTCTGATCTTCAATATCAATAATGTCACGAGCAAACACATCATATCTTCTATTCTCATATAATTCATTTGCTGTAACAGTAGGGATTAATCCTTTTCCCATAACTGGACCTTTACCAAATATAGGATCCCCATTATTCCTTCCTGATAAATCTGTACGTAATGATGCGTAGTTATCTGGAGTGGGTGTAGATGGGTTAGGCAGATAAGGCAGTTGCTGATCTGGGTTTACAAGAATTGGATTAAGGTTTTTAAAATCTGGCATAATTATCTATTATAATTAGTAGTCTATTTTAGAGAAATCATAAGATGGGTAAGATTGTTTAAGTACATTCAATAGCACCTCATCATTTAATGAATTTAAATTTTGTATACCTTGTTCATATCCAACTCTAGATAATTTATCATCTCCTGCAATTTCAAAACGAACATACTTACCATCTTTTTGTTTAAGAAAAATTGTTGGAATAAATAAACCAGGAGTATCTTCTTCTAGTTTTGCAGTTACTTGTAATTTTTTAATTCCAGGGAAATCACCAAAACGTTTTTGCATTAATTGATCAGTTGCAACGTTTGATCTATTAATATCACTATTACCTTTACCTAATGCAAATCTACCAGAAACTTGAGAATTATCATTTACATATTCATCACCTAGGTACGCTCGAACTTGTTGACTATTCACTTTAAATGATTGAACATTATCTGGATCTTGTAAATTTCTCAATTGTATTGTGTAATTATCTCCATCTTGTTTTATCATTACTCTTGTATCTTTTGCAAGCTTATCTGTAAAATATGATGATGCAGTACCAAAATTCCATTTACTATCTGTTTTAATTCCTTTCTCATTTTGAGCAATAACTAATTGATTAAGTTTTTGTAATATGATTGGTGGAACTTCTCCTTTAGGATTAGATACAGCTTTTATTTTTGGAACAAATGCAAAAGCAGATTCTCCTAACTTTGATGTATATATAATATCAGATTTATCATAAGCTTCTTTCACTTTACTAGCTGCTGGTCTAAAAGTTTTTACAATATTATTTAATTGAGTTCTTGTAGTATTACTTAATTTTCCACCAAAACCATATACAGCATCTACATACTTTCTTTGGTTTTTATTTAACGCTGCTTTTGGATCTATATAAGTTTGTTCTGTTGTAAGTTCTCCTGAAGGAACAGTTTGTTTTCTTTCAGCATTCAGCACCCCAACTAATTCTTTTGGAGTTAATGTAACTCTTTCACCATTAGCCATTGAAAAAGATACATTACCTCTACCTTTTACAGCTGAATTAATTATTTTTTCTACACCAGCTTCTTTTTCAGAATCAGCTCTGGTTCTTGTTTCAAAAGTTTCTAATTGTTTTAAGTAGTTTTCATTTTTTACAATGTCTTGTATTTCTTTAATTGCATTAGCTGGTATGCCAGCTTTTGAAACTACACCTTGTGCATCGTTCCATTTTTTAACCATTTCATTAATATCAGCTTCACGATATCCTTTTGATTTTAATGCACCTTTAGTTGAATCAACTGAATCTTGAACTGATACAACATGGTTAGTGAATAACTCAGAACCTCTGTTTAAATTATCTGTTGGGTTTCCTAGATCAGTCCATGGAGACTCTACACCATAAGCCATTGCTTTATCCATTGCAAGCTTCTCAGCATCTATAGCAATTTTCTGTCTAGTTAAATCTGTAGTTACACCAAACTCATATTTATCTTGTTGGAACTGAGCTTGTTTAAGTTTCATCTCAGCAACCCAGTTTTGTTGTGCTTTCAATGGGTTTGTAACATACTCCATTTCCTCTTTCTTGTATTTGAAAGCATTTGCATACTCACTAACAAACCCATCTTTGTATATGTTATACTTCACCTCATCAGGATTAGTTCTAGCTTGTTCAACATTCTTATAGAATCTTTCATCAAGCTTACCCACTTTACCATCACCACCTAATAAGTCTCTATATTGTTCAATTTGATTTTCAATATCATCTAACTTAGTAGGATCTGTTGTAATAGCTTGTTGAACTTGTAATCTATCTAATTCACTAATTGCTTGAGCTCTTTGAACATCATAATCTTGTTTAGCTTTCACTGCAAGTTGTTCAGATCCAACTCCTCTGAATTGATACTTAGAATCAATTCTTAATTGATTAAGATCATCTGGTGTCATAGCTGCAGTTAATGCTTGTGTAATCTTCTCTGCACTAATTCCTTCAATCTTATATCTCTTCATTGCATCAGCAATTCTAGTTTGATCTATTCTACCATTCTCATCTACAAAAGGAATATCATATTTTAATAAATCAGGATTCAAAGCTTTGATAGTATCTAAAGCTTTCTTCTTTACATCTGTATATTGTGTATATCTTCCTCTGAAAGATTGTCCCACTTTATCATTATTTAAATACTCACTTGCTTGTTGATTGAAATCATAGATGTTAGATTGTGAAGACTTACCTTCAGCAATAGCTTTCTCCATATCAGCTTGTTGTTTTCTTAACCAAGCTGTAGATGATGCAGCAGTTTGCACATTAGGATCTCTTGCAATCTGTGAGACCATACCTGTTGTAGAATTAACTAGTTGAAAGTTAGAGAAATCACCAGCTGCAACTGTGGTAAGATCATTACCAAGTTGATTAAGTTTAGATTGCAGGTATGCCTTATCCGCATCATTAGCAACATCTAATCCTGCAACATTATCAATGCTAGTTTGTATTTTCTGAATGCCCTCTTCGTACTTTTGTTGTTTGTACATACCTACTTGAACCATTGCCTCAAGAGGTAATTGTTTCACGTAGGGATTAAACGTAGGGACTGTGTCTTTGTATGAAGCCATAATTAAGCAAATGTAATATGAATTATTAAATTATCCAAAACTAATAATCAATTTTGGTAATTCTTTATAATTAAATTAGTTATAAATTTTTGAATGCTTTAACAACTGAACTATTCTTAGCATTTTTAACAACTGATCCTCCATTCTTTTTCTTAGCAACTATACCTGGAGTTTGATAAGGAGCAGTGGTTGTTTCAGTTGTTGTATCATTATAAGGTTTTAATTCGTAACCTGTTATTTCACCATCAGGACCATATTTAGGAACCTGTATAAATGATGCTTTGTTACCATACATCTGTGGAATATTTAGTTGAGTATATCCTTGATTATATATATTACCTGTTTGACCATATCTATAGTTAGGGAATAAATTACGTTTAACTCTGTATTCAGCATTACGAGCTTCGTGTTGTAAATACTTATCACCAATAGATCCTATAGCTTCTTGATTAATTTTATTTGTAATAGCTTCTCCTTCTAATTGTTTATCTCTTTGATCAGCTAACAGTTGCATATTTATACCTCTTGCTTGATTTATCTTAGCTCTATTACCACCGAATATTTGTTGTTCAATAGCTTGGTTAGTTCTAAACTCTTCTCCTTTAACTGCTTGGTTTGCTTTATATTTATTAGCAAGTAAACCAGCTAATGCAGCAGGATTATTTCCAAGTTGTCTTTCTACATCTCTAAAGTCTGCAGTGTTTTGATTCATTACATCTTCATAACTTACACGATATACAGGATCTAACTCTGGAGCATATTGTTGAGCTTGTACAGGATAAGGTGTATTCTGAGCCATAGCCATATATTCTTTAGCAAACTGACGTGGATCAATATCAGGTAAATCATTATTTTGAAAAAATGGAGAAATCATATTAGCGAAATCTACTATCTTATTTCTTTCATATGGAATTATATCTGTTGGTTTTTTAGGTTCTTCTTTAGGTACATTAGTTTTATCATCTTTAGGAATTTCTGCAGGCTTTGGTAATAATAATTGATCAGCTGCCCAACCATAACCTAACTTCTCATCTATCATAGGTGTGTCTTTACCGTATAAATTCTGATGTCTAGCTTTAATCAATGGAGCACTTTCAGGATTGTTTAAAAGAAACTCTTGAAACTCTTTGTTTCCTTTTCCTTTGAATCCTAATTTGTCTGCTACTTCATCCCATTGTTTTGCACTAAATGAAGAAGCTGTAGCTTTACCATATTTGTTTCCTTTAGATGTATTTCCTTTCCAAGGAGTGATACCATATTTACTTACATAATCTTTATCATCTCCAACAGTAGCACTGTTCTGAGCTTTTCTTAAGAACGCTCCATGTTTAGCATATGGATTTTCTAATTCAGCATCTTTAGTAATAGGATCATAATCAGTTTCTATTTTACCTTTACCTAATGCTTCAGCACTAATGTTTTTTCCTTTAAGATATGATTGTTCTTTCTTCACTTCTTGTGTAGCATTCTGTAAGTTAGCTAGTTTCATTATTAGATCAGCATAATCTTTTTGTGTTTGGTCACCACCATATTCCATCATCTCTGCAGTCTTTAAATCAAGTGCTCCCCATTTAGTAGTGTCTGCATCATTTGCTATTTCAGAAGCTTTAACTTTATTTTGTTCTGCTCTTTTTTGTGGTGCAGCTAAATCAGCTATTAGTTTCTTATATGTTTTACCATCTTTTTCTTTAGCAAGTTTAATAAGAGCTTCATCTCCTGTAGCCTGTGCTACTTTTTTAGTAAATGGTATATTACCAAATATCACAGCTGATGTATTAGAACCCATTGATCCACCTTCTGCCATTTCAATAATAGGCTCTCCTGTTTCAGCTTCTACTTGTGCTCCCATGTTTGCACCATTTTCAGCCATTGATTGATAGTCTTCTTCTCCACCATTATAACTAATACCAATGCCACCATTATCGTGAGATGCTCCACTAAGCATACTTATTTCACCAGATCCTGGTAAGTAAGGATTGTAAGCTATAGGATTAACTTCTCCACCCCAATGAGTTTGAAGTTGTCCACCCATAGCATAAGAATTCATTCTTCCACCATTCTCATAAGTTTGCATAGCTCTTTCACTAGGAGCAGTGTATTCTTTTAAATGTCCACCAGCTCTAAATTTATGTGCATAGTCAGCAAAGTCATCAGCATTATGATCACCAAACATTGCAATCACTTGTGGATTATATTCAGGATTCATATATCCACCTTCTTCATATGCAGGAAGTTCTGTACCATCCTGAGCAACACCCATACCTTGTATACCAGTAGTGATGTTATTTGCACCATCTACCTGACCCATCAATTTATTATTGAAATCCATTCTGTTTGTTGCATTTCTTTGTCTACCTGGATTTTTATCAAAAGCTGTTGCAACTTGTTCAGCTAACAATCCTACACCTGGTCCAAATGCACTACCAATCTTACCCCACTTTTTACCCTCTGCAGAATTATTAGAACCAGATATCATACCTGCAAAAGGACTACTCACTCCAAAGTTACCCATGAATCCTCCTGTAGCACTTCCACCTAATGCACCATTCATTTTTCCAAACCATTCTCCAAATCCTCCACCAGTTTGAAATGCTTTAACTTGATCTTCATCTTGCAAAGGTGCATATCCAAGATCATCATATAATGTATTGTTAGGGGCATATGTGTTTTGTATTTCTGTTGGATTACCTCCAATGAAAGATCCATTTTGTACATTTAATATATCAGTTCCTCTTCCTTGTGTATTATATAATTCATTAGTGTTAGCAATAAATCTTTTATCATCTGGACTAACCCATTTATTTTTTGGTCTAGGCACAGCATCATTTGATCTTTTAGCTCTTAATACAACATCAGAAACATCAGCCCAAGTTTCATATTTCTTTGTTAATTCTTCTGCTGCTTTACTTTCTTGATTTAATTGATTAATATCACCTAGAAAACCAACTGCTTTACCAAACATATCCATTGCACCACTACCTTTTTTATCACTAGGGTTACCATTTAATTCTTTTGCTGTAGGTAATTTTGCTGTAGGTAATTGTGTAGGAAGTTGAGCTAATCCTGAAGATTTTAAATTACTACCAATAGGACTAACCTGAGGAGTATATCCATATCCTTGAGTATTTGCATAATTAGCAGTTTGTCCAAATCTAGGATCATTCATACTATTTATGTTTTCTAGAAAATCTGGAACACCATTATTATTAGTATCATTCAGATTACCATAGTTCTGTGCTTTATCTATTGCATTAGATGATTGAGCTTTCTTAAACTCTTTACCATGCTTTTTCATGAATGCTGCTTCAGATGGATATTTCTTATAGAACTCCTTCTCAGATTTAACTCCTGCAATTTTTAAAATTTGTGCCTTCATATTAGTTATATTTATTCAACCATCCACCTGGTTGTGGTTTGTTATAGTTTGTAAAGTTAGTTAGATTATCTAAGTTAACCAAACCTTTTTGTTCTTGTCTTAATCCATTCTGAGCCATAGGATATTCAGTTACCTTCTTTCCTTTGAACTTATAATTCTTTCCTGGTTTCATTAGTTTAGTATCACCAGTATCAGATATACCTAACAGTGGTTGATCTACTCCTTCCATTGTTATTTTATTAGAACCTATCTCAACAGGACTTCCCCAATTATCAGGATTCCAATATCCCATATCATCTTTAACAACTCCTCCATCTTCATAGCTATCTAACCATCCACCATTCTTACTAATGCTCTTAGGTTTCCAATCTAATCCCTCTTGATAGAATTTCATCTCTTGACCATTCTGTGCTACATAAGTTTCTTGTTCAGGTTGTTTATTCTGTGCAATATTATTCATTAGCCAGATTAAATCTTTATCTGAATAGTTTTTTAACAAACGATCTTTTGCAAATGTTTTCCTTGCTTTTTTTAAATGCCCTTCATTAAAATCTTCTTTACCTGCATCATATATTCCTTGTTGTTTTAAATTATATCTAAAAGAATTTAAATCAGCTTTATTTTCATATGGATCTTGATCATGTTCATTTATACCTTTTGATCTACCACCTCTCTTAATTAAATTATCTACATCTTTTTTATTTAATCTAAAGTCAAAATCATTTTCTCCTGTAGGATCTAATCTTTGTACTTCAGCATGACCAAGTTCATGTGACTCAGTTTCATTTATTGTAGGTGATGTAAACTTAGAATTTTTGTATATATCTTTATGTAGGAGTGCATCATTCTTTTCATTTAAATGTATTATGTTTTCATCTAAATTATAATGACTACTATATTTATCAAAGTCACCAGAATCCCACATCTTATTCATTTCATAAGCTTCATTAGGTATTGGTTCAATCTTTGTATTTTTTACATTACCACTTCTAATTCTAATTTCCTTTGGTACATTTTCGTATCCAGATTTAGTTAATCTTTCTTTATACTTAGGGGAATTAATATAATCTAAAGTCCATTGTTTAACTGGATCAGAGTTTACAGTTTTTATTTTATATGAATTATCTTTAATTATTGGACCAAGATTTAAACCTTCTTGTGCACTAGCCATTGTTTTCTTTGCATACTTCCCATTGCTAGGAGCAGGAGATTGTGTACGTGCATATGAGAAACCTACAGCTCCTGGAATAGAACCACCCATCTGTGCTTGAGGAACATAGTTAACTGGATAAACATATCCACCCATTTGATAATTAGGAGTGTTAGGATTAGCAAATGTATTATGAGGATTTCCTCTACCAGTTATAATTGCACGAGGAGGAGGTGCTTCACTTTCTACAGTTTTTACTTTTTGTTTATTTTTACCATTATATAAATCTTCTGGATTAGGCATCATTCTTCTAATACCATCTTCATTTACTGAATTATAATCATTAAAATTAAAACCATTATTAGTATAGTAGTTTGAAAATATTTCTTGATTAGTTCTTGTATCTTCATCTTCTATAACTTGAACATCATGCCAAGGCATATACTCATCATCATAATTATTCATACCATAATCAACAGAATCTTTTGTTCTTGTATAATGTGGATTGAAAGTATTTAAATTACTTGCACTATCATCACCATATGTTTCATATTGATTTTTGTTTCCAAATATATTTTCAGTTAGATTTAAATCTGTTCCAGATAAAACTCCACCCATTTGAAATTGTCCACCCCATGCAGGAGAATAGTTTCTACCTTTGGTGTTATTACCCATACCAACAAATCCTTCTGGTAATGACACAGAAGAATCATTATAATTCTCTTGGTGTTCTTGCATTGTTCCACCATTAGCATAGCTATCTAGCCAACCACCATTTTTCATGTTGTTAGAATTATCTCTACCACACTCATGACATATGTACATATCTTTCTTACTAGAATCAGATTTGTTCCATGACCATCCACATGTGCATTTTACTTTACCACTACTCATTACTTATAAGATATTTGTGCAGGTGCTGTTATAAATTGAGACACTAGATGAGTTGTTGAACTGTTATCTAGTATATGTCTCACCTTTAATTCTTTTGCTCTTAGCGTTGCTTTCTTAAAGCTCTTAGGGCCATAGTCCATATTAGCTTGATTAACTATCTTATCAATAGAAAGATTTTCACAAGTTGTTCTAAATAATGGAATCTGAGAACTTATCTCTGCAGCCCAGAATGTATTGTACTGATAGAAGTTATCACTCTTAGTATAAGTGATAGTTTTACTCTCAGCATTCAATATAGGATACTGCATGTATGCATGTAAGTTATGAAGAGGTTTAGCTACAAGTTCTAATATACCAGAACTCTGCTGTCCGTTATATAAGATAGCTTTATTAAACCATTTATCATTTGTTTCTATTCTTGTATTATCATCAAACACTCCATCAAATATAGGATAGTATTCATATGCTTTTGTATAATCTTTTACATTCTGTAATATTTCATCTTGGTATTGATACGCAAAAGGATACTCAATAATATATGGTTCTATAGTTCCATAGAATGTATTATAAAGTCTTATATTAGTTAAGTGTCTCCATAAACAAGCTGTAACAGATTGTGTGTATGTTGTATTTATAAACTCTACAGTATCAAATGATTCTAATTTAAAAGTATTTTCTATAGTACAATTTCCTACAGATTTTATAATTATAGCATTTACATTATTATTAACTTCATAACTCACTCCTCTAATAAGAGTTTTCTTAGGAACATTTTCAGCTATGATATTTCCACGATCATCCAATATGTTGAATGGTCCTGCAGAAGGTCCAGCTTGTTTCAATTTTATTGTTATAATCTTTGACATAATTATGGAGCAGTAGTGGTTGTTGTTGTTGTTATATCAGCTATAGAACTTATCACACAGCTTCCTACTTGAGTAGCTGAATTTAAAGCAGTTACAGTTATACTTGATGTATCTGTAATATTTCTATATGTATCAATGATTGATTGAGGATTAGATTTAATTATTACATAAATATTTCCATCTACATCTGTTACATATATGTTACACTGACATTCGTATATAGAAGTAGGAGAGAATGCACCTACATTAATATCTACTAAAAGTGTTCCTGTAGCATAGTCATATTCTGATATGTAATAATCTAATGTTACACTATCTTTGTTGATAATTAATAACTCACCAGTTTGTACATATAACATATTACCTTGTGCCACTCTATTTGTTTGTAATGTAAACTTAATAGTGTTAGATGCAGTTAATGTAGCGATGTCTAATTCTGTAACCTCTTGTGGAGATGGTGCATCATTTACAGCAATCAATGTAGTGTCATCTAAAGCAACTATTCCTGATGATGTAGTAAATCCACCTGAGAAAGAAATTGCTCTGTTAAATGTAGCATTAAATGGAGATAGAGTGATATCCCATTCTTGTATATCAGTATCAATAGACCAAAGCTTATTAGTTGTCATAGCTATTCCTAGAGATGATATATATCCTGGAACATCTATAGGTTGTATAGAATCAGTGATACTATTAACATAATAGTAAACAACATCACCTGATGTAAATAATATACCACAACATTCTGAAATAACTGGAGGTAATGTAGTAGTGGTGGTAGTAGTCTCACAACCACAGTTTGATATTTCTACAATAATACCATCTACAATATGATATATGTAATCTTGAATAGAATACATATTAGGTAGAGTTGATACACTATACCAACCATCTGGTAAATAAGTACAATAAATAAATGCTGCATTATATACATACTCTCCTAATATAGGAAGAGCTGTTACATCTTGCGTAGTGTATGTAGCTCCAAAGAAAGAAGTTAATACTATATCTACATTATCAGGACTTAAAGATGTTTGTACAACTGGTACAGCATCACATGCATCCTGAAGAGTTAATGAAGAATCAACTGGAGGATCTATTCCTATTGTATATCCTTGAACAAATGTAAATACATTTAGATCTGTAGGTGTAAGACATACAGTGGTGGTACTTGTTGTAGTTGGATAAACTGTAATCACTCCTGTTCCATCTAATTCACAATCTGTTGTTACACCAAATCCATCTAAATCACAATACAATAATGTAGTGGTATGCGTAGTGGTTGGTTGTGGTGCTCCTGTAGTAGTTGTTGTAGTGCTTGGTGGTAAAGGTTTTGTCATAATTCCAACAAGAGCTTGAAATCCTCCTCCAGCAGAAGAATCATCACAACATCCATTAAGTCCTGAATAAAAGAAATTATTTTCTCCTATATAAAAATTAGGAATATAAGTATGAAAAGAAATCCAACTTCCAGTATTTAAATTATATGACATGGTCCAAGATTTATTACAAAAATAATCTGGATCTGATAAGTAAACTTTCGTTCTTATTACTACTGGTATTTTATTTTCGTCAGCCATTGTTAATCTTTTATTATGGTGTTGTAGTAGTCGTGGTACTTGTAGTGATAGGTTGATTAGTATAAACTATTGACTCAACATAAAACTCTTTAGTTATAGGATCATATTTTACATCTTTATCAATAGGAATATAATCTTGTTTTGTAATTATCACTCTATCAAACTTACTATCATATACACCATGAAGTCCTATTCCAGTATAGTTATTATCTATATCAACATTAGGAAAGAATCTAAGTATTTCAAATGCTAAGTGATCTGTCATAAATCTATTTACACCAGAACCAACTGCTGTAAGATCTTTAGCTCCTTCATTAGTTATTAAAAACACTTGTCCTCTTTTAGCATCTACAGTTACTTGTCCTTGTGGTATCTTCAATAAGAACTTATTCTGACTTCCTACATATCCAAGATCTGTTTCAGCAAAATCAATAGGTGGAGTTTCTCCAAATAATTTAGTTCCTCCTAAATAAGCAGCTTTTGGATTTGTAGAATCCATTGTTAATAATTTGTTATACAACAATGATTTGTTTTCAAATCTAGCAAGTACAGCTTTATCCTGAATACCATCTAATGATGTAAGCTTTCCATAGTTTTGAGGAAAATCAAATAATGCTAATGGGGCATAACTTAACCAATTGTTAACTCTTATATCAGCATTTTGTTCTTGTGAATCAGAATAGATTGCTCTAAATGGATAATATGTATAACATAATTGACTAGTCCAATCTGCTGGTAGATGTGAAAAGAAGTTTTCTTTATTCTGTTTAGAGAATGTTACATTATAATAATATGTATTATCATAAGCAATTGTTGTAAACTCTTCTTGTACCCAATCATCAGGAATACCTGTAGATACATGTGGCCAGAAGTTTCCTTCTCTATCATTGAATGCTTGTCTTAAATTTAAATTATAAGAAGTCTCACAATAAAAATTAGGAATACCATATGCAAATAAATAAAACTTACCATCATAAAATGTTCTATATGTACCAGCTGGTCCTCCAACAGTTGTAGGAGCTTTACTAGGATCACTAGGACAATCAAAGTTGTGAGCTTTAATTGATATAATGTTAGTCATTGTTTGGTAGTTATACAAAATAGATCTAGCAGAATGCCAGAATTTTGGATAAGCTACGTTACCTATTTCATCATAGAATATATCACTATCATCTAATCCATTCACTCTATTATCTATAAAGAATGGAAGTTTTGTTTTGTATGCAAATCTAGAAATAAATGTATCTCCACCAAACACTACATCATTTGAAAAACCACTATCAAAAAATCTTTGGAATCCTGTGTCAATTGTTTCATATGAATATATTTGTCCCCATTGGTTTACAAATATATTTTTCAATGAAGCATAATATACTACAGTTGTAATGTCTTGTTCTTTCTCAGGTGTGTTACAATAGTTTCTACCTGTAAGAGGATCTATATTACTAGAGATTGTGAATCTAGATTTATCTGTAATTAAAGATGTACCTAATGAATTAACAAGTGTTGGTGTTTTATCAGGGAATGGTAATGGCACTACTGAATTAGTTAATGCACCTTTTGTTCTTAAATAAATAGAAGACTCTCTTTGGTAGTTATTAATGTTTTTATCATCTCCAATATTTTGAACTCCTGGAATCATATAAGATTTTAAATCAAGAGGTCTTTGTTTAATACCAACATTTCCATTAATATCTGCAGTGTTATTATTTATATCTGAATAGTAATCATAGTTAGCTACAGAGTTAAATGAATACGCATAATTCTTTCTTGTAATACCATTTACATAAATAGTTAGATATGCTTGGTATGCTGTAAATACAGCTGTTATATCTAGACCACCAATAGTAAATGATGCTTTTAATGCATCTTCTTGAACCTCTTTAGAAAGAAGTCTATATTTAGCATTACCTTTCACTTTGACAAAATGTGCTCTACCTCCACCAAACATTACATTTTCTAACTTAAGAACATCTCCTAAGAATGGTTGTGCAAAAGAAGTTTCAGGAGAATTAAACACTTGTCTATATCTAGAACTATCACTAGTTATAGGAGGAAGTGGTTTAGGATCTCCACAGAATGCATTAAGTGGTGATCTTCTTCCATACTCTCTTCCTGGAACTACATTTCCAAAAGGAGTTAATGTATTTGGAGGAAACTGTCCTAATGGGGGTGTTACAAAAGGTTGCTTAGTTGCACAAGGAGCAGGTTGTAAATCTTGTTCTTTAAAAGGAACTGAGTTTAAATCTAATCTTTGAACATATACAGGACCAATAGCACCTGCACAAGGATAAGGCATCCATCCCCCCCAATTTAAAGTTTTAAGAGGTTGATTATCATTAGTCCAACGAGTATTACTTCTTAATTTATAACAACTAACACCTGCGCATGCATTATTAACATACCACACATCATAGTTACCAGGACCTATTGTTGCTTTACCACTTAAATATATTGGTCTTGTTAAAGAACAAAATTCATAAGTTTCATTAGCAACCATTTGTTTAATTACTTGTTCACCAGTTTCTGGCTCAAAATAACTATAATCACCTGACTCAGTACATACAACCATCCATGGTTCTGTTTGTCCTAATACAGCATATGAATTACTACTTGCTAATAAGAATGGATCTGTATTAAGATCGTTATATGGATAGTTTGGATAGTATAAAGTTTGATCTTGTCTTTGGTATGTTCCTACATTACGGAGCATTCCTTTAGCTACAATAGATTTATTTGTATTTCTATTACCTCTTACAATTTTAAATCCTACAACATCATCTTTTTGATCTTGTGTAAGACCTGTTGATGTTTGTATAAGTGTTTCTATTTGTTTAATATTAACTTTTACACCTAATGGATATACAGCATTATTTTGCATCACTGGTTGAAACCCAGGAGTTAATGAATATACAGGATTCTCAAATATAGGACTTACAAGAACATCTGGAAACTTATGATGTCTAATAGGTTTACCAGCAAGATCACCCCATACATCAACATTACAAGGATACTCTTCTGTAGACTCCCAATAAGCAAACTCACCATATTGATATGGTGTAGCATTATTAATATTAGGACCAGTAGCATTACCTATGACAGTAGCTGTATTATATATTTTCCAATAAGAACTATATCCTATTCCTGTAACAGGATCGATATAATCAGGCTCACCTATAAAATCAGCATTAGTATTTGGTACATCTGGATATTGTAAATCAGCATAAGTTAATGTTCTTCCAGGAATATGGAACCCATCTGTTTGTTTTCCATTCTTTAATAAGAATACAATCTCAAATGCATACACCTCATCACGTAGATATCCACGTAGGTTTGTAGCATTTAATTCATCACCATAATTTTCATTGGAAGGAATTCTGTATGTCTCCCATAATAAATCTATTTGAGATGCTATTTGTTGATAATTAATTCTATCTATAGATGTAAGATTATCCCATACAAGAACATCTTGTACAGCTGTAAGATCTTGTGCTATATCATAGTATGGATACTTCTCAAATATATCTGATGGAGAAAGATTAATAAGTGTATTATTCTGTCCAGTATATGTTATTGTGTCAACTTGATTCTCAATTGAATATGTACCAACTAATTCTATAGTGGTAATATTATTAACTGTTTTAATTACAGCTACATTATAATATTGAAATAACCCTGTTGTATCTAAATTAGTAATACTAACTTCTATAGATCTACCCACTTTATAATCAAATATAGCTGTGGTTAATTGCGTATCAGCAATTGGTGTAGGATTTGTAACAGAGTAATATGATGTGTAAGGATTACCAGATGCATTAGCATATTGAATAGCAAACTGATATGTACCAGCAGTAAGATCTCCACCACTAGCTATATCTGATATAGTAAGTTGTGGAATATTAAAATTAGGTTGTATTTTTAATTGATTACAATCTAATTGATTTGTATATGTAGGGTCACAAGGATCTGAAGTAGGAGTTTGTAAATATGGAATATTTTCAATATCTAAATATCTTCTTGGATTTAATCCATCTGTCCAATATATTTCTGTAGTGCAATTACTTATTTTATGTACAACTTTATGTATAGGATTGTTCTCATTAAAATTAAGACATGCAGCTTCTACTAATGTACGGTAGATACAATCATTGTTATCCATATATCCTATTTGACTCATCCCTAGTTGAGGATTTACAACAAAGAATATATGTTTGCTTTTTTCTGCAATAAAGTGTCTACCAATTAACATGTATCCAGAAGGAAAACTTATACAAAGTTCATTCCCTTGTTCATTTTGATAATTAATAGAACTTGCATCAAAGTTTTCTAAGGCAGCATTTAATGCATATGTAAGAGTACCTGGTTTAATCTGGTTCAAAGTTTGATCCATATTTAAACCAATAGATCCACTATTAATTTCTATCCTTATATTACTTTGTTCTTTTTCTTGATCAGCCATAGTTTTTAGTTATTACGTCTTCTACCATATCTATTAGTACGGTTAGGAAGTTCATACATATTGAATCTATTAAGATCGTTTTTAATTCTTCTTTGCTTCTCCCAAGGAGTTTGTTTCTTCATTTCAATCTCAGCCATGATGTAAGATTCTTCATAAGCTTGTTTATGATATAACATCTTTTGTTGTAACTGATTGAAAGTTTCATCATTAGTTTGATTAGTAAGAGTTTCAAATATCTTGAATTTAAGAAACGCTTCTACATATTCTCTAATACGATAGTTATCAGGAATCATTTGATTTCCTATTTGATCATACTCTGTAGCATAGAATAATAAGTGTACCACACCATTTCTAAAATTAGTTACAAACTTATTGTCTCTAATATCAAATGAGTCATAACTAGCAGCACCAGGAGTGAATTCATGAATAGGAGGAGCTTCTGCATAGAAGTCCCAATTGTTAGTGTATTCCACTCCACAGTTTTGTCTTGCAGATATATTACCAGGCTTAAGTAAATACTCGTGAGTAAATCCTCTAGCTACAGTGTTGTTTGTTTTATATACAGCTTGTACTAATACAGGCATACATGTACCATCACATTGTGGAACTTGACAACCAGGTTGATTACAAGGAGTTCCTCCAATAGTTAATGGAGCCACTTGAATAGTTGTAGCTGAAGCAGCTTGAGAATAGAATGAATTAGCTGATTGATATGGGTATCCTGCAACTTCTGTACACATCCAAGCTTCTCTTACAGCATAAAAGTTATCAGGGAGTCTAGCTTGGTAATCTTCTATAAATAAGACTTCTTCACTTATTACAAAGGTAGTTCTTCCTAACTTCTTAAGACACTTATCTAAGTAGGTAGGAAATAAAAGATCATCCACTGCACCAGTATCAAAGTAACTTTTAAGTTCTTCTTTAACTGTTGAGTAGACAGGCTCTGGGGATACAAAATTATATTTATAGTAATATGACATAGTTCATTATTTTTTCCATTCTCGGTAAATATTTTGGTACTTGTCGCTGGTTTTTAGATAGTGTGATAAAAGTCTTGAAGTGAGTCTAGAAGGTTTGAAATACCATAGGTCAGAGTTTTTGAAACGTGCTGTTGGTTTAAACCACATCCAACCAAAAAAATAACCTTCCGTATGATAATTAAAGTTATAAATAACTTTTCCTTTCTCTTTAGTTTTCTGCCAATCGATTGGTAAGTTAATAAACTCTTTTCCATCAGCTAGTTTTATTTTTCTTCTTTTCTTTTTATTGATAGAGAACTCTCCAAACCCATAAGGTAGTTTTGCTTTCTCACCTGTTTCTAATATATACTCTTTAAAGAATTCATTGTAAGTGTAGATAATATTTCTCCACTCATCATACGTAAGAGTTATAGAAGGGTGTTTTTTGCAGAACTGATTATAGTTGTCTTTGCTAGAGCTTCTCCAATCAATCTTTGTTCTCATTAATTAGTTGGTTTTGAGTTTGGTGATTGACCATCTATTCCTTCTTGACTAGTATCAGTTTTAAGATTGAAGTATGTAGATAGAAGTTTTTGAGATGTAAGTTGTAGTACTTGTTGTTCTAAATATCCAGGAAGAGGAAACTCTTTATCTAATGGATTCTTACATAGTTCTTCAGTAGTGTATTCTGGAGTTCCACATCCACATTCTGGATACATGATTTCATTTTCTACATCTTCTTCAAATAATGCAACAAATCTAATTGCTTTAAGTAAAGGATTGTTTACATATAGATATCCATTAGATATCCAATAGTATTCTTCTTTCTTGATTATAGGAAGCTTTAAAAGATTTATATATCTATTGATAGTTATTTCTTTTAACTTTTTTCCTACACCACTCATAGCATTAATGGAATAAACTCCTTGTATTACATATTGGTAATTACCTTCTGATATACGTGGAAGTTTAAACTTAGTTCTAGCTATAGTACATTCATCTACATAATTACAACATTCAGAAATAGATACCTCTACCATTTCCAAACAAGGAATGGTAGTAAATAATGTATCAGTTGCCCAAAGCTTTCTTAGATTGGTTTCTCTCTTTATAAGTAATAAAGAGTTGTTTCTTATCTCAGATGCAATTGCTCTATCTGTAATAAGACTATCTGTAGAAAGTATCTTGTGGACACTTCTAACATCTGATACTAATTTTCTTAATGTTGCCATAATTATATTCTTGTTTCGAACTCAGCAATCTTACCTAGTTTACTATCATATACTAAAGCTAAGGCAGCTCTTACTGAATGTACGTAGTTATTATCTAGGTGCCATCTATCAGTTCCTGAAAGACTAGGCATTTGTTGTATTCTTACACCTTTGACTTCTTTAGCCATGTAGTGATGTTTATCACCTGTATGTACTTCTCTATAGATAGCATTACCAAATGCTTGACTATATTGAGGATGTGTTGCAAACAATAATGGTAGGTCTTCTAACTTACAGTTACCATGGTGCCATCCAATAAATGTATTTCCTAATGTTAATCCTTTAACTACACTATGCTCTCTGATAAAATCTACATCAAGATCTTCCTTGAAATAAACATCTAATGCATGAGCTAAGTAAAAAGATTTAGTTCTATCATGATTACCCTGTACAAGAATGACAGTTACATCATTGGCATTCTGTCTTAACATGTTAATTGTATCTACAAGAATAGCAAATCCTAATTCATATTCAGAACTATAATCCATTATAGTATCTTGTGGAGTACCTTGTGTAGTTTGGTTTTGATAGTTATCAGTATGAAAGAAATCATTTGATATAGGTAACACTACAGTGTTTATATTGTAATTAGCTCTCACTTTGTTAATCAAAGACTGAGCCACATTAAAATATCTTAAAGCTCTTCCTTCTGGACTATTATCACCATCTACAGTTCTTTTAGCTAAATGAAAATCAGATAAAGATATTTCTATATCTACATAATCTTTCTCTATAGAATAGTTTTCTTTAGCAATTGATATGTTATTTGGTTTGTAGTTTTGTAAAAATTTAGCAAAGTCTTCAGGGGAATAATCTTTTGCTTGTTTTAGTTTTGAAAAGACTGAGGAAGTAAACTTCCCACTTGGTAACATCTTAGACCAGTAGTTGGTTATGATGTATTTATCTAAATTTATCTTATGTAGCTTAGCTAGTTCAATATCATTTTTAGGTTCATAGTCAGATATGATTGTACTTTCTAGTGTACCTTTTTCAACATTAACTTTACGTTCTTCTGTATAGTTTCTTGCTATCTCTGAAGGTTGTTCATTATCTTTTTCTTTAAGTTCTCTCATGAGCTCACTCACTTCAAACTCACTTATTCCTAATCTTTCAGCATAGAACTTTTTACTTTTCTTTTGCGTTAATAACTCTTCTAATTGGTATAACAAGTGTTGATTTTCAGACATATGTATTTATATTAGTTAAAAAATATTGTAAAGATAAACAATTGTTTTTATATATTCCAAATAATTTTAGTTAGAGATAGAATTATTTATAACTAAATTAGTTATAAAACAAAAACTCCCCAAGAAAAATCTTGAGGAGAAAACTTGTAAAACCAACAAAACAAGATTTTTTTATTAAGTTAAGGTAGTTGTAGTGGTTGTTGTCACTTGATCTAGTACTATATCTATATAGTTAGTACAATCTCCTGTTGATAACACTCTAACTACTGTTGTGTAATCAGGAACTAAAGAAGAAGAATATCCTGTAAGTAAAGCTGTTTTATCTACTCCTGATTCAAATGCTGTTACATATCCATCTAGATTTGAATACAGGTTGAAGGGGCCTGAATCAGCCCCAGCAACTGTTAATGTTATTAATACTGTCATATATTATTGATTTTAAATTAAAACGGACAAGGTCCTATTATATTAAATAGTACACCTCCTGTTGAGTAAACATTAGTTGCACAGCCAGTACCTGTTTCACCTGGTCCATAAGGAACAGTAGAGACAACACCTGTGTCACAATCAGTCACAACTAAATCTCCTCCAACATCTCCTGAATCATAAGAATATTCAAAACAATATCCTGTACAACCTGCTCCTTCTGTTGTGTCTGCTGGAAAGTTATCACTAATTAAAGGAGATTGAGCACATATTGTTATTGAAGGATCTAGTTCTCCTAAATTAATAGTAAGTGGAGTTGATCCACCACATGGTGTGTATTGTACTGTATGTATCTCACCAGCAACTGGATCTATTAGATATTGTGCACATGTAGGAATACCTGTAGTTGTACTTGTAGTTGTAGATGTAGATGGTGTTGGTATACAGCATGGACCGAAAGCTTCTACAGTAAAGGATACAGTTGCTGATAATGAATTTCTATTCAAACATGCAGGATCATCAAGACCAATAAATACGTTTGGACCTGAAACTATAGCTACTGATTTAGGAGTACCAAAACAATCTTCATAGTTAAATGTACCAGCTCCATCTGCAATAATACTTACATACTCAACACATGGACACACAGTAGTAGTGGTTGTAGTTGTTGGCGGTATAGTAGTAGTAGTAGTTGTTGTTTGACAAGCTCCTAAAATACAAGGATCTCCAACTGTAATTATTACACTAGGATCATTCGCAGATGGTAGAGATCCACAAAGTTTTACAGTTTCATTACCACCAATACCTATATTGAATAGTTCAACATTATCACAAGTAGTATATCCAAACAAATGAGGATTTTCATCTGTATTTACAAATGTTAAACAATTACAAGCAATAACTGTTGTTGTTGAAGTTGTTGTACTAGAACTACTTGTAGTAGTTGATGTAGTACTACTTGAGGTACTAGTTGTTGTACTTGTAGGAGGAACAGTAGTTGTACTAGTTGATGTAGAACTACTTGTACTGGTTGTAGTGCTCGTAGGAGGAACTGTAGTAGTAGATGTAGTTGTACTACTAGAACTGGTAGTAGTAGTTGTAGTAATTAAATTGATTGGTATATCAATATAATTTGTACATGGTGCAATAGATCTCACTCTAATGATTGTTGTTCCAGGAGGTACATTAAATGATATAAATCCAGCTGTTAAAACAAGTGCAGATATATTTGTTTCAAATGGTAGGACATACCCATCTGTATCTGAATAAAGATTAAAAGGACCTGCAATCCCACCAGGTGGTATGGTTAATGTTATTAAGACTGTCATATTTTTATATGTTAATTTATGTTAATTTATATTAGTTTATGATAATTGATTAGCAGTTCCAGTAAAGTCACATACATTACAACATACAGCAAGTTGATTATATATGTCAGTTATATTATTATTAATATTTGTTATACTGTTGTTAATATCTGTTACATTTATTGTAATTTCATTTACACCAATTATAGCATCACATATAATAGCATCAAACTTAGCAAGGATAGTATTTAAATTATCACATGTATTCACATCTGAACAAGGAAGTGGAGTACCATCATATGTGATAGTACTCGTTCCTTGTATTGTTGTATTATTTATTTGAGAGCAATTTCCCATTTTAAATTTTTATTTAAATTACTGTTGCTTGTATTAATCTTGTATTAATCTTACTGAGAAACCAAGTGTTGGAGTACTACCAAAATTTCTATAAACAATTCCATCAGCAGGAGTCATTAGGCGATAATAATAATCTGTAGAAGGAAGAAGTGATGAAGGCCACCAATTACCACTAAAACCAAGATTACTAAATGCACCAAAACTATCTCGTAGACCTCCTCCAAGTGCTGAAAAGCCAGTACTATTAGTAGCATCTATATTATTAACATTCCAGTGACATAATCCTGTTTGTTTTAATGCACTACCAGCAACGCTTGAACCTCCTAAAAATGTAGTTAGCGTTGTCCATTCTGCATCACTTGGAACATGATAACCTGTTGGAGCTAATCCCCTTGGATCATTTACAGCGTACCAGTTGTATATTTTTCCATAAATTGGTCCATTTGCTGAATCATTATTGTAGTAACACCATGCAGGAGTAGTTAATGCTGCCCAAGCAGTTGGATCACTTACTTCTGGAATAGGATCACCATTTGCAAAAGTAGTAATATTTAGATTACATCCAGTCCACACTTGAGTTCCAATTGTTACATTACCTGGTATACAATTTACACATACAGTTGTTGTTGTAGTAGTTGTTGGTGCTACAGTGGTAGTAGATGTAGTAGTAGAACTAGAACTACTAGTTGTTGTTGTAGTTGTTGGATCTGGAAGTTGATTAGCAGTTCCAGTGAAGTTACAATTTGGTATAGCAGTTGTTGTTGTAGTAGTTGTAATTCCAGGACATAATCCACCAATACAATCAGCTCCAACTGTAATTAATACAAGATCACTGTCTGCAGATGCACAACATCCACAAAATTGTGATGTTTGATTTGCAGCAATTGTAAAATCAATAGGCTCTCCAAGACAATTATTATATAAAATATTATGGCTTGCACTACTATCTGTATTTTCAAATGTCAAACATTCACAAGGAATTGGTGTTGTTGTTGTAGTGGTAGTAGGTGCTATTGTCGTAGTACTAGTTGATGTTGATGATGTTGTACTTGTAGTTGGAGGAAAGCAAGGACCATTTGGAATCACTATAATAGTTCCAGGAACAGTTAGAGGACTATCTGTTACAACACAAATATTTGTATCTCCTGGATATAGTATAATAGCGTCTGGCTCTTGTGTTGTACAATCAGTAATAATTATAGCTACTGGTACATCTCCTGTATTAGTTAATGAGAAGTTTTCACAAAGACGTATTGTTGTTGTACTTGTTGTAGTAGGTACAGCAGTAGTAGAAGTTGTTGTTGTACAACATTCACCTAATATATTATATATGTTAGTAATATTATTGTTGATATTAGTAATCTCATTCTTAATATTAATAATTTCAATATTTAATATATTAATCTGTGTTAATAGATTACATATAATCTCATCAATCTTTTGTAATATCACATTAAGTGTATCACATGGTTCAGCTGTCGTACAACTTAATGCAGGACCATCATAAACAATAGTGCTAGAAGCAGTTAAATGAGTACCACATGGATTGTTACAACCACCATTGGTGATTGTAGAACTACATCCACAAGGACTATTTAAAACTACATCTGTACAGCAAGGATTTACTGGTAAATATGGATATGCCATTTTATTGATTTATTAATAAGGTTTATACATAATCCAATAACAAGCTGTTACTGGTTGAATGTTTGAATGAGGAAGTCCTCCACCTGCTGGACCAGCTACATTATTTATTGAAACTGTAATTCCTGTTGATGCTGGTGCTGTAAAAAATGTAGATTGCAAAGGTGTATTATTAGTATTTGCATTCTGAAATTGTCTTGTAGTACTACCTGTATCCAATATTCCCAATACACCTTTTCCAGTTGGTCCAACTTGATGTGTGTGTGTAGGATCATTAACAATTGCTGTATTAGCATGTGTATGTAAAGGAATTTGTGTAGATGATAATGTAATTTGATTTGCACCAACTTCATCAAAAATAGCATAGTTTGGATTACCAGATCCAGGACTTGGAAGAACAGATGGATCTAGTGAATTTCCAGGAACATTAACAATTGCACCTGTTAAAGCTCTACCTCTTAAATCAGGAGTTCCATTCTCTCCATTACATAGATATATTTTTTCCCAAGGACTACCTATTATACCAGCTCCTGTACTATTAAAATATGAAAGAGATCCAAAATAAGGAACCACTGAGAATGGAACCATTTTATTACTAATTAATCCAGTAGATAAACTATCTAAATAATCTTGGATTAATGTGTTAAGTTGATCTAATTGTACATACGTATCTGGTAGATCCATTACTAACTGATCAAACTCATCTCTTAATGTACAAAGTGCAGTGATTGTAGCTTGTAATACAGAATGTGTATCTGAAGAACTTGTTACTCCTGTTAAACATCCAACATTATAATCTCCATTCAATATTGCAAGTTCTGCTACAATAACATCAACTTGATCTTGAAGATCACAAGTAGATTTTATAATAGCTGATAGTATATCATTTAATGAAAGATCTCCACAGTTAGGTAGATTTGCTTGAACTAAATCACAAATAATCTGAGGATCAATAATAGGTTTGATTCCTGTACCATCTATTGCAGATGTAAGGAATGTAATCAATGCTTGTTCTACAAATGATAATGAATCACCAGTTTGAATTCCTAGGACAGGAACATCTATTCCTGTATATTTAACACATCTGTCAGAGACAATCTCTGTACATCCGTTATAACAATTTGAGCAATTGGACATGTTATTTTATTTTAAGTTATTGTTTATATTATAAAGCATCAAAGTGCGTATAGATTGTTCTAATTCCACTTGGAGCTAATGTTGTTGTTGTGCTTGTAGTTGAACTAGTAGAACTTGTTGTTGTACTTGTTGAACTACTGCTAGTAGTGGTAGTAGATGAAGTAGGTTCAATACCACATATATACATATCAAATCCAGTTCCATTTAAACTTCCAGGATTATTTCCTGTTATTGTAATTGTATTGAAAGGTGCATCTGCAACCACTTCAATATTTCCTCCTGTACGCTGTTCTGGTGAAGGCATAGAACCTGCAACAACATTTGGAGCTTCAACTCTAAAGTCATTACATCCAGCTAATTCTGTTACTACTGTATTTGCAGCATTTGTTGTAAATGTATAATATTCTGATATACCTAATTGGTCAGCATAACCCATTCCATACATTACAAATTTTACTGCAGTTTGAGCAGTACTATATGTTATTGTAAATGTAAAAGCTCCATCACTATAATTTAAAAAAATTGATCCACCTGTTCCAACATCTCCACCAAATTGTCCACCTACACAATTAATAAAAGGAGGACTTGGTAAACTAAGTAGTGGTAACGCTCCTGTATATGTAGTGCTAACTACTAATCCAGAACTAAGTGTCATAGTTCCATCACCTGTATATCTATTTGGAAAACCTACAGGACCATAATAACCAACAGGACATCCTGCTGTAGAATTACTTGTGGTAGATGTAGTAGTTGTACTTGTTGAACTTGAACTTGTTGTTGTTGTAGTTGGTATTGCAGTTGTACTAGTACTGGTTGTAGATGTACTAGTTGAACTTGTAGTAGTTGTAGTTCTTACAGGATTTGGTACAATAATAATATCACAAGGTTCCTCTAAACAACGTTCTGGTTCATTACATCTACTAACACATCCTAATGTAAGACGTATCACTCTACTAGCTATCATCTTAACAGAGTACTTACATACGTAGTTAGGATTACAATACTTATAAGTTAATATTCTCCTGTAACCTATTAACTGAAGAATGTCATCAGCAGGTACTGGTTTATTTAACATATACGATATGTTATTATATAAATTATTGCCAAGCTCAGCTAACTTACAATCTATCTTTTTAAGTAAAGAAGGTATATCAGCGCATTCTGGGCAATTATTTAGTCTTGGTGATAACATAGTATTAATTTTTTATTTGTTTACTTTAGAAGCGCATTGTCCGCATAGTCCATCTCTCAATTGACATCCACACCCCACATTAGCTCCACATGAATTACATTGTGCCATAATTAATAAAAGTTTATTTGGTAGTTGTTACCTGAACAACCACAGTTGGTTCTTAAAAAGTTATCTAACATATTATCTGCCTGTACATATAATGTATTTGATTCATATTCTGCACAGTTATTAGCTGCAGCAATAGCTCCTTGAATAAAGAAGTTAATTGTGTTTAATTGAACACTAGATTGTGTTTTAAGTGCTCTGTCGCACTCCATCATATTTAATTGCAAAAACGCATTGTCAAACTTCTCTTGAAGTCTATCAACACGTAATATTGTTTTCTCCACATAGTTTGCATATGCAGGAGCAACAGAATATCTTAATCTGTACACTCCATCTGGAAGTGGTTGATTACAACCAGGATCTGTAATTCCTAAATTAGAAGATGTAAATACATTTAATTGGTCAGGAACAAAAGGTAAAATCTTGGTTCCGAATCCTGGTATATCAATCTCAATAGATGGTGCTGAGACCACTGGAGGATTGGTAGGATATACAGAAGCATCTGCAACACCAAGAGTATTAACATCGTAAGTAGGTACTACTAGTATATCTAATTGTAAGTTTGCCATGTTGTTTTTAAATAAATATGCCAGAGGAATGTGAGTTATCCTCTTTCCCCTGGCATAGGTTATTATTAATTTCTACTTGTTAATCCTTAAGGAGCAGTTGTAGTAGTAGTTGTAGTTGTGATACAAGTATTATTATCTGGAACAGTTCCTAAAGCAGCTTCTAAGATTGCTTCAAATGGAGCAGTTAAGTTACTACCACCTTGAGGCACAGCAATAATCACTGTAGAATCTTCCATGATGTAATCACCCCATTGGTATTCAGATTTGTTATACTCGTTGAATTTGATATAGAATGAGTTGTACATAGTACCATTAGATACCCAAGACTCAAAGTTCTCATTGTATCCATTCATTCTATATAAGTGTTTCAAGTAACCTGCTTGGTAGCTGTAGAAGTTTTTCTCTAATTGAGCAATCTCTGCAGATGTTCCAGTAGGATAAGAAGCACGTTGTGCAATTGTTTCAGTAGCAACAATGTTACAAGCATCCGCTACGATAAAGTCAGCAGTAGTAGCTGGACCAGCATAAACGAAAGTTCTGAAAGACAATCTATCATATTCAAATGGGAACGCTGCGATATCACAAGGTTGTCCATATACAGTTAATGGTTTTCCAGTAATACGTAAGATAGTTCCACCTACATTTTCAAATGTATAGAATGTGTTGAAGCTAATGTTATCAGGGTTATTACCTGGAGCTTGTTGAGTTAATTTAGCAATCAATAAGTCAATAATAATATTTGGACTTACATCAGCACATGGATTTTCGTCACAACCACAACAAGGAGCTTGGATAGTTACTGAACGAGTGAAACCATTGAAATACAAAGTATTGATGTAGCTAGAAAAACCACGTAAAGTTAACGTGATGCTTTCTCCACATTGTACTAAGAAATCAGTTACATCAGTAATTTGATTAGCAGCAGTTGGACATCCTGTTACTTTGTACCATTCTGTTACGTTAGAGTTGCAACCAGATCCTGAAGGACATCCTTTGATCTTATCAGATCTTTTAGAACCTTGCAAGTAAGTGTTTGTTCTACCTTGAGCTACATAGAAGTAAGGAGAAGCAGCAATATTCAAAGCAGTAGCTACAGAATAATCGCTTTTAAAAATTCCCACAGTACCTGGAGTTAGGTCTTGTGTTGAGCCAGAGCTAGGGACAGCACTCTGCCCTACTGGAACCACGAATAACGTGGTTAATGAAAAATCAGCCATTTTAATTTATTTAAATGTTAATAAAGTTTATTCGTTTGTTTGTATTCTGTAAGCTGCACTTTGTACTGCAGATTGGTTTTCAGTATACATTGCTAGATTTTGTACTGTTAAGTCTAACAGCTCATCCTCTAAATATAATTCAAGTTCACAATTTTGATCAAATGATGGTTGCCCATCTAACATTATATATCCTGTTTTATTTATATATACTGGATATCTCATGTACATCATGTAAACTTTAGTTGGGGTAAATGTACCATCTGTAAAATAACTTATTTCATCTGATGATAAAGAGTTGAATGTTTCTTGATATTCAAAACTTGGTCTATAATGATCATTGTTTAATATAAACTGAAGATCACCATGTTTAGCAAGATCTCTATTGATCCAGATCTTTCTATCTTTACATCTACCTTTGTCTGCCAGTATATATGAATCTATGTAGAACATATATTGTGGACTAAGTTGATGTACATATGTACACCATTGATTCAATTCAACATTCTTTAACGTAAGATCTAAAGGTTGATGATTGTAATTCATTATAAGACTTTGTAAGTCTTCATAACGTTTCTTAAATGAATCTTGTCCTAATTGACTAGCAGTACTAATACCATCAATCTTTTGTTTTATCAACTTAATCTGAGCTTCATTCAAAGCTAAGATTTTGTCTTCTAGTTGAATCTGTTGGTGCTCATTAGTTGATAGTTTATTTAGTTTCTGATCGATCTTATACAATAAACTATCTACTGGTATCATATGCTTTTATATTTTTAAAACTAGCCTCTTATACAGAAGCTAGCTTTTTAGTTTTCAACTTACCTTCTAATGTCAATAACTCATCTTGGTTATCATCATCAGCTAGGAATTTAATTAAATCTTGTTCATCTTTAGCAATTTCAAATTCACCTTCGTAAACTTTACCATTTGGTTTAACTCTGTAAACTGAATGTGTAATTGCTTGTTTAATTAAATCTTGTATATGGAGTAAATTTTCTTTCATGTCAGCAAATCTATTAAACACTTCAACTGGATTCAATCCTGAATATTTACCATTCGTGAATTCTGTTTGTTTCAATATATTATCTACTTGATTATAAACAACTTCTTCCATTGTGTCTTCTGATACTGGAAGACCTAAAAGTCTTGCAACTTTACGTTTCTTCTCAGGAGTCATAGAATCAAACTTAACAATAGCTTTGTTAATCAATTGTTTTTTCTTGTAGATCACTGCATTTTCTATCTCATCATCAACAACATAAAATTGTGTATCTGCTGGATATTCTCCTCTTTCCCATGCTTGGTGAGAAGATGCAATAGTTGGATGTACTCTTAACCATGAAAAGGCTATCTCTTGAAAAGGAACTGATAGATCAAAGTAATTATCACCATCTAATAACTTAACTGGTTGTACATGTGTTTGATCATCTGTAGAAGTTGATAACCCATAATTCCAAAACTTTGAACGAGGTCCTAAATCAATATCACCTAATTCATTTTCAAGTCTTGCTTTAAGTTTAGTTACTCTTTCTATTTCTAACTCTCTTTCAGTTTGATCTGCAATTCTTCTGATGTAAGTAGAGTCTGGATCTAATCCTGTTCTATACTTTCCATCTAATTCTTTATAAGGATACTTGAATACTCCTGTTCCAGGAATTCTTGTAAATCCTTTTTGCGATAGTCCACTGTCCATTGTCTGCAGTTGAGAACTGTTATACTCACGTTTTATCGTAGAGATTTTGCCTGTTTTACCCATAATGTAGTTTAATTAAATATTTGGTTTATTTTAGAAGAGTGTCCCCATTGAAGGGAATGCGACTGGGAAACCCAATCCATCACTCTAAAACTTAGTTACGTTGCTGTGCAAGAGGCTTGACTAAGTAGGGTTGAGATCAATCCCCTCTGGGAGGGAGAGGAGGTGAGGGGATCTTTCTCGGAAAAAAGAGATGTGTGCTGTTCTATTATGGGAAGCATCACATCTACGTTTTATTATTAGAATTGTGGGATTTCCTCGATCAACACAGTTCTAGATAAATCTTCAATAAATACATCACATCTGTCTTTCATCCAGATTTCGTATCCTGGGAATTTATTAGCAGAACTCATACCTTGAGATTTAGCAAAACCTAAGTGGTGACGAGTACCATCAATATAACCCCATGTCATAGAAGGAGCACCTTTCATACGTACTTCTCTAATGTTGTTTACCATTGATCCATCAGACATTGGAGAAACATCAAACACCATAAATACTGGAGTAGATTTTTTGTTTTGTCCAAACTCTAAGTTAGATTGTGGTAAATCTAATTCTTTTAAGTGAATCAATTCAACACGTCCAGTCTCACGAGTTACCATTGCATCAAATGCAAAGTTGTAAGTGATGTGTTGTCCTTCTCCTTGCATATATCTGTTTCCAGAATCAGCCATGAAAGTAAGACCTGAATTTAATGCATCTGTTTTTAAAGCTTGTTGGAATACATCGAATCCAGCTTCATTAGTATACATCTTAACACTTCTATCTTTTACATCCACTCTTCTGTAGAATAAATCTCCAAATACAGAACGGATTAAGTTAGCAGAGAATTCACCTCTGTTATATTGTACTAAGTTTCCATTGTTTCTCATTCTGTGGTATACACCAGCAGATGTTCTTTTCAATTCTTGTTTAGAACCATTAGTTTTAACTGTACCTGGTTTAGCCCAGATCATACGTTTAACTTTCAACTCTAACATAGATTTACGCATCCAGAACTCAATGAACGGTTCCCATTTAACATCATTACGAGTTAAAGGTAATTGGTTACGTCTTTGTGGAGCATAAACTAAGATGTCTAATGGTTTACCAGAAGAATCTCTCATCATTTTATCATCAGCCCATTCAGTGATTTTGTGCTCATATCCATATGCAGAACCTAAAGATTCGAACATTGTGATTTGCTCACCTAATCTTGGAAGACCTAATAAGTCTTGATCAAACTCACCAATAGCAGCATCAACTAATTCTAGTTCTACACCATATTGTAAGAAGATAGGATTAACAAAATCAACTTGTGGATTATCACTTACTAATGTAAATGTATACAAGTAACCCATGTTCCATGGCTGAGGATCTTTGATTACATAGAATCTAGGACCGTACTGACGAGTACCTACAGAAATGATTGCATTTTTAGAGAACTCATTAGTATCTAATATTAAAGAGAACTCTTGACCATCAATACCAGTTTTTCCAGCTAAGATAAGATCTTGCGTAGAAGTAGGGATGTCAATGATTTTTGGGAATTTGTAAGGAACAGCGATTTGCCATTTCCATGCATCACTATTATTATCAATGTAATAAGGTGTGCTTTTGTTGATCATGTCTAGGAAGTCATTACTATACAATGAGCTCTGAGTATATAAAGAAATGATTTTCTTGTCATAATCAGCAGGCTCAGTAGAGTGAAAACTTTCCAAGTGATTTGAGTCAGTAAGTTTTCCTACCGCACGTTTGTCCATAGACGCTACACGAGCATAAGTAAAACCTGTTAAACCTGGGATTGTTTGAATTGCCATTGTTTATTCGTTTTTGTTATTAATTAATTATTTTTGTTATAAGAACCATGAATTAGGATTAGATTTAGAACCACCAGTAGCAGCAGCTGTTTTAGCTTTTGTTACTTGTCTTGCAACTTCTCCGAACAATTGGTTAGACTTTTTAGTCACACCTGTTCTTTGTATAGTTGATAATGTAGGATCTTTTTCTAACATTTTAAGCAGAAGTCCAATCTTAACTTTTTGTGCATGATTCTCTGGTCTTTTCAAATCCAGGATAGCACGATCAAAGTCAGTTAGTGTTTCTCCTGAAGGAGTTTTCCACTTATCAACTAATAAGAAGTCTTGTAGTTCTGTTGCTAATTTTGGATTGATAGGTATACCATCAAACTCTTTTTCTTTCACCTTATCTTGTAAGATGGATTGTACGTTATTTATATACTGATTTTTAACAGCTTGTTTTTGTTGTAATTCTTGTTGAGCACTAGTTTCCATTTGTTGTAACTTAGATGCTTCTTTTTTAACCAACACTTTGTGATGTTTAGCAGCTACATTTTCAAGATCACCGTAGTTTTTAAGTCTTTCAACTTCTGTCTCTACATCTTCTGGATCAAATCCTTGATCTGATAAAGCTTGCTTCATTATCTTTACTTGATTGTCTTCATTTGAAAGATCCATCTCAGCAAAGTTTACTACTTGATTATAAACACTAAAGTAATCTTTTGGATTAACTCCTTTTACAAATATGGCATCAAAAGCTTCTTGGTAATCTTCTCCAAATTGTCCAATGAAATTTTGTACTAATTCAGAAGCACCTTTTTTCTTTTCTTCATTAAATCTTTCTAAGAACTCTTCTGCTGTAGATATAGGTTGTTGATCTTCTTCTTCATCATTGGTGAATACACCTAGTTTATAAAGATCATTTGCAAGAGCAGTGAATTGTGTTCCTTCAGGAGCATCCTCATCACTATCATCTGCATCATCATCAGTAGCTGCAGCTTTTGCAGGTTTTGATACTGGAGCAGGTGTGTCATCTTCTTCTTCATCTTCATCATCACTTAAGAAGTCAGAGATCATTGATTGTCCATCTAGTTTCTCTTCATCTGTTTTACCATCAACGCTTTTAGGAGGAACAATATCCTTACCTTTTTTAACCGCTGGTGCTTCAGGAGCATCAGGAGCATTAGCATCTTTAATAATTGCAGTTACATCCTCTGGATTAGAAGATGCTGTTTCAGGAGAAAACAAGTCATTTAATAGTTCTTGGTTACCCATTCCCATGTCCATAGTATCTTGGATACTAAAGTTACTTAGGTTATCTAAATTATCAGCCATATGTAGTTGTATTTATGTTTGGTTTATTTATGTAAAAGTATAATAAGAGTTTCTAATATCAAAGTGTTATAGATCAATGTGATCCAATTTTCTTGATAATATAGCATTAACATTTTTATCTCCTCTTTCGAGAAGAATTTTTTTAACCTTTTTTGTTATTTCTGCCCTTAGCATTCTCTTTTGCAACAGCAAGATCGTTTGCCATATTCTCTCTTTGTACTTGTAATTTCTCTTTTTCTATAGACATTTTATCAGCAGCTTGTTTATTTTTAGATTGAACATCAGCCATCTTTAATCCATAATCTTTAGCAGCTTTATCTTGATCATTAGCTAATCTACTCATTTCTAGTACATCAGGAACAGAATTAGAATTTTCATCTTCACTTGCAACATTACCATATCCTGTAGCAGAAATGATAGCAATCTTCTCTTTAGACAATCTATCAAGTTCTCTTTGATAATCATCATTAGCTTGTTTCTCTTGTTGTAACTGAGCAGCTTGTTGTAATGCAGCTTGAGCTTGTTCACCTTGTTGCTGTATTTGTTGTTGCTGTAATTGGTTAGCTTGTTCTTGTTGAGCAATCTGTCTATCTCTAAGATCTTTAAATGTTTTCTTAAGTTCTCTTTGAGACTTAGAACTATACAGTTCCACTACATCATAAAGCGTGCCACCATTCTGAATAATAGCTTGAGAAAGTTGTCTAAGCTCATTAAACATTTGAGTATCTTCAGGTCTATTAGTAAGGAACACTTTTAAATCACGTAATGAAAGATCATCTCCATTTACTTGTACAAATGCAGACTCACCCTCATTTGTAATATATGATAGTGTACTCTGTGGTTTTGAACTTTGTATATATTGAGCAGCATCTACAATACCTTGATACAACTGTCCAAGTACATACTCGTGAGCTATAAATAAAGGCTCTGTTTGAGAGTAACTCTGTTGCATAGCAGCATTGGTACCTGTAGCACTTTCAGAAGCAGAAATGTTACCCATACGTTGTCTAGACATACCTACAAGTTCCCAACATTCAGTTTTAAGTTGTTGTGCTAATGTATATCTTGATTGTATCTCTTGTGTACGTGTAAGATCAAGAGCTGTAAATTGATTGAATGAACTAGGAGATTTTAAGTTCTCTGGAGAGTCATCAATAAATACTACACCTCTATTACGTGCTTCCATTTCCCAGATATCAAGAGCATCTTGTGCATCTCCATCTTTAGGAATAGGAATATGTCTTAATGACATAAGCTGAACCTTACCTACCTCTTTCTCTAGAAGTTTGTATAATTGGTTCATACATACGTTATATAGCACTTGGAAAGGTTTCATTAAATCTACAAGAGATTTAGATTCTGTGTTCTTCACCTCATATGTTGTACCTATAATAGGACAATAGTTTAATAACTTAAATGGTTTAATGTGATAGATATCTGGACCAATTTTAGTTCCTTGATACCATTGATTAATCCATCCCCATTCTAATGATTGTTGTGTAGGTATTGTGCCTGATTTGTAGTCTTCAGTTACAAGAGTAGATTGCTCATTACCCATATCATCTAAATAGATAAGTTTACCTATTTTCTTTTTAGATATCCAATAGCTTCTAACCACTACATACTTATATCCAAATGAGCTTACATTGTTTGTAAGTCCTAAGAAGTCTTTTAATCCATCATTGTTTTCTTTCATTTCTGATTCAATGATCATTCTTGTTTGTAACACAAGAGGGTCAAATGTATCATACATTACAGAGTCTTGTCCAGGAATAGCATCTGGATTACCAAGGTTTGATTCTCTAACATTAATCAATCCATAATCCTGTAATGAACTACGTAAGTGATCTATCTCTTCTTTAGTAAGATCTGGAATGCTTTCGATGATTTCTGAAAGTTCCATAACCTGTACTGTACCAGCAGCATATGCTCCTTGTGCTCTACCTGTTGGATCTGATATAAACTTTCTATCAGGAGTAGTAAGAAACCAAGTGTTCTTTGGGTTAGCCACCTCAATGTTAAATCCAGTTTTTGAATTATCTTCATATATATGATAGAACTCTCTACCAGAAATTAGAAGATCTCTAAAAGCATCTTCTGATTTTTCTTTAAGAACAAATTCAGCTTTTTGACATGTAAGAACATGATTAGCCCATTTCTCTGCAACAGATGTATAGCTATCTAACTGATCCTTAACTTGTTCCATTGACATCTTCTCTAGATCTTCATCAGGGATATCAATTCCTTCTATTGAAGCCTTTTCAATAATTTGTTGTTTAGCTTGTGAGATGACATATTTCTGAAGAGTTTCTGTTTTAAATTGTAGCTCTTCTGCTTGACTATCATCATCAAAAGCTTTCACTCTAAATGTATCAGGTCTTTTACTGATCTCTCCTACTAATTCATTTACAGGAGTGGTAACAATAGAATACATCTTCACGTATGCAGGAAGTTCTAGATCTGCTGTAAGTACATCTGTGAAGCTTCTCACTTCAGGCTCCTGATAGAAATCTTCCATACGTAGGATTCCTTTCATAAGATCGTAGTTCTTAACAAATGTATCTCTATTCTTTACATACTCAGCATATGCTTTATTGGAGAAATAATCCATTGTATTCTTTATCCAACTCTCATCTTGTTTTTCCTTATCTGTTTTGAACTGATCTGGGAAGATGTTAAGATAGGCATACCTGATGGTTGCGTCTTTTGTATATCTAATTATTGCCATTATGTAAACAATTTATTTTTTGGTGTGTTAAACATTGGTCTGCTTTCTGTAAACAGCTTATTCTTTTTGTTCTTAGTGAACATTGATTTGATTCTTACATCTTGTTCTCCTCCTATTTTTCCCATAATGGGATCTAGTTTCATAGCAAGAGCTATTGCAAGCTCTGCAGCAATGATTCTATCAAAGTTACCTGATTCATTATACTGAATCATTTCTTCTAGTAATACAGGATCAAATATCTTTGCTATACCTTTTATCTCAGACTTGATGTTTCCATCTTCATCTTTCTCTGTATGTACCACTTCTTCTGAATACTTCTTAAGACATCCATGTAAGAAGTCTCGTATTTTTTCAGATGATCTATGTATTCCGTAATCCCTTCTAACTGTGGTATTTGGAACTATTTCTTTCAACCAGTCTGGTTGTCTTTCTAAATAATGAGCATCTCCTTTAGCTATCATGTAATCAATGAATGATATTTCATCATTCTCACATAGAGCTCTAGCATTATAATACTTAATAAGATAGCGAGCTTGTTCTTCCCATGTTTCTTTTTTATCTGGTCTAGCACAATAGCTAGCTACAAACATATCTTGATACTTCTCTCCAGAAATAGCATGCATACGTTTGTATATATAGACAGATCCTAATGAGCTAGAATAAGCAGATTTACCTTGTCTATAAGGGTCAATTCCTGCAACATACAATCCATATGGAGGATCTGCTATAGGAAACTCATATATCACTACAGGAGCATCTTTCTGATCACTATTCTTAAGAGGAAAGTTTGATATAGGAAGTTTATCTGTAAACTCATGTCTCACACCATCACCATCATCATATAAAACAACAGGTGTTCCTGTTCTTTCTTGTGCTAATAGTCTACTCTTCTGACGTTTAGCTGCTTCTATATCAAATATGTTTGTATCTTCATTCAAGAATATATCATCCACTTCTTGTGGGTAATACATTTTCTCTTTTAAATAAGCTAGTCTATCACCAGCTTTCTTTAATCTTTCAAGATTATCATTTGTAATCTTATCTGCTGTCTCTTGATTAGAGACTAACATCTTTACATTATGTAACTCAGAATCTGCTGGTTGTTCTAGAAAAGCTCCAAGAGTGGAATCTTCTTTAGCTTCCATTCTATACTTATGTGAAATAAATAGTCCATGGATTCTTTGATCATCCTTAGCACTATTGTATTCCAGAAAGTTAAAGTTCTGAACGTCAAACATTAAGCTCTTTGCGTCCATGAAGTTTTGCATATCTCCACCTGTACCTGTAAGAATTGGAGAACATCCCCAACCAAATGGTGTGGTGAAACCTGGTGTAGCAGCTTGTAATCCTCTGAGGAAATTACCCTTACCTATCTCATCAATAATAAGCCTTCTTGGTTTTGTACCTGCAATAGCCTCTTCATTGTTACCACCATCTAAGTTACGAATAAGGATCTGAGAAAAGGGGATTCTCTCTCCTGCTTTTGTCTTGATCCCTAATGTAACTTGGTTTTTCCAGTTGTCTTCTACCCTCTGCCATCTCCAGGCTTCTGGTAAGAAGTTTAATCCTTTGTCAATCTTATCTGTGATAAGCTTTATATCGGGAGCATTTAGTCCTGCAATAATGTTCTGGGAGTTCTCATCGAACGTTGCACCATGACCTATATAGGAGCTCTCAATTACTGACTTAGCTAAACGACGAATACCTAGTATTACTAGGCCTTTCTTTTCTGTATGTGCTCTATCTATTTCGTTTGTTATAATCCACTCGTTATCACGTAGATATGGATTAGCATATTTCTGTGATATTCTACCTCTGTCATCTATCATATCTACCTCTGTATTCCAGAAGTTTAAATGCCAATATAGAAAAGGATTGATATAAACTCCTCCCATTGTACAACCATCGATGCACAGTTGTTTATGAAAAGCATAGAATTCCCTATACTCCTCTGAATCTTTTGAGGGAACTCTCTTCTGGTTGATAAACCAGTCTTTATAATCAATACTTTGTAATCCATCCATTATTTTCTACCCTTTAAGAAATCTTCTGCCATACTTCCTAGCTCAGCACCACCTCTTACAGGTACCACCTTTGCTTCTTCTTTCTCTCTGAGTTTCTCAACTTGCTCTAATAGAGCTAGATAGTTTTTCATTGTCTCTTGTACAAACTTACCTTGTGCTTCAATAGATGCAATCACCATAGGCATTGCTCCACCAGCTTTGGTTTCTTTCCATTTGATTCTATCCTCTAATGTATGTAAAGGATTAGCATCAACGTATTGCTTCCAGGTTGATAATTGTTCTTCAGCCCATTCAAGTTCTGCTGCTATATATGTAGTTTTCTTTAATGCCATTGTTTTGTTTTTTAGTATTCCTCCTCTTCAAACATGCTGTCTAAATTCATGCCATCTTTTATTATCTCCTCTATTTCTTCATCATCTAGATGAGGCCCATCTATATTGAGTTCTATTTCATACTTCTGTATAGCATATAAAAACTCTCTGTCACTCACTCCCCATACATCTGTATATTCATCCAATGCTGTGGAAATGTGTCTTCCCATATTATACGTAGGATAGGCTTTTTGTAAGCGTACCAATGTCTGTATAATTTGACGATAATAGTTAGGTTGTTTTGCCATTATATTAATTCATTTATATCATCTTCAGATAGAGAAGGTTTGTCTTCTTCCTCTTCTTCTCCTTGCATATCCACTTCTATCTCTATTTCACTATCATCTGACATGTACTCAGGCTTCACTGTTATCTTTATAACATCCATTGATCCTTCTTCTCTTTCATCTTGCTGTCCTGATATATCAATAAAATCAGCTCCTTCTTCAAATAGATTTGTAAGAATTTGTATAAGTCCCTCTAGTGGTATTTTACGTAGTGAGTTCATCTGGTAATGATTGTGCTACCCATTTCTTGAATGGGCATTCGCATGTTAAACATTTTGTTTTTGCAGATAGTGTACATCCGCATTCTGCACAATGTGCATCTGGTCTCATACTCTTATAATCCTTCTTATTAGAAGAATGCTCTTCACATGCATTACATATAGCTAGTCTTTCTTGACTAACATGTTCTATAAAAGCTTTTTCTTTTTCTTCAGGGAGAAGGTGATTCTTCCATCCCTCATATATCTGTTTTAGACTCATTCATTTTTGGTTTTAATGTTTTGATATCTGTTAACGCTGTATTCAATCTTAGTTGTGTAGAATGTTTCTTCTTATCTGTAACATCTGGATCAGCTAATGTATTCTCATAAGCTTGTTTCATTTGTAAAAGCTTATTATATTGTGTAAGTGCTTTCTTCTTATTAAACAAAAACTTACCAAACCCCGAAATCTCTATTGTATCATTTGTATTAAGAGCATCATTGGCAGAATCAAACTGATGGTTCACTACTTGGTCAATTGTCTTTTCTGATATGACCATGTTAATCGACATCTTCTTAATTATCCACTCCTTCACTGACATTGTTGATGGCTTCTCCATGTAATAGTTTTATTTCTAACGTTATATCTTTCTTGAAATCAATAGTGATGATTGGATTAACCTTCACCTTACCATTCTCTTTAATGAATATACCTATCTTCTTAAGCTTAGAGATGATGTTGTTAATAGATGGAGATGTACTATTATATGTCTTACAGAATTCTTCTCTTACATTAGCATATGTAATGTTACCTTTAATAGCTGTAAAAGATATGAGTTGTATTTCTCTCTCTGTTAGATGTAGATTGTTTATAGCAGATAGTATAGAATAGTATTTCTCTGCTAATTGTATATCAGTCTGTACATCTTTTTTAAGTCTTTGTACTATCATAATTTAGTTTTCTATTTTACAAAGATAGAAAATAAAAATATACAATCAACATATATAGATAAAATATTTATTCCAATGCTATATTATGAAATATTTCTCTATAGATGTATAGAAGATAACCAGGCCCAACCACCACCCCAAAGGTATGACATATTTTATATATCTACCAAACTTTTTTTCTAAAATTTTTTTCAAAACTTAGAAACCCTTTGTGTGTATGGGTGTGTAGACCTATCCATACCAAGACCCCCCATAACAAATTGAGAGTTGGGACTACCCCCCATCAATCAGGTGTTGTGAGCCTAAAATCATCCACGTAAAATCATTACTTTACAGAAAGTAATAGTTCTACGTAGGCAGGGAGTGCAAGCCCTGTCTTATTATTATTATTATTAATCTAATACATAAACATTATGAAACTATTTGCTTACTACAGACAAGACCACAATGGTTTTGCTTTATTCTTTAACCATTGTAACACAGTACAAAGAGTGGTTGTGGAAGATGTTAGTGGTCTTAAACATCTATTGTTGACTAATCCTTTATTACTACAACTTAATAGTGATAGTATGAAAGAGGCTACAGAAACATTGATAGACATAACTCTTTTTAATATAATACCACAAAAGGACATTGAAGGAATGATAGCGTTGTAACAAACGCTATTGGTTCTCTCCTATAAGGAGTCTTCATCCAACCAAAACCTATTCTCTTTGAGTATCATCCATCCCAAAACCTTTTTCACACATCGAGTACATAAATCATTAATAACAATTAAAAACAGAAAACAAAATGAAAAATTACGTAATCAACAATGGTGCTTTTACAGCAAATGGTAACTTCAGTGGATACACCGCTCTTGGTGTTAGAGTTCACTTACACAAACGTCAAATGAATGCATTAGGCTGGGAACAAACAGCAGACGTTGCTTTTCCTTTCTTCTGCATTGCAGAGACTAAACAAATTGGTTCACTAGACGCTAGTGGTAATCCTGTTATGGACAACAATGGTGTTGAAATCAAATCAGACAGACTAACTGCTTTGAGTGCTTTCAAAACTAAAGGGGAAATCACACAGGCTCATGCTGACAGTTCTTTACTAGACGTTGAAATTCAACAAGCTATTAGAACACAGGCTAGTTCTGCAGGATTAAGCGAGAATGCAATCAACACACTTGCTAACGCATCATTCTAATGTAACACACAGAGAGGCTATTCACAACGAATAGCTTCTCTTTGTTATTATATATAAGGGTGGGATTATAAAATTGGGTGGGCTTAATATAAAAACAAACTTTCTTCCTATATATATAGGTAAAAACTTGCTATTGATATGCGAGTTGTATAATAAACTATTAAGTCAAAGGTACATTGGATTGTATCATTTACTGAATACCTATATATATATAGAATAAAACTTTTTACGAGGGAGAAAAAAACTTTTTGTGTGTATAATATTATAGCAGTGGATACATAAGCAACATAAAAGGCCTTGGATAACAAAAGGAAAAATCAACCAACATAAATAATATATATAGCATTACAATGGAAATAACAATCAACAAAGGTACAAATGATGTCATTATGGACATAGAAGATCTTATAGTCTTATTAGAATATAAACTTATTGCTCTTAATAGATATAAAGATGATGGGTTAGATGTTTCTTTACAAATTATAAATACACAGAAGAGTCATATACATTTACAAGAATATCTTTTATCTCTATATAAAGAAGAAGAATAATTAGCTCTCTTACGGGCTTAACCAAAATACACATCACATGTTCGCAGGCTATAAACCTACATTCTGTAAAGCATGGTTTAGTGGTGTGTATATTTTTAACCTCCTTAATAATAAACAATATGAGAAACGCTAAAGAAGAATTTTTAAGTATGGTAGGTAGCACTGAATTGTTATGTGCTGAGATATCTTACCAAGATTGTTGGGATCGTGAATCACCAGGTTCTGAACATAAATTACCTGTTGGATATACAGAAGAACAATACAATAGTTTTGTTGAGTCATTAGATTTTGAATATGATTCAGGATATGGTGGACAAGAACTATTTGGTTGTATTTGGTTCAAAGATGGTACATGGGCAGATAGAGGTGAATATGATGGAAGTGAATGGTGGCAACATCATGAATGTCCTGTTGTTCCTAAGTCATTACTATTTTAACAATACTAGTACACAATGTAGAGAACATTCTTTCACATTTATATTGTGTTAACAACCAGCCACTGTATAATCCAAGGATTAGGTGTGGAGAAAGATGCAACGTATAAATGATATTAGCTTACCCATCGTGGTCCAATAAACAGCTATTATCAATGTGCAATTACGTTGTAAAAAGAACTTGCTTTATATAATATCATCTGAGATGAAGAATGCGCTTAGTACTGAGCAAGCAAGCTGTTCATATAAAACAGGTAGCAGATGATCTTATATAACAAACGTTTAAATATTAATCCTTAATAACAAACAAATGAAAAATTCAAAAACTTATGCTATTGTAGCATTATTACTTATTGCTCTTGCATTAGAGAGCTGTGCATCACGTTGTGGTCAACAAAGAAGATATTGGTCTAAACATAGAGCAGTATGATAACGATATGCATCATGCCTAATTTCAAAGGCACAAGACAGGAACATTGTCAAGCACTATTTATATGTCTATTCTTAGATATGGTATACTTAGTGCCATTATTAATCTTATAACTTATACATTATGATTACATTGTATATTATTATCACATACCTGGTTAATCTGGGTATGATGATAGCATCATTTAAAGATGCTTCAAGAATATCAGCAGAATCTTGGTTCGTATTATTTATTAGTCCAATCACATGTCCAATCATCATTGGTATGACAATAGCAGATAAAGAATAATGAGTGAGTCAAGTAGAATACTAGTAGAACTTGTAGAAGCTCAGGAGAGTGCATTACAAACAGCAAATGAGTTGTTAACTGTAAAAGATGAACTAATAGAACTATTACAAGATGAGATTACATTACGTAAGAAACAAAATGTTGCTCTATGTGGTGTAATGATAACATGTTTTGTTGTATTTGGATTTATCGCTTCAATATATCGTATATTATGAGACGTAGAATACAGAGAGGCACATTAGTTGGTTCAACTGACAGGTTTAGAGCAATCAAGTCTAGAAGAATGATTGTTGAAGTGTTATATAATTTCAGACATGGGATTATAAAAGAACGTACAATAGATGTACGAGAAAGTATTGAACAGTAAATAATTTGGTTAATTGTTTGTTTTATTTATCCCTGTAGATTATATTTGCAGGGATATTTATTAAAAAGGTGCTTGTAACTAATCTTACAAATGATTATATGTCGTACAAGCTAAGTACTATTCGTGAAGCCTTAGTGGTCTTGCATCCACATTAAACTTGCAAGATTTGGGGGTGACTGGTTTTGACAGGTTACCAATAATTAGTACAATCAGCCAGAGAGATAACTGTAAACTAAGGTGAATTGATTAAATGGCAAAAACACAAGTCGTGTAGTGTCTCTAGGAGATAACGCACAAGTAGAAGCTAACATGAACAAAGTATTCTCTCTATTGGGAGAAGAAGTTGCTGTAGCAGCCTAAATTAATGAGATTTCTCTATTAGATTAAATAGAGTGGTGGATTATCTCAAGCCTAGCTTGACCCTAAATAAGCTGTATAAATTGTATTAATGAACGTAGTTTGGACAGGAGTTCGACTCTCCTCACCTCCACAATAAGCCTCTGTAACAAGAGGCTTTTTTATTTATAAATCCTTAATAATTAAAAAACATGAAGACAATCACATTAAAACCAACTGAGTTCTATCAGTTCAGACAATTAGCATTTGCAATGAGTATTGCATTTGCATGTACAATAGCACAAGGTGTGTATATTGTAGAAGCCAATATAGACCAACTTAAACAGTTGGGTTATTAAGGAGGAGAATTATGGGCTCTGTAACAGGAGCCCTTATTCTTTAATCTAAAGCAAATAATATTATGGTAGATATATCAATTATTGAACAGTTAGGATTAACTGATGACCAAGTACGTAATATTGTACTAGAGTGGTATACAAATGGTATGTGTTCTTGCATTTTTCAAAATGAAGAAGGAGAAGACCTAGAAGAATATCTTGAACAATGAAACAACTAATCATTAAACATAAGAAACCTATAGTGATAATTATAGGTCTTATAGCATTGAATCTATATTTTGGCTTTGATGCCAGATTTACAATCATTAACTTATTATGGTTATTATTATAAACAATAAAAAATAAAACTATGGAAAAAGAAATCACAAAGAAAAGAATGATGAAAAGAAAAAAAGGTAGAGCTATAAGAGAAGCTTTAGAACAATTAAACATAGGAGAAGGATTTAATAAACAACAATTCATTGTATCTGTATGGGGAGATGTTGATTATTTCTTAGAGCGTGCTTTTGATGCTATGTTCTGTGAAATTAAAAAAGAGTTTGCTGATAGAAAATTTAAATCTATAAAGAAAGTAGTAACTAGAATATCATGAACAAGAAAGAAAGAATCTTATTTCACAAAATAGCAGCATTAACTAATCTATTGATAATGGAATTAGATGAGATGAAACCAACAGCAGAGATTGGTGCAAACATGCATCAGAAAGCTAAAGAGTTCATTAATACATTAGAACCATTCATTGAAGCAACATTTGATAGTGAACAAATAAAGAATGGTACATATCTAATAGATCTGTGTCACAAGGTTGATACAGTGATAAGAAAGAATTACGAACTAATAACAGATTAGCAATGAAAAAACTATTATTAGGAGCTCTACTACTATTGAGCACATTAATGTTCTCTCAATCAGAGACATTTGTTAAGAAATACACCTCTATGGTGTCAAAGAAAGAAGGTGTATTACAACCATGGGAACAAGTGGATGTAACTGTTGTATTCAATGCTAAAGGAGGAAAAGATATAGTGTTTTATTATACTAATGGTAATACACGTTCATTTCATCAGATCAGTTCAGTTACACAAAGTAAAACTGAAAATGGTCAAGGTTATCAATTCATTGACTGTGTTGATCAAGATGGTACTAAGGTTGGTATACAGCTATTTGATGATGACACATGTTTAAGAATATTGATAGCTAAAGGCTATATGGTTGAATTTCATAACGATTAAAAGAACTATGAAAAAACAAACATTAAGACTATATATCGATGATATACTTCTAGAGGTTACAGGATATTACATTCCAGAAGAACCAACAGAATGGTATGATGATAACATGAGTGGTCATCCAGGATATGCTGCTGATTTTGAAATAGAATCAGTAAAGGTAGAAGGAATAGATATACTTCAAATCATTAGTAGTGAAGTATACAGTGAAATAATAAAAAAATCAATAGAACAACAATCATGAAAATAGAAAACGGAAAATGGGTAGACCAATATGGTGACCCTGTAACAGTATTTACTTATGATAAGATGAGAGAGATTGGAGACAATCTTGTAAACTTATATGGTGAAGATATCACCTATAGTAGAATCAATTTGATATCTACTATCAAAACTCTTACACCTAAACAAGAAGATGATCTTGCTTATGTATTGAGTCAAGATGGTGCAATATCTAGATTAGCAGGCTATTAATCATTAAAACAAACAAACAATGGCAAAATTAAACGAAGAAATCCAGAAAGTAATTGATAACGCTAGTGATGTGTTATACAGAGAAGAAATCTATATCAATGATAGACATGAATATGATTATCATAAGCTACAAGCTACACCAGATGTAACAGTTCATACACTATATTTTAGTGATGATGATTCATGGGCAGAGCATATCAAGAAACAAGTTGCAATGCAATTAGTAGATGATGGTAATGGTGTAGAGATCATTGGTGCTTGTAATAAAAAACACATTAGTTATCTAGAAGCTGAACAATTACATATATTGTTAAGACTGTCTAGTTCACACAGTGTATATCAAATCACTGAACCTGCAGTTAAAAAAGAGTTCTAATGTGGTATCCAGCAGAAATATCATTATCAAGCTACATGCCTCCAGAATTGGAGGTAGGTATGCTTTTCATCAATAGAATATCTGTTGGTGTGATAGAACCATACATTGAGCTCTTTGAGCTTGAAGAGGTTCCTGAAGATGCTGATGTATTTATGTCCAAACATGGTGCACCTGTACAATTAGTAATCAATGATGATGAAGCAAATATAATTGCTACACATAATCAAATAGGTTGGTGGGATGATGGAGATGATACAGATGAATATAGAGATGTCACACTAGATGATATAAATTATATATTTAGAGAACTTGATGGTTATGTTGATATTGAAATGGATGAGTATGGTGCATTTTTAGTAGAAGATAGAATAGTTTTATCACTTGTAGATGAATACTATTATGATTATGAAGATCCTGATGAGATATGGGATGAAACATTAAACGATGGACTAGAAGAATTATGATATCAGAGAAAAGATTCAAAGATGAAAGACTAATTGCATACAGTGCAATAGATAAGATTAAATCAGCTGCTAAAGTAATACCATCAGATGATCCAACACATAAGAACGGTGTTAACTATCTTATATCAAAGAAAGAGTATCATGCTATTATTGAGACTGTGTTTGAACAGAGATGTGCTAAACATATGAATCGAGAATCTATTAGACAGTTTATTGACAAACAATTGAAAAAGTTGTAACCAAATTTGTTAGAATAATATAACTATTTTAATTATCTTTGTAGGCTATGAAATTTATAAATTATTTAGTAAGATGGATATCAAATAATCTCGCTATTCCTTTCTGGATGGTGGGACATATCCATCTTACTACTAACGTATATGAGGACATATATGAGATAATAGCTTCATTTGGAATGAATATTATTGTAGCAATTGGCTTTTGGCTAGATTGGAGAGACCACAAAAACACAACAAGACAATGAAAGATAACGTAATTATTTATGACATAGAAACCATGCAAGAACTATTCTTAGTTGTATGTATGGTGCCTGGTAAAGCTGGTAAGAGCTTTCAAGTATCTAAATGGAAGAACGAACTAGATAAGTTTGTTAGATACACAGAAGCTAATGCTGATGCTTATTGGGTAGGATATAATAATCTACGCTTTGATAGTCAAGTTGTTGAATGGATCTTAAGAAACTGTGACAACTGGCATGAACTATCTAATCTAGAGATCACTGCTAGAATAGCACAGAAAGCTGCTGATGTTATCCATGATGCTAACTATGATGTATTCCCAGAATACAGAGAGCACGAGCTATCATTGAAACAACTTGATTTGTTTAAGATACATCATTATGATAATAAGAATCGTATGGTGTCATTAAAAAGATTAGAGTTTGAGATGGACCTAGAGAACATTGAAGAGATGCCTATACATCACACCAAGACTAACATGACCAAGGAAGAGATAGAACTCACAATTGATTATTGTTATAATGATGTTGATGCTACATATGAATTCTACAAGATAACTATAGGTAAGACTGATCACCCATTATACAAGGGTAACAATCAAATAGAGCTGAGACAAGATATTGAAGCTGAGTTTGGTATACCCTGTCTGAACTATTCAGATAGTAAGATAGGTGATGAGATGATTAAGAAGTATTACTGTTCTGAGAAAGGAATAGACTACAGAGAGCTTCCTAAGAAAGGATATTTCAGGAAGAGTATTAACGTAAAGAATTGTATTGCTAAGTATGTAACATTTGAAACTGATCAACTAAAAGATTTCTTGAAGAAGATTACAAAGATGCAGCTTGGCTTACAAGATGATTTCAAAGAGCATATAGATTTCTATGGAAATGTATATTCTTTTATGAAAGGTGGTCTTCATACAGAGAACAAACCATATGTGTTTGAAGCTGATGAAGAGTGTGAGATAATCGATTGGGATGTGTCTAGTTACTATCCAGCTATCATCATCAACAATGGGCAGTTTCCTGCTCATTTAGGTAAAGAATTCCTTAGGGGATACAAACAGATGTTTGATAAGAGATTGGAGCTTAAACCGCTTGCAAAGAAAGATAAAAAGATTAAGGGAATTGTAGGAGCTCTTAAACTTGCAGTTAACTCTGTGTATGGTAAATCATCTGATATGCTAAATTGGATCTATGATAGGCAATTAACTATGTTCACCACTATAACTGGTGAGCTTAGCTTGATGATGCTTATTGAAAAATATGAAACCAATGGCATACATGTGATCTCTGCAAACACAGATGGTGTAACTATCAAGATTAAGAAAGAACTCATTCCCTTAATGCATGATATCAATGCATGGTGGTGTGACATAACTCAATATGAGTTGGAGAGAACAGACTACTCTAAGATTATCTTTAGTACTGTTAATGATTACTTAGCAATTATGACCAATGGTGAAATTAAGAAAAAAGGTGATTTCCTTACTGACTTTGAGTTACACAAGAATAAATCAGCACGAGTGGTTCCGATTGCTCTTGAGCAGTGGTTTGTTCATGGTGTACCTGTTGATGTTACGATACGTAATCATCAAAATCTATATGACTTTTGTCTAAGACAAAAAGCAACCAGAAGCTTCCATTATGAAGGTACTGATAGAATAACAGGAGAAGTTACAGTGTATGATAAGTTAATTCGTTATTATATATCTAACCATGGTAAAAAGATACTAAAGATAAAGAATGCTGAGTGTCAGACTAGAGCTGCTGCTGTGAGCCAAGTGGAAGCTGGTGAATGGTTAGCAACAGTTTGTAACTACTTACCAAAAGGTAGTGTTGTTGATAATGTAAATTATAATTACTATATTGAGAAAGCCAACAGAATCATTACAAAGATTCAGACTGAGGGTAAGAGAATTAAAACAGTATATATTCCTAATCAATTAAATCTATTTGAATGAAAGCTAAAGTAAATCGTACAAACATCTCTGAGCATCTAGTTCAATACCAATTAAAAATGATTGGTAAAACAATGTTAGATGTTGAGGGTGATGAAGAGTGGTATACAAACAATACCATGACACAAGAACAACATGAGGAATTCAAGCGTTATGCTATTCCTCTATTAAAGAAGATTTTTAAATTTAACAAAGGGAAGGCTGAAGAAACATTTGGTTGGTTCAACCTACAGTTTGGCCTTCGCATTAAAAAAGAAGAATTATGAATGTATTTATTATTATTATCTGTGTAGCTGTTATTGCAGTGGCTGTGTTATATTTCTCAGCAAAGAATGCTCAAGAGATTAAAGAAGAAGAACCTAGATTTCAACCTAGAAAGGTGTCTTACATCCCTAAGAAAGATGTTATTGATTCTACAGACAAGCCTAAGAGAAAGTATTACAAGAAGAGAAACAAGAAGAAGAAACCAACTGTTGCAGATAATGCAACACCTGTTGAGAAAAGACCTGTTGGAAGACCTAGAAAAACTGAATAGTGGACTGGGGAATAGAAGATTGGGAATATCCCAATGACCACATCTATGCTATAGAAAGACAGAAAGATGTTGAAGCTTCTTGGCAACAGTGGGAGGAAGAGCAGATGTCTAAGAATAGACTACCTGCAATTATTAAAATACAAACACCAATATTAAACGATGAAGCTAGCTGTAACACCAGAACAGTTCGAAGAGCTCATCAAGAGAGGTTATAATTTAGATGTTATATTCTTATTGAAGTTGATAGACGAGCAGTATGATGTTTCTCCACTATGTGAGGGAAGTATGAAGATTGCTTCTGTCTATCAAACTTTGATAAGGAAAGCACTGATAACCAACACTGATGAAAAGCTCACAACATTAGGTAGAGACCTATTAGAATTCATGAATGCTAAAAGTACAGGAAGACTGATAAAGAGAAAACCTGCAACTACAGACTTTGAAGAGTGGTGGAAGAACTACCCAGGTACTGATTCATTTGAGTATAAAGGTAAAACATTTAAAGGTACCAGAGCTATTAGAAAAGGTAAAGATGAATGTAGACTTAAGTTTGATAAGATTATACTGGAGGGAGAATATACAGCTCAACAGCTTATAGCTGCTCTTGAATATGAACTCTTGCAGAAGAAAGAATCTTCTATTGTTAATAATGATAATAGAATGACATTCATGCAGAACAGTGTAACTTATTTAAATCAGAGAGCTTTTGAGGCTTACATAGAACTAATTAATGAAGGAGCTAAGGTAGACATAGCACCACAGAAACCAAGAGGAGGTACAGACATATGAAACAACGAGTTATTACATTTGATGATAGAACAGTTGAACTGTATGATGAATTAGAACTAAAAGATGCACCAGACATTTACATTTATGAAGATGGATGTGGTTATGAGCCAAAAGGAGTTTTTACTGAGTATGAGTCATTAAAAGAAGCTATGAAAGAAAATCGTAGATCAAGAATAAGTAGATATCCATCTAAAAACATAAACAATGAGTTTTGAACTATTAAATGCAGAGGTTGAGAAAGGTCTTAATGATCTAAACAGAGGGATACCAATGGGATTTGATCGCTTGACTAGATATGTAGGTATTCGTAAGAGTATGTATTATCTTGTAGGTGGACTAACTGGTTCAGGTAAAACTTCGTTCATTGATGATGCTTTTGTTCTTAATCCTGTTGATTGGGCTCTTTCTAAAGAAGGCCTAGCTTCAGGTATAAAGGTGAAAGTGTGGTATAGGTCCATGGAGAGAAGTAGAACTTATAAGATGGCCAAATGGGTATCTCGTAAAATATTTCTAGACCAGGGTATTATTATTCCTGTAGGTAAGTTGCTTGGTTGGACTGAGAAGATGACTAAAGATGAACATGACTTGTTTCTACACTACAGAGATTATGTAGAACAACTAAGTGAAATCGTTACAATCATTGATGGACCAGAGAACCCTGTAGGTATAGCTAAAGAACTAAAAGACTATGCTCTACAGAATGGTGAAATACAGCAGCTTGACAAGTGGAATAAAATATATGTTCCTAATGATCCAAGTCAAATAACTATTGTGGTTATTGACCACATTGGTTTACTTAAGCTTACTAAAGATCAACCTACCAAGAAGCAAGCCATTGATAAGATGTCTGATGAGCTGAGATATGCTAGAGACTTCTATGGTTATTCACCAGTGGTTGTTAGTCAGTTCAATCGTGACATCTCTAATCCTGCAAGGATAAAGAATGGTGATGTAGAACCTCAACTAGAGGATTTTGCAGACAGTTCTGCAACACAGAATGATGCTGATGTTGTTATGGCATTATTTGATCCTATGAGATACAAGGTTGCAGACCCATCAGGTTATGATCTAGATAAACTAAAGGATGAGTTCGGTGCTAAGTATTTCAGAAGCTTAAGACTAATCAAGAATTCTTATGGTGAAGATGATGTGCGTATTGGTTTGGGCTTCTTAGGCCAGATTGGTATGTTCAAAGAGCTTCCTAGAAAGAAAGACATCACAGACAGTGATTATGAATCTATTACTAACAAATCATATTTCCTAAGAGAATGATAAGAAAAGAAAAACCAGAAGGATTTGTTCCTCTCTTTAAAGAGCAGAGCAATGAAGAACAATTCATGTTTAAGAATGATGAATGGGTTAGAACTAACGAAACAAACATTAGTGGAATGTGGTTTAATTGGGGAAGACGTGAAGATCAATCTAAATATGAAGATGAAGATAAATTTGTTGTTTATGGATATATAAAGAAAGAAGAATGAAATTAGATGACTTAATACAAGTTAAATCTGAATTGAAAAGATTTTCAGATACAGTGGATGAAGCTATTAAGTTAGCTAAAACTACAGAAGGTTGGAAGAGCTCAATAGATAATACTATTTTTGGCAAACATGATATCTCTGGTACCAGAATGTCTGGTGCTGTTAAGAGAAGAGCTTTAGATCTTAGATATTATTTAACAAAGAAGCTATGACAAAATCAAAAGATGAAATACAACAAGAAATAATAAATACAATTGTAAATGCTAATTGTAAAGGAATTGTATTATCTTCTGTTAGAAGTGGAAAAACAAGAATGATTTTAGAATCTATTAGAAAACATTCTTTAGAAGATGCCCCATTAATATTCTTAGCCTATCCCAATATAGATATCAAAAATTCTTGGGAAAAGGAATGTGAATTGATTGATTATCATCCAGAGTTTATATTCTCTACATTTATGTCTTTAGAAAAAATGAAGAGTGTAAAAGCATCATATTATATATTTGATGAAGCTCATTTGCTTGGAGAAGAAAATCAATTACCAATAGCAGGAAAAATAGCTAAGAACAATAAACATGTAATATTTGCTTCTGGTACATATAACAAAGAAACTCTTTCTGATATTAAACTATATACAGGAATGAAAATGATAGTTAACTATAGTACAGAAGAAGCAATTAAAGATGGAATTGTAAGTGATTTTAGTATTTTTATTCATCAGTATGATTTAGACAATTCTAATTATATACAATTTGGAAAATTTAAAAAATGGAACTCTACAGAAAAAAAAGAATGTAATAGACTTGGTAATAGAATTCTTAAAACTTATGGACAACAAAAAATGTTTGCTGCTTTAGAAAGAATGAGATTTATAAATTCTACAAATTCTTTATTTAATGCAGTAAATAATTGGATAAAATCTAATTCCAATGAAAGGTTTATATTGTTTAGCTCTAGTGAAAAAACAGGAGAGAGATACGAACTTCCTATGTTTAACAGTAAAAGTAAAGATGATAGTGTATTGAAAGCATTTCAAGATGGTGATATAAATAAACTTTGTCTTATCAAGAAAGCATCTGCAGGTGTTACATTTCCTAATCTTTCTAATATTCTTATTACAGCTATTAATAGTAATGGTGAGAATCTAGAACAGATGATAGGTAGATCATTATTAGATGATACAGAACATTCTAACATACATATATTTGTTAGCAATGAAACATTTCAACAGAATTGGCTTAAAAAAAGCTTAGAATCAATTAGTAAAAACAAAATAAAATACATATAAAACTTGACTTTGTTGAGAATTTGTTGTATCTTTATAGAATAAAATTAAATAATTAATAACTAAAGCAAAAAACAATGGCAAGTAAATTAGTAGGGATTGTTGGTGCAACAGGTACAGGTAAATCAACTAGTATCAAACATCTAAATCCAGAAGAAACGTACATTATTAATGTTGCAAAGAAGGAGCTTCCTTTTAAGGGCTCTGAGAAACTTTACAACGCAGAAAAGAAGAATTACAAGGAAGTAGATGATGCAAATGAGATCTCTCGTTTGTTGAAGACTATTTCTGAAAAAGCTCCTCACATTAAGAACATTATTATCGAAGACTCTAATTACATTATGGGATTCAATATAGTGGCAAAAGCAACTGAAGTGGGATTCACCAAGTTTAGCGTTATGGCTAGAGATATGGTTGATCTGTTTAGAACTGCTAGACAATTACGTGATGACATCACTGTGTTCTATTTAACTCACCCAGAAACTATTGAAGATGGTGGAGAGATTATAGGATACAAAATCAAAACTGCAGGTAAATTGATTGATAACCAAGTGTTATTAGAAGGACTGTTAACTGTTTGTCTTTACACTAACGTAGAGGAAACAAAAGATGGTGGTGCTACATATACATTTGTAACCAATCGATATAAGAAAATGCCTGCAAAGAGTCCAGATGGTATGTTTGCAGAAACAAAAATACCAAATGACTTACAACTAGTAGTGAATACATTAAATGAATATTATAACTAAAATTAAATTAAGATGAGTAGTATCGGAGGAAAAAAGAGAGAAAACACAGGAAATAGTGATTTCGGAAAGAAAGTAGGTTTGTTTGAAGCAAACGTAATTGCAATTAACCCAACAATAGAAGAGTTTAAAGATAAACTTGGAATGGAACTTAAAGAAGATAGCAAAGCTGCTGAGTATTTAGGTGAAACAAAAGATGGTAACAGCTATCTACGTGTTGATTTCTGGTTAGAAGAAGTTAAAAATCAAGACAAATTTAAGGTGAGCTTCTTCTTGGAAGACAAGGAGAGAGAAAATAAAGATGGTACTAAGAATCAGTATATCAATTCTATTGGTATGTGTTCTTGGGCTGCTGATGAAAATGATCTGGCTGAATGGTTTACTAAAGGAAGAGATTATCGTGTAGCTTATACAGGTGAAGAAGATCTTTACAACTTTATGAGAACTTGGTTAGCTGATCTTGACTATCGTGATGCTGACACTGTTCTACAATTAGAATGGAAGAAGTTAATGAGAGGTAATGTTAAAGATTTGAAAGATCAAATTGGTGGTGAGTGGGCTAAATCTGTTGTAGCTCTTGCAACTGTAATAGTTAAAGAGAGAGATGGAGAGTCTAAAGAGTATCAAGGAATTTATAATAAAGCTTTCTTAGGTGGATATGCACTAAAACAATTCAGACTTGTTGATTATGGAAGTAAAAGAATTCAAACTGATCTTAAGAACAAGAAGCCTCGTGACTTAAAAGCACATGAGAAGTTTGTTGTGAATGTTGTAGGTGAGTATGGTTGTAAAGACTATTTCACATTTAAAGACCTTCAAGACTATAATGCAGATGATAACCTTGTGGCCTCTGATGCTTATATCTCTGATGATGGTAGCGATTATTAATTCAATTAATTGTTAGTAAGAGCCCTCATCAGAAATGGTGAGGGTTTTTTATTTTAAAGCTATGATAAAAGGAAGAAAAAGAATAAACTTAACACCTGATGCTATACTAGATAAGATATCTGAATATGATATCTATAAGATGTATATGCCACATCAGAACTGGAAAATTAATGTAGTTACTTATTCTCCCTTTAGAAATGAAAAACATCCATCATTCATTATAGGATATAGAGGAGGAGCATTGAGATTTATAGATTTTGGAGATTCCAGCAAGAAAGGTGGATGCTTTGATTTTATAATGATGCTCTTCAATATACCATTGCGTGAAGCATTGATGATGATTGATAGAGATTTTGACCTAGGGATTATGAATGCATCCTCTACAAAGAATTACGAGAGGATTATTTCTGATTATGCACAACCAACTGCTACATCTAAACGTGAGTTCTTTATTCAAGTGAAAACAAGAAACTTCACACACGAAGAACTAGCATATTGGAATGGATATTATCAGGACATAGATGATCTTAGAGCTAACAATGTATATTCAATTGATACAGTATTTCTTAACAAACAAAAGTTTCCTATAAAGGATACAGAGTTGAGATTTGGTTATCTATATGAAGGACATTGGAAGATTTATAGACCATTTGCAGACAAGAAGAATAAGTGGATGCCTAATAATGTACCTATTACAATGATGGATGGACTACAAGATATCAAAGATTGTGATGTAGCATTTATCAATAAGAGTAAAAAGGATTACATGGTAATGAAAAAAGTATTTCCATGTTGTTGTGCTGTGCAGAATGAAGGACTTGGTTGTTTCTCTGAAGAGAACGTTGAGTACATTAAGGAAAATTCTGATGTCCAAATATTAAGCTTCGATAGTGATGAAACTGGTGTAAAGAATTCTCAACTGATAACTGAAAAGTTTGGGTTTGAGTATTGCAATGTACCTAGAATCTATCTAGATGAAGGAATTAAAGATTGGGCTGATTTAGCACGCATACATGGATTAAAGACAATTGAGAAATATTTAACACAAAGAGAACTAATATGAGTATAGAAGAATTAATTACAGAGATTCAAGATAACATCGAATGGTTAGAAACTATGGATTTGCTTTTTGAAGTGGAATGCATTAGTGTAGAAAACTTAGAAGTTATACTTAGTAAATTTTTATCAAAAGAAATTAAATTAACATTAGAATAATTATGGAAAATTACAACACAGCAAGAGGGATGCTGCTAGCTGCACCAGTTCCTCAACAGACACGCACTTACAAACCAGTGAGTCATTTAGAATTAATGGACCTAACACTTGAGAGTATTCATCAAGCAGGGTTTACCCTAGACCAAGAGCTTTACACCTCAGCAAGAGATGGTAAAGTTGCTAATGGTAAGTTCACAATTAAGAATGTAGCTGATAGTGAGATGCAATTACAAATAGGATGGCAGAATAGCTATGATAAATCATTATCATTGAAGTTTGCTATTGGTACCAGAATATTCATTTGTGAGAATGGATGTGTTAGTGGTGATTATGGAGCTTTCAAACATAAACATGTTGGAGAGATTCAAACATTCACACCACAAGCTATCACAGATTACATTATGGATGCTGGAGAAGCTTTCACTAGAATGCAAACAGAGAGAGAATCAATGAAACAAATCATTCTTGATAGAAGAGCTCAGGCTGAACTAATAGGACGTATGATCATTGATGAACAATTCATTGAATCTACACAGCTTAACATCATCAGGAGAGAGCTTGAGAAGCCTACACATGATTATGGTGCAGAGAATAGCTTATGGGAATTGTATCAGTTTACTACATTTAGTATGAAAGAGATGCACCCAAGCTTATGGATGGGTAATCACATTGAAGCTCATTCATTCTTCTTAGATGCTGCAGGTCTTGTTAGCAAGCCTATTCGTAAACCAAATGTTCAATTAGAATTATTTGCTGTGTAATGGAAGAGCTTGTGCAATGGGCTAGATCATTGAAGAATGAACACCCAGATAAGTTTGATGAAATATGGGACTTTGTTTCTCTATGTCATGATGAAATAGAAGAAGGAGGTTCTCCTACACACGAGATAGAATTATGTAAAGAATCAATTAGACAATTAATAGAAGATGACACAGAAAATTAAAATAGGAAACCTTACTGTTGAAGTGTTCTTCAATGAGTATGACAAAAAGAATAAAACTCAAAGACAAATTCCAGGTCATGATCTAACCATGAAAGATAGATATGCTATCAATAATGAATTAGATAATACTGATTTTGGAGAGTTTTATAAACATGAGAGTGGTGATATTGAAATCACAGGTATGTTCAATGTTGTAGATAGCAGAGGAGATGAATTGGACTAATTTCAAATCACAATTTCATCCATCATGGCATGCTAAGATGAGGTCATTCATAGAGAGTGAACAGTGTGATAAGATTTATGCATTTCTAAAAGCAGAGAGTAAGAGGGGTAAAAGAGTTGCCCCTCTCTCTAATGCTGTTTGGAGATGTTTCTTTGAGACACCATTAGATGAAGTTAAAGTGGTGATGGTGGGCCTATGTCCTTATCACACACTTAGAGATGATGCTCCAGTAGCAGATGGATTACTTATGGGTTGTTCTATAACAGGTAAATTACAACCTACACTAGAACAGTTCTATTCAGGTATTGAGAAAGAGTTGTATAATGGATTGAATCTAAACTATAGACCAACACCAGATGTAACTTATCTATCAGCACAGGGAGTGTTAATGTTAAACGCAGCTCTAACCACAGAAATTAATAAAGCAGGCTCTCATTTAGATATATGGGAACCATTTATGAAATATCTGTTTGAAGAGGTGATTAACTATTTAGGAGTGCCTATAGTGTTTCTTGGTAAAGATGCAGCTAGGTATAAGAAATATACAGGAATCTTTGCTCATGTGTTTGAACTTAGTCATCCAGCAAGTGCTGCTTACAAGAACAGCGAATGGGATACAGAGGGAACATTTAGCAAGATAGATGTATTATTAGAAGAAAACAATGGATTTGGTGTACAATGGTTAGACATGGATACACCGTTTTAACAATTAAAAAATAGAAAACATGGCAGAAGCAACAACAGGTCAATTAGATCAAATGATTGAAAGTAAAATCAATCAAAAAATAAATGATTTTACTCGAAGTCTAACAGATCAAATACAGAAGTTTCTTGAAGACAATGGGGAATATTCTCCAACTAGAATTCAAGTGGCAGATGAATGGAAATCACAAGGTCATAATGGTAGCAAATCTCCAACTAGTTACACTAGTGTTTATTTAAGTGATTTTAATAAATCACTTTCTACTGGAATAGGTGATGCTGTTAAGAAAAAGATGATTGCTAGAGCAACAAAAGATTTATTAGATAAAGTATCATTATTAAGTTAAGTATTATGGAAAACAGAGAAATTACAATTGAAGAATTGGAAAAAGGAGATGAAGTGATCATTCATGGGAATGGTTACATCCAATATGTGAGAGTTCTTAGACCACTAAAATTAGGTAAGGTTCCTAATTGGAGAGGTGACACATATTATTCTAGAGTGAAATGTTCTTTTGTAGAACCTTCTACACATTCATGGGATAGAAGAGGAACATTAACAGGAGAAGGACACAATAAAGAGAAATACGTAGATTTTAATTACAGAAACATTTGGTTAGTAAAAAGAGAAAATAACAATTAAATTAAAGCAAGATGATTTTAGAAAAACAGACAGAAGCAAACGTCCTAACAGAAGGACAATCACAAGAGAGTATAGGAATGTCACTAGACTTAGATTCTGCACAGATATTGATGCAGATGTTAAGTAAGAATTTATATTCTGATGACATAGGTTCTGCTATCCGAGAATGTGCATCCAATGCACTAGATAGCCATAGAAGAGCTGGAGTGGACACTCCTATCATTGTATCATTTAAATCTTCTACAGATTACAACTATGAATTTTGTGTAGAGGATTTTGGTATTGGTCTAGATGCTGATGATGTGAAGAACATTATCAGTAAATATGGTAAATCAACTAAGCGTAACAGTAATACTGAGCTTGGTATGATGGGACTAGGTTTCAAAGCACCTCTTGCATACTCTAGTAGCTTTTACTTCGTATGTAGAAAAGATGGAATGGAACGTAAGTACATGATGTATGAAGGAGAAGATACTAACACTATCGATCTTTTGTATGAAGCAGAAACATCAGAAGCTAACGGTGTAAAGATTATCATACCTGTTAAATACAGTGATGCATATCAGTTCCGTAAGAAGATTAAAGAGCAACTATGTTATTTCGAGAGTGTATATTTTGATGTACCAGATGATTCTACAATCACTAATGATTTTGTTATCTCTAGACATACACACTTCCAGTTCTCTGAGATGAGTACAGATGATAAGTTACACATTTGTTTAGATAATGTGTATTATCCTCTAGACTTTGAGAAGGTGGGTATTGATAGAATTGAGTTCCCTGTAGCTCTTAGATTTTCATTGAGTGATGGATTATATCCAACTCCTAATAGAGAGTCTCTTAGATACACTCAGGAAGCTAAACAAATCATCTTAAACAAACTTGCTGATGTAGCAGATTATTTTGTTACTAAGTATAATGAGCAATTAACAGAAGGAGGTGACATTAAATCTGTAGTTAATTATCTAGAGAAGAATGGTCATAAACTTACAATGGCTGATGGTAGTTCAAGAAGAATTGATGATTTCATGAAGTATTCTAAAATACAAATTGCTGTTCCAGAGATAGAAGGTGTTAACCTGATTAACTTTCCTTCTTTATACAAATTGCGTAAATCTGAGATGTTAAATTATGCATTTCCTTCTAAGTTCTTATTGAGATATAAAAGAATGCAAGATACAGATAAACATTATGTATATGGATATACAATAGAAAGTATTTGTACTGGTCATGCTAAAGTGTGGGTATTTAATGATAGAATTCCTGGTATCAAGAAAGATTATCTAAGAGCTACATGTGAAGAAGGTAAGTACAATTTTATGGTTAAAAGAAATGGTCCTATGAAACTAGGAATCCCTGCTAAATTTGACAGTAATACTTATTATCATTTACTAGAGCTTGCTAATTATTCAAAAGATCAGTGGAGAGCTGTTATCAAAGAATATCAACACATCATCTCTTTGATTGAAGCACAGTTTATTGATCTTGATGAAATGGTTGTACCACAATCTTTTATTGATAGCAAGAAGAAAGCTAAAGTGGCTTCTACTACATCAACTGGTAAGAGACTTAAGATTCAGGGAGAGATTGTTTGTAAGAAAGCTGTTGAATTGATGCGATATAATGATGGTAGAAACTGTAAGTTTGATTCTCAATTATATAAGTTAGAAGATCTTGAGAGTGCTAAGCACCTGAAGGTTTATGCTCACCATGATGACTATTTGAAGCTTGATGCTTTGTATGGAATTATGGGTAAACAGAAGATGGAAGTAATTACATTTTCTGCTAGAGAACTTAAAATAGTAGAACAATTAGACATTCACAATTTAATATCATACGACAAATTTATGGAGGGGAAAACAGCACCATTTAAAAGAATAGTTACAGCAACACTTATTGATAACTTAATGAGCAAATACAGATATGTGTTTGAGAAATCTCAAATGTTTAAACATACATCTACTGACTTTTATAAGAAGTTGGAAGAATTGGCTGATTACAAGCGTGCTAATTATGTATGTGCAAACAGTGATTTGAACAAATCTATGTTAGCAGTGGCTGAAGAGCACAAACTATTTGATAATAACATCTATCCAGAGTATTTACAGATGATAGATATATTGAATAAACTTACATTTATTAATCCTTTAGCTAAGACTATGGGTTATTTTAATGAAGATGATCAGATGGTAGGTGTAGTGACTGATTTATTCAAGTATTACAAACACAGAGTAGATTTTAAACATTACAACATTAAAATTAATGATGAAGTGTTAACAGAAGAAACAATAGAAGATTTAGTAGATTAAAGAAAGGGGGGAGAAATCCCCTCTTATTAAAAAGTAACAATTAAAATTAAATACAATGAGCAACAAATTTCTAAGTCTTGACTGGTTCAAGCAAACAGCAGAGAATGCAATAGCTAAAGTGGTAGCTAACAAATTGGAGAGTTTAATGGAACAAGAAGAACAACAAGCTCCTAATGAAGTGTTTGAGAAACCATTCTTAAACCTTAGATTAGTAAATGATACACTAACTGTAGTGTTGAGAGATGGAAGTGTATTGAGTAAGCCTGCAGCAACAGAAGAAGATTATTATGCTATCTCTGAAGCAAAGAGTTTACATGAAATCTATGCTATCATTGCTTCTAAAGAAGTGGCAGCTGATGTAGAAGCACTAAGAGCTGAAACAGCTAGAATCAAAGCTTTACAACAGGGTATTCAGTTACTTGCAGTTCTTCCTGATTTTAGAGTGGAGGGAACAACAGTTTACTTAAATGGTACATCTAGAAGTCTTCCACAATTATTAGTAGAGAAGTTTATTGAAGTGGTAGATAAAGTTAGTAATGAACCTTCTCAAGAAGATTTTAATACACAATTAAATCAAGATGATGAGTATGTAGCATTGAAGAACTTCTTCATGTGGTGTTGTCTAAACCCAAGAGCTGAAGTGGCACATGAGTTATACAGATTCTTAGCAGAGAATTCATTTAGAATTACTAGACAAGGATTTGTTGTAGCATTGAGAAATGTTGTAACTCTTCATGGATCTCCAGAGCTAGTTCACTTTATCAGTAATGCCTATAACAAGGTGAAAGCTGTATGGAAGAAGAATCCTTCTGAGTACACAGTGTTCTTAGAAGATGGTGAGTACAAACTTGTACATGATGACAAACTATTCAAAGAAGAAACTCATACAACAACAACATGTCCAGATTGCTTAGGTGATGGTGGATGGGAAGATGAAGATAGCTGGGAAGATGGTGAATGGATTGATTGTGAGACATGTGATGGTTCAGGAGAAGTGGAAGAATATACTTACACTGAAACATGGGCTGTTAATCATGGTGAGAAGATTGGTAGTCTTGTAGATCTTTATCTTGATTTACCTAATAGAGCAGAGAATAGATTTACAGATGATTGGACTAAAACATTTGATATCCGTATTGGACAAGTGACTAGTATGCCTAAAGAAGATTGTAACTGGAGTACACAAGATTGTGCTGCTGCAGGATTACACTTTACAGCAGACCAGATTCACTATGTTGGATGTGGTGATCAATCTGTTATTGTTCTTATCAATCCTATGAAAGTGGTTGGTATTGGTCAACACAAGGGTAGATGCTATGAGTATTTACCAATTATGACTGTACCAAGAGAAGAAGCTACCAGAATTCTTCATGATGCTCAGTTTGATACAATACAACTAGATGAAGATTATGCTATTCGTGAATTAGAATTCCTTACAGAGAAAGTGAAAGATGGATTTGCAGCTGAGTCTAGAAAGTATGAGTTCAACTTACCAAGTATTTCTGCTGCAGAAATAACTAATATTGTTGCAAATCTTAGTGAGATGAAAGCTACGATAAGCAAACGTGTTAGTACAATTAAATAAATAATTAATATAGTTTTGTCGCAAATGTTTACTATATTTGCGACAGAACTTAATTATAACTATATGGCAAAGAGAGTGTTAGTCCCAAAGACAAGATGTAATGGTACAATGAGTGAAGCAGCCTTCTGGAGCTTCATAAGAAGTGCTTTGAGACAGAAGAGTAGATGGTGGAAACCCATATCAGTATGTAAACTAAATGCACGTAGAGACTATAAAGGAATCAATAAACGTCAGAAGTATGAGTATCAGTGTAAGAAATGTAAGAAGTGGCATCCAGAGAAACAAATTAACGTGGACCACATCATCCCAGCAGGGAGTTTAAACTGTGCACAAGACTTACCTCTGTTTGTTGAAAGATTGTTTTGTGAACAAGATAATCTACAGGTGCTATGTACAACGTGTCATGATAAAAAGACACTTAAAGAGAAAAAATCTAAAACTAAAACAAAATGATAAAAAATCTTATAAGTAGATGGACAATGGTGAAATTAGCAAGAGCACCATTTTATGATAAAGTGTTAGGTAATACAGTATATTACTGGCAAGACTGCTATTTTGAACAATACATGGCTGCATCAAGATGGGGCTTTAGAATTAAATTATATCAATTATGAAAAACGCAATTACAATAAATAGAACACCTGCATTTAATGAGGTGTGGCATGAAGGGCACATAGAGCATGAAGGTAAATACCATTACTTCTGGTTAATACATCCTCAGGGATTAGATAACGGAGGAGAAGAATATGAACTAGAGGTTAGATGGTTCTTTGCTAGAGTACCAAGGGAGATACGAGCTTTGTATCCACAAATCATTGAAGCATTTAAACAAACACTATGATAAAAGGAAAATCACAATCTAGTAAATCTGTAAAGTTTTTACCTTGTGATGAAAACTCACAAGTGTATAGTTGGCAAAGAACCAACAAGAAATCTATGCAGGTTCCTAAAAAGGAATTTCAAAGACAATTAAAAACATTCAATATAAAAACATTCAGATGATAAAAGGAACAGCAAAAACAGAAGCTCAATACAGAGCAGTGGTTATGGATTCATCCAGTAGCCTAAAAGATTTCTCTACAGATAGAAAGAAGTATTACAAGAAGTATTTCCTTGGAGAGAAGGTAGAAGACAAAGATAGCTCAGCAGCTAATATGGGACGCATAGTCGAAACCCTACTTATGGAACCACATCTATTTGATGATAAGTTCTATATGTCATCTTGTGCTTCTACACCAACAGGACTTATGTTAGATTTTGTTGAAGCGTTGTATCGTGTAACAAGAGATGCTACAGATGAAGAAGGTAAAATTACTAGAGACTTTGCAGACATATCTTTAGAAGCTTATAATATATCAGGATTCAAGATTAAGTATGAAGCTGTTATTGGTAAGTTCATAGGAAGTGAAGCTGAGATCTATTATAATGAAATCAGAAGAGTGAGAACACTTAATCTAACTGTGGTTAACACTACAGAGATATCAGTAGCTGAGAAGATTGTAGAAAGACTTAAGACTAATAGTACTACAGGACCAATTGTAAACATGGTTAATAGTTCTAGATATGAAGTGATTGATCAAATGCAAGTAGAAGGATATACAATTGATGGACATAAGTTCAAGAGTATGTTAGATAAAGTGGTGATTGATCATGATAAGAAGATTATTCAACCTTACGATCTTAAGTGCACATGGAGTGTAGAGAACTTCTATGAAGAGTATTACTTGTACAGAAGAGCGTACATTCAAGCGTACTTATATTACTTTGCAATGTTACATCTTGTAAAAGATGAAGATAGTCCTTATCATGGATATGTAGTAGAATATCTAAAGTTTATTGTATGTGATAGCACTAATTACTATCAACCTCTTATATATACATTAGGCATTGATGATATGGGAGATGCGTACAAAGGATTTGTACACAAAGGAAGAACTTATCCTGGTGTACAAGATTTAATAGCTGCATTGAGTTGGTGTATTGAAACAGGAACATGGGATATAAGCCACAAAAATTATTTGTCTAACGGAGTAGTTAATATTAAAGGAGCATAATGATAAAGAAAACAATAACTAGCATATTTATAGTTCCAACACTAAAGTTTCCAAAAGATTCTTTGAAGAGTAATGGATTTATAAATGGCTATATTAAAGATGATAGAAGAGATGCACAGTATGAAAATGCTGTGTACATTCTATTTAAACCTGATGATCTGGATAAGTTTAGAGAGTTTCTTGATAGTGAATATGAACGAACAAAGAATGTCATAGAAGATTATGATTATGAAGATGGATTTGTTGTAGTGGTATATGAACTAGATAAGAAATACAAGAAAGATTATGAACTTGTAAGAGCAGGTAAATATTCCCAAACATCAAAAGCATTTCAAAATGAATTCCCAAAGTCTGTCAAGATTGTAAAATCAGGACTTAGTAAAGATGAAATCTCTTTGCAAACTAGAATATTTAAAAAGAGTCAAGATCTTGTAGAATTCTGGGAAGATAAATTAGGTATTACATTTGAAGATGATTATGAGGTGTGGGATGGATTCGATGAATCAAAGGAAATTTTAGAAATTGATAAAATAAAAGAATTATGTCTAACAGAGAAATCTTAGAATTAATAATAGAAGAGTTTGGAGTGGAGAAAGCCACTCAGTTTTGTGAAATAGCTGCAACAATGTATGATATAAAATACAATGCGGCTAAAGAGTTAGAACCACTAAGTGAATATGACTTTGAAAGAGTTTGGTGGTTAGATACGTATATAGAACTTAATAAAGAATTAGAAATAGAATAATATGAAAGGATTAGAATTATTAGAAAAACATGCACTATCTGCTGAAATTGTTAGAGCTTGGTTTATGGAGAGAATGATTGAATCATTTAAAGATGAAAATGTACCTGATGAATTTAAAGATTTCATGCGTGAGCAAGGAATAGATAATGATAAGTTAGGAACTATGATTGATGTTAATCCTAGAATGTTATTAGATGTGTTTGATGCTAATGATATAATAATAGAAACTTCATTATATCCTAATGGAGAATTCACAATTAAAATTGGTAATCAAGCAACAACTAACTCTTGGAAGACAAGAAAGGAAGCAGAGATATTTGCTATAGATGTTGCATTTGATATCTTAGAGAACAAATTATCTCCAAAAGAAGAAGAAATAAATTAGGAATAATCAGGGAGATGAATTATATTTGTCTCCCTAAAATTAAAAAACCATGAGAACAACAAAAGAATTTAATGAGAAGTACAAAGCATATTTAGATGGTGAATCTGGAATGCTTATAGAACTTCCATCTGTATTAGCATATGTTGACCAAATATTTAATGACCTTACGTGGATCCCTGGATTTCTATATAATGAAATCACTACAAGACATGGGTTAGCTAAAGTGCATACAAATCTACAAGAGGTTATGCCATTTGCTGGAAGAATATTAGAACAAGAACTTGAAGAAAAAATCAATTTTATTCTGAAAGTGGAATACGAGATAGAACATAGATTAGCAAGCTTAAACCTAGACAGAGATGGAAAAAGTATTCAACAAGTATAAGAAAATGCTAATAGTGCACCCAAAGTATCAAGGATACGTTTGTGGATACACAGATGCTCACATCATTCTAGCTATAGAAACTACTAGTAAAGACTTCTTTAGAAAACTAGAAAATCCAAACATCTTAGAAGAGTATAAAGATGTTAAATACAGATATGTACTAGAAGATGAAAGAGAACTAATTAAACAATCTATCAATGAAAGGAATAAAAGAAGTTAGGTATTATAATATTCCTGAAATGGCTTTTATGTTAAGTATGTCTGAAAAATCTGTAAGAAACAAAATTAGTAAGTTCAGGATAAAAAGAGATAGAACTAATGGACCAAAAGGAATTGGTTTATATACGTATGAACAACTAGAATTGTTACGTGGTGATAGAAGATTAAAAAGTTTAGAACGTGATTTTTCATATGAAAGACTATTATATCAACGTCATCAAACACCAGTAGTAATAACCTATCATATTTATGAATCTAAAATGAATAAGTAAAATGGCTAATAAAAAAGAATTTATATTAGGAAGAGATTATTATCTAGAAGATGGTAGAATACATTTTACTAAAGAGTATTTAATAAAGAGAGGTCCATGTTGTGGAAATGAATGTAGACATTGTCCTTATGATAAAAGTGAAAAAGGAAATACATCACTTAGAACAAGTGAATAAAGAGTTCTGTTCTGTTTTTTAATTGTGGAGAAGGCCCTGGAGAAATCTGGGGCTTTTTTATCCTTAAGTGGTATGTAAGGATTTCTTACACACTAGTCAAGTAAATGATGGAAAAAACCTGACATTTTACTTGCAAAAAAGCAGAAAAATCATTAACTTTAAACAATTAAAAATCAATAAAAATGGCAGTAAAAAAAGTAGTAAAAGAGGCTGATAGCAAATGTCTAGCAGCAATCGAAAGTTTAAACAAGAAGTATGGTGTTGGTTCAATTCTAGCACTAGACTCTAAAGCAGGAGGAGATTATGATGTAATCAGTACAGGTAGTATTGGATTTGATCATATCACTCTTGGTGTAGGAGGATTTGTAAAAGGTAAGCTATATGAGCTTATGGGATGGGAAGGTACAGGTAAATCTACAATTTGTGGTCATGCTGCTGCAGAATGTCAGAAAGCTGGTGGTACTGTATTGTACATCGATGGTGAGCACGCTGTTGATAAGAACTATTTCAAGAAACTAGGAGTGGATACAACTAAGATGTTGATTGCTCAACCATCATGTGGTGAGGAGGGTTTCAACATTGCTATGGAGATGATTAATACTGGAGAGATTGATCTTGTGATCATCGATTCAGATAGCTCATTGATCCCTAAGAAGATGCTTGATGGTGATGTAGGTGATTCTACTATCGGTAGAAAAGCTTTATTAAACAGTAATGCATATCCAAAACTAAAGGGAGCTCTATCACAACATAATGTATGTGTGATTGTAATCTCTCAGTATCGTGAGAAGATTGGTGTTATGTTTGGTAATCCTACAACAACTCAGGGAGGTCATGCTCTTAAGTTCTACAGTGATGTAAGAATAGAAGTGAGCAGAACTCTTGCTAAAGATGGTGATGTAAACTACGGTAATATCACTAAGCTAAAAGCTATCAAGAATAAGATGTCTCCTCCGTATAGAAAATCAGAATTTGAGATAGTGTATGGTAAGGGTATAGATGTTCTTGATGAGATGATGAGTCTTCTTAATGAGTTTGAGTTAGGACGTAAGTATGGTAAAACTATGACTGTAGATGGAACTAAGTATGACTTAGAAGAATTCAAACAGCTTGTTGTAGACAATCCAGAGTTCTATGATGAACTAAGAGAGAAGATTGTAGCTGCAATCAATCAAACTGATCTTCCTGTTGAGGAAGTGGAAGTGGAAGAAGAAATTGAGGACGAACTATAATGGAAGATAAAATAGTTGAAGCGGTAAGAGCTGATCTATTGCAGAGATCTCAAGTGGGTATTAAGAAATATAATACTACACTTGAGAGAACTGATTTAGATCTCAAAGATTGGTTACAGCATTCCTATGAAGAATGCTTAGACATGTGTAATTACTTAAAGAGAAGTATAATAGAACTAGAGAACAATGAGAGAGTACAAAAATAGATATGGTGATCTATTCACCTTTACAGAAGATGATAACCATGATGTATTATGGGAAGGTAACTTTGAATTCTGTAGAATAGGTATGCCTAATGATTACACTAGAGCATATGAAGCATATTTAAAAGATAATGAGGGTAAGCAGTCGCTTATGACATTAACTCAATTTAAAAGTGCTGTACATCATTATGATGATGAAACTCTTAGCTATGACTATCCTGAATACATTCAGATGGTTGATTGTTTAAGAGATGAAATAGAGATGGTTGATCCTAGTGGTGGGCCCTATTTAAGTAGAGGTATGTCTTTAGATAGTCTTGTATTTAAAAAGTTTACAATCAAAGACTTTGAAAAGATTGATACTGGATACAAGATTATTACAGAGAAATGTCCTTATTGCAATCAAGCAAATGGTCATAAAATGAGTTGTTCAACACAAAAAATACAAATACATATGAGAAATTACGGTGAATTAGAAGCTCTTGTTATAGCATGGGCAACCCAGAAGGGTATTATAGAGAATGGTACAGCAATAGCTCAAGCTAGTAAAACAATTGAGGAAGTGAATGAACTTGTTCAGGCTATCACTGTTGATGATAGAGAAGAGATAATTGATGCTCTGGGTGATATACTTGTTACAATCATTATACAAGCAGAGATGCAAGGATTGAAGCTTACAGACTGTTTAGAGAGTGCATACAATGTAATCTCTAAGCGTACAGGTAAGATGGTTAATGGTCAATTTGTGAAAGATGCAAAGTAATCTAACACTAAATGATATATGTAAGAAATGTGGGGGGTACAAGTTTGCTCCCTACAATTCTAATCTATCAGCTACAGTGAGACTGTGTCATTGTACAGAGATTAAAAAAGAACCATTGCTGTTTCCTAAAGCAATATTACTAGAGCCAAAAGTAACTAAGCTTAATACAGAAGATGATGAAATGTAAAACTTGTGGAAAGAATTCTGATAGCGACTATTGCTTTCAGCATAAACCCAGAAAACCATTATCAAGTGGGATAAAACCATCATTAACTACAAAAAAGAAGGTTAGTGATGGAACTTCCTATCAAATGAGAGAAATGTTTCTGGATATATGGAAGAAGAAGCCACATAAATCAGAGGTGAGTGGTGTATATTTAGGGAAAGAACCTATGTCTACATACTTCCATCATATTTTAGCAAAAGAAAAATACCCAGAAGCTTGTTTAGATGAAGAAAATATTATACTTTTGACACTTGAGGAGCATTCTAACGTTGAAAATGATATGTATAGATATGAGGAGGTTAACAATAGACGTAACCAATTAAACCTTAAATATGAAAGAACCTAACAGGGAACGTAAGAGTGACATTAAATATGCTGTCACACTTAATGAAGAACAGAAGCTCGCTAAACAGTTAATAATAGATAACCAAATAGTTATTGTTACTGGTAGAGCAGGAAGTGGTAAGTCCTTAGTATGTGCTCAAGCAGCTTTAGATTTCTTAATGAAGAAGCAATGTAACCACATCTATGTTACAAGAGCTACAATCGAAGTGGGAAGTTCATTAGGGTTCTTACCTGGTGATTTAGAAGATAAGTTTAATCCATATCTTGAGGCCTTTCAAGAAAACTTAGAGAAATGTTATGATAAAGTTAAGATTCAGGAGCTGGTTAAGGCAAAAAAAGTGGTCGCTTATCCTGTGCAGTTTATACGTGGTAAGACTATTGATGATGTGTTGGTGGTGGAAGAAGCACAGAACCTGTCAAAAGGGGAAATGCTCGCTATACTAACAAGACTTGGTAAAACTGGAAAGATTATTATCAACGGTGATAATGAACAGAAAGACATTAAGGAATCATACACTGGTCTATCATATGCTATAGATATTTCAAAAAAAATAGAAGGTATAGAATGGATCAAACTTAAAGCTAATCACAGAAGTGATCTTGTAGGTAAAATATTAGATAACGAATACAATTAAAATAATGAGTATAGAAGTATTAAAATTTAGTGCAACATGGTGTGGCCCATGTAGAGTGTTAGCTAACACATTAAAAGATGTTGAAGGAATTACAGCTATTGATATAGAGAAAGATCAAGAAACTGCAAGAAAGTATGGAATCAGAAGTGTACCTACTCTTGTATTCCTAAAAGATGGTAAAGAAGTACATAGACAATCTGGTAATATGCCATTGAGTATGTACGAGAACATCTTGAATGATATTAAATTTTCCAAAGAACTTAAATAATTAAAACAACAAATATGAAAAACCAATTTTTTTACACAGCTACTATTAACAATAAGGAGTATATAGCTTCCTTAAATGTTAACAAGGTGATTAGAACCTTAGAGAATGATGCAGCAGGGCTTATTATCATTCTAGATGATTTCAATGAAAGAGTTACACAACAACCAGACATTGATATCAAGACTAACAAGATGAAGGGATTCAAGAGTGTTAGAGAAACAGTTCAGTCAGAGATTGAATTGAATGCAGAAGATGCAGAAAGATTTATTAAACTATTTGAAATTTTATAAAACCATGGCTAAATTATTAGGAAACCGCATCTATTTAGAGATGCCAAAGAAAGAAGAGAGTAAGCTTATCGTAGATGAGAATACAAAAGAATCTCTAGAAAAAGAAATGTTAAAGAAAATGAACAAGCTTAAAGTTCACAGTGTTGGTACAGCTAACATGGATGTTAAAGTGGGTGATGTTGTTCTTGTAGATCCAGCAGCTTTATCAAAAGCTCCATTAATCCCTTTATCAGATGATGAGCAAGTGTTACTTGTATCTCCATTTGATATTATTCAAATCTGGTAATATGGAACAGAAAAAAGTAGGTATAGTAATTCTTGCAACTAACGCATACTTTGTGTTAGGTGTAAACTTTATGAGAAAGTTCTCGCATCATTATAAGGGTGATGCAAAGATCACTTTTTATTTCTTCTCAGACACAGACCCTAAAGAGTATATAACAGATGACATGGATGTGCAATATATACATCAGACACATGATACCTGGATGAATGCTACTAATTCTAAATTTATTAATATGCTGTCATTAGAAAACTGTGATAGTGACTATTTAATATATGTAGATGCAGATACTAGTGTATCTAAAGATTTTACTGAAGAATGGTTCATTGGTGATACTGTAGGACTAGAACATTTTGGAAACAATGGATGGATGAAAGACGTGAAGGGTTATGATAGAAATCCAAGATCTAAAGCTTATGTTCCTTATGACACTCAATTATTCCAGATGTATTATCATGGATGTTTGTTTGGAGGTAAGAAAGATAAGATGATGGAAGTGTGCAAAGTGCTACGTGATAATCAAATTGAAGACAAAAAGATTCCATACGAACCAGGAGTGAATGATGAGAGTTACATCAACCAGTATTATCACTACAATCCACCTACACTAACTGTATATTTAGACAAGTATATGTTTAATGTTAGTGATAAATGTGGAATTGAGCATAACAGAGATGTTAATTTCAGTGTAGAGGATTTGAAAAAAGAGATGTTAGCTAATAGAAACAACTTATATGACTTACAAAATGGTAAGTTAATAGTGAGATGATATCAAGTTATAGAACTATAGATAATGGTACTAGTATAGAGTATAAAAACTTATATTCTATACAGGGTACCATTTATTTTTTAGCACTAGATGATGTAGATTTACCATACGTAAAGAAGTTTACTATATCATATCATTGGAAACCAACTGTCATGAAGTTTAATTCTGAAGAAGAGCTTAATGCTTATGTTCAGAACTTACATAATGTGACAAGTATAGATCTATCAGTGCTATCTGACAACTTATGGTATGGAAATGTAGGACATGGATTATTTGATTGTCTTTATCCTATCTACTTATCACTATTGAAGTTTGGATATGTAGATGAACCATTCACTTATCTTTCTACAGATTGGTCTTGGAGAGAGAACATGATGTATGATACAATCAAAGCATTTACTAAACAAGACTTATTAGAATACCCAAAGCTAGATAAAGACTATCATTTTAAAACGTTAATTGCAGGAACAGAACCTGCAGGTAATAGAGTACAGAATAAAGAAGTCTTTATATATGGTAAGGAGTGGGATGGTTTACAGCAGTTCAAAAGAAGAATTTTTGAAGTGCACAACATTGCTATTGATAAACCTATCAATGAGATTCCCAAAGTTATAGTTATTAACAACAAACGTTTTGATCATAATAATCTAGAAGTAATAAATACAGTGGTTAAACGTATGTCTAGTGTATGTGATATAAAGTTTGTCGATTGGTATCATGACTACAGACGTTCTGGAAATCCAAAATTTGTAGATCAGATGAGAGATTTCCAAGATGTAGATATACAAGTAACTTCACCTGGAACAGCAATAATGTATTTACCACTAATGAAGAAAGGAGCAGTGAGTGTTAACCTTGGATTCATAGAGCATACACAAACCAATGGTGTTAGAGGAAATCTTAAGATATTAGAATCTAAACATGCAGATCATTTAATTCCTGCATATATGGAACAACCTATATGTGCTGGAACTTATTATGTTACATCGTTATATTACGATAGATATAAACATAATAATTTAGAAGTTGAGCCCCTAATAGATATAATCAATGAGGCAATTCAAACACTTAAGTCTGGACAAATTACTGAAGGTAATGTAGCAAAAGATGGTGAAGTGTTTAGAGAGTATTGTAAAAGAGCACAAGATGGTGATGCGTTATGTAAATTCTTAACAGAAGCATCTTTACATGTTGAATTCTTTGTTAATGAACATCCTTATGCAATGCTACCTAGTACAGACATAGAATTACTTAGATTAATAAAAAATGAATTAAATTATGACAGAAATTACGAAATCCACTTGGACTAATACTGTAGGAGGTATTGAATTAACATTCGAAGACATAGCTACATCAAACACTGTACCTTTTGTTTTTGGAGAACTAATATCAGATTATTATGGATTAGAAAAAATCCAGTTATCTGAGAACGATATTGTTTTAGATATAGGTGCTAACGTAGGAATGTTTTCTATATACGCAAAGAAAAAGTTTGGATGTAGAGTTATTGCATTTGAACCAGTGCTATCTAACTTTGAGCAGTTTCAGAAGAACATCATCTTAAATGGTTTATCTCTATCAGATATTGAGCTACACAATACAGCTATAACAGATGTAGAAGGTGGTGAGATTAAAATAGGTACTCCAAAAGATAATACAGGAGGATCTTCTGCATTCTACCATACACATGATATGCCTATATGCAAGACAGAAACAATTAACAAGTACATAACAGAAGGTTGTGTGTACTTAAAGATAGATTGTGAAGGAGGGGAATATGCTATCATCCCTACAATATTAGATAAGCTTAATCAGTTTAAATATATAGGAATTGAATATCATAAATTCTCTGCAGAACAAGATCCAATAGCTTTACATAAGTCAATAGAATCTGCATTCAATGGAGAGATATTCTACAAAGAATATGGTACATAAAAAAAGCCCCAATCAAGGGGCTTTATTATTTTGATATTCTTTTCTTTTTAAATAAAGGTCTTTTTGTACCTTCACTTCCAGCTTCCTTCATATAATTCCCATTGATTGGGTTAGGAGGAGCTACCTTAGGAGCCATTCTAGGCTTACCACTCTTCTTAGCTTTGCCAGAAGTCATTGATTTACTTGCAGCCATACTTGCATTTTTTCATTGATCCACCAGATTTCATAGTTTGTTTTTTAGGTGCTAATTTATCAATACGTTTTTTTAATTGCTCTTTTTTTGATTTAATTAATTTTTCTCCAGTCTGAGCTTTCATAGTACCACCAGACTTCATATTGAACTGAACATCACCATTCATTCTAGGATTTTCTGCTCCTCTTGCATTTCTTCTATTACTAATTCTATTAGCTACTTTATTAGCTCGTTCTCTAGAAGTTTCATTAATTCTAGTAACTCTTTCATATTGACGTTTATTAAGATTTCTTGGAACAACGTTATTTCCATCTTGAGCTTTTTTCATTTTACCACCAGATTTAGCTGTTTTAGGAAGAACACCTCTTCCAATTAATACATCTTTAAAAGTGGTTTTACCATCTTTGTTAAGATCAAACTTAGCACCAGATTTAGCTTTCTTCATAGTACCACCAGATTTCATACCAGTTAACTCTTTAATTTTTTTCTTTGCAACTCCATATCCACCAAGAGTAGAAAGATTAAGAGCTGTTTCACCAGCATCTTTAACATCTCTTAATGTTAAGTCTCCAATTCTTTCAGAAGCACTCTTAGATTTTTTTGGTTTAGTTGTAACAGTAGTTTTCTTTTCTACTACCTTAACAGGTTTTTTAGGTTGTAACATGATTATATATTTTTAAGGGTTAACAGTTCCACTTACGTAGACTTTTATTGATTCTTGAGTTAGGATCTTTTGCTGTCTTAGCACTAGTAAGCTTCTTCTTCATACCAGACATTCTACTGCAGAAAGACTTACGTCTACCAGCAGCTTTACTTCCAGGTTTAAGCTTAGAAGGTTTAGTGGTTACAGCTGTTTTAAGTTTGCTACCAGGGTTAGCTTTTCTATATGAAGCCACACCTTTAGCATTTAGTCCTCCAGAAGGATTCTTTCCTTCTTTTCTTTGCCATGCTGCACTTGCCATTATTTCTTAGATTTAGCTTTAATTTTCTTCTCTTGTACTAACATTTGTTTAGTAGGTTTTTTTCCACTACCTTTATTAGCTCTTATGTTATCCCATAATCCACGTTTAGAATATGAACCATCAGCACGCTTTAACATACCGCCATTCTTTTTTGCTGTTCTTAAAGAATCAGCTGGACGAGTTAGAGCTTTATCATTTGCTAATTCTTGAGCAAAATTCATATTAGGAGAAAGAGCTTCATATGTTGCATTTCTACCACCTACATTTTTAGTAACTTGAGCTTTATAATTTTTTCCTTCTTTAAAGAATTTTACTCCTATAGGATTAGTAGTCTTTGTTGTTGTTGTTGAAGCAGCTCCAGATTTAGCTTTCTTTATCTTACCACCAGATTTTAATGTGCTTCCTTTAAATGGACCTTTCTTCTTAATAAGAGGACCATTAGGAACAGGTGTTATCTTACCACCCTGTTTTAATACACCAGGGCCTACATAAGCTACAGCTTTTTGAGGATTTAACTTAGACATTATTTCTTTTTATTAGATTTAGCAATCTTCTTGAATGTTTTAGCAAGAGCTTTAGCTCTACCAGTACAACCAGGTTTAGTGATTGGTGTACATTTACCAGCAGTACCACGCTTCTTAATAGAAGCTGCAGCTTTCTGCATCCACATACCATCTTTAGCTTTTGATACAGTTGCTCCTGATTTAGCTTTCTTAACTGTACCACCTGCACGTTTAGAACATGCTCCTCCTTTACAAGGAGATTTAGGTCCATTATCTTTAGCCCAAAAAGTTCTTTCACTTTTAGGTTCAGGATTGTTACGAGCATTTTTCATCCCTCTTTCTGATTCAGCATTCATCCATTCATCAAAACTCAAACCAGGTTTTTGGAATCCTTTTGAAGGATCTTTAACATAACTGTTATAACTACCTAATTGTACAGCTCTAACATTTTCTCTTTTTGTTTTAGGAACACTTGTTAAACGTGTTTTATCTGAAGAAGTAAGTTCACGAGCAATTGGCTTCATCTCTACTGTAGTTCCAGCTGGAGTAAGTGTTGATACAGATTTTACAGGAACTCTTTTACCAGTCTGTGCTTTCTTAATAGGTTTCTTAACAGTAGCCATGATTACTTCTTTTTAGACATCTTGGTAGCACCAAGTTGTTTGTCTGCTGTAAGCTTAGCTTTACCTTTAGCACCAGCTAATGTTTTCTTTTGTACTTTAGTCCAAGCACCTTTAGGATCGATGCCCTTATCTCTTTTATTAGAAGCTGTAAGTCCAGTTAAAGAACCACCGTTCTTCATTTTCTTTTTAAGAGGTGCTAATGTAGTAATTCCTCTTTTTAATTTTTCATTTTCAGTTAATTGAAGTCCTCCTTTTTTAAGATTATCTTCTTTAGCTTTTTTAACTGGATTAGTTTGATAACTGTTCTGTGCTTTTTTAATTGTTGCCATAGCGTTTAAATGTTATATTGGGTTTAACAATAATTTGTGAGTGAGTGTATTGCCACATCTCACCTGTTTGATTAAGTATAATTGTATAGATGGTATCTGTTTCATGACCATAATCAGTCACAAAAAGAATCACACCATCTCCCTTGGGTGTTGTAACATCTATTCTATTCTTTGGTTCGTATATTCTCATAGAGAAGTGCTTTTGTTCGAGAACACCTGTTTTTCGTCACCCAACAGGTATGTTGATTTAAAGATCTTTAGAAGAAACTTCTTCTATAGGAGCTTCTGCTTCTTTAATGGTATCATTTTCAACACCCTCAATCATCAATTTCTCAATAACTTCGTTAGCTTGCATCATTAATTGAAACCTCGCAGCTTCTTCTGATGATAAATAAGCTCTAACTGTGTTTAGAAATAATCCAAACTGTTGCCCTGTTAATGTGAATGAATCTTCAGGAGTCCAAGTGTACCTTTTTGCAGGATCGTACTGTGCCATAATGTAAATTGTTTTTTGATTTATGTAACAAATTTAGTATATATTTGTTACATATCCAAATTTATTTCAAATGTTATTACACTTGTTGTTTTAATACTCTTACTCATATCAAGTTTGATATGGAATAGATTACAGAACTTAAGTATTTCTTCTATAAGCATATTGTTATATTTAGGAAGACTTGCTGCTATTCTAAATCTATAACTATCAGAGTTCTTTGTAATCTCTAGACTACATAATTCATCAACAGAAGATATTACACCTTCCAAGTGTGCAAGAAAAACTTCATCGTTATCTTGCATCACTCTAGGAAAATGTTTTCTGTTTATCTCCATTATGACAATGTTAATAGATATTTAGTTTTTGCTGCTTCTCCTGATAGTGCATCAGCTAAGTTGCACACATCGTGGAAGCTATTCTTCTCACCATACATCTTTAAAGCAGATGCAAAAGACATAAGATCTGATACACATTGCTCAGGTTTGCAGTTGGTAAGAGGTTCAATCTTATAAATACCAGGTCTTTTTCCTGTATATCCCATGATCTTCTCAACAACACCATCTTTGAAATCTTGCACATATTCATACAATTTTCCAAGAGCTTTATGTTCTGCATATGAAGTTGATTGCCAATGTAACAGATGTAACTGCTCATGAAAGTAAGTAAGCTTAGCAGCAATACTTTCTAACGTTAAGCCTTCAGATGATGATTTCATCATATCATCTGGAAATAGAGATTTTACTGCCATGATTATTAAACTGTTGTAGTTGTAGTTGTGGTAGGTGCTACCGTAGTACTAGTTGTAGTAGTAGGAGCAGCTGTTGTTGTTGTTGTTGTTGTGTAATTACAACACTCTTTAGCATCTATTTCTTGATAGTTACCAACCTTTGGTTTAAATGCTTGTACAATTAAACTACTTGGTATAATACGTCCTGAACCATCAAAACGTACAAAAGCTTTTAGCTTGTTATTATTATTACTTCTCATGATTACGCAGGTGTTGTGGTTGTTGTTGTTGTGGTAAGGAAACAGCACTCATATGCTTGTATCTCTTTCCATTTTCCTACTTTTGGCTTATTTTTTCTGAGGATTAAGCTTCCTGCAACTATTCTGCCAGATCCATCGAATCTAACATAAGCCTTTAAAGGTCTTGAATTAATGCTTCCCATTTCTTTTTTTTAATTTATGGTTAATAGTTTAGGTTTAACAAGGGTTATTTAATGTGGTTAGTCCTACTTGCCAGTAGTTTGTACCACCACAGTTTAATATTTTATTTGAGCTACCATTGGTAGTAGTTTTATATGTAATAGATGCTGGATCTACATAGCCTTTAGCTGTTCCATCCCAAGCTTCTATACCTAGTTCTGATGCCACTCTATCAATTCTATTTGCATATCCATAAAACAGTATATCAGGAATAGGAGGACTTTGTGCTCCAGCAAATACTAATCCAATTATTTTTCTTACACCACCAAAATCAGCAATCAATGCAGATCCTGAATCACCACCTGCTACTGGATAAGCACAAATAGTTGATAAACTAGGATCATTCTCTGGTTTAACATATACTATTTGATCATTAAACTGGCAAACCCCAATTCCTCCTTGTAACTTATATTGTAAATATGTTGATGAAAATAAAGAAAATATTCTCATTGGACAACTAACACCACCTTTAGGTCCTGTAGTTCTACCAGAACTATATATCATTGGGTTATAATAAGGTGATCCTACAGTAAGCATTCCATCAATCTCTGCTGTAGAAGCAAATGGAAGAGGTTGATTGTAACTAACTCCAGCCTGTTGATATGATGTTGCTATATTAACATCTGCAGCTTCTAAAGAGAATATTGCACCATCTACATAATTAATTCCAGTGGTTTGTTTAACAATAGGAACATATCTTAATGATTGTCCTACTATATAAGCAGGGTCAGTAGGAATAGATAAGAACTCACCATTTTGATATACATAATCTATTGGAGAATATTCATTCTTAATAACACCAGTTAAATTTCTTTCTGATGTATAGAATGCATCTTGTATTATAACGTGGTTATTAGTAACACCTACTAATGTTTGTGTTTCTGTATGCACTCCTATGAATCCCATAGTTCCTACAAAACCAGCTAGATTAGTTGATGTAATTGACAACCCACCTTTTAATGGTCTTGTGAAAGCTCTATTAACAGCTGAATTAGGTCCAGCTATTTGTCCACATACAGCATTACATGCTAATAATTCTGCCTTACCTATTCTAAATACATCTGTTTTTAACACTTGATCTCCTACAGTTATCTCACTAGGTAAGATTTCTTCAGGAGATAATTCAGATAGGGGTTTTTTCTCTTCAACACCATATATAATACAAAGCTCATTGGTTTGTTCACCACCAATAAACTTGAATCCATAAGAAACATTGTTAATACCAGGAGTTGTTTCAGCTAATTCCTGTACTTTTAATTTTATATTTTCAATATTATTTTCCATTGAAGTTATTTTTTTAACAAGGATTATTTAGTGTTCCAGTAAATCCTACTTGCCAGTATTCTTTTGTATCGCACGTTAGTGTTTTGTTTGAACTTCCTCCAGGCACTGTTTTATATTCAATAGATGGAAGATCTACAACAGTTTTTGGTAATGTATTGTCCCATCGTTCAATTCCTAATTGAGTTGCTATTTCATCTATTCTACAAGCCCATCCATATATTGTATTTCCATTAGCATCTTCACCACCAGCAAAATTTAATCCTATCACTTTGATAGTACCATCTATATCTGCTAATAATAAAGATCCTGAATCTCCAGGTCTAATTGGATTAAAACATTGAGGAACTTGAGCAGTTGGTGTAGCTGGATCAGGTTTAACAAATACGATGCAATTAGTAAATACACATTGTGTAGGTACACCTTGTAATTTAAAATTAACTAATGTGTTTCCACCAACTTGATAAATAGTTAATGGACACAAAGGACCACCTTTAGGACCTGTTGTTCTTCCTGAACTATATAGTTGTGGATTAGTAGAATATAAATTATTGATTTCTGCTGTTGTAGCAAAAGGAGGATTTTGTGTTAGTGATAAACCAACTTGATCCCAAGAAGAATCTAAATCAATTACATCTGCACTTAATGAAAATATTGCAGCATCCACTTGATTTGTTCCTGTACCAAATTTTACAATTGGTACATATCCTAAACTTTGTCCAATTACATCAGCTGAATTAGGCACGTTTGGTTCAGTGTTTTGATAAACAACATTAGCAGGAGTGTATTCATTCTTTAATATACCACTTTGATTTCTCTGTGATGTATAAAATGCATCCTGTATAGTTACGTGGTTGTTTGTAAGACCTACAATAGCTCCACTTTGAGTGTGTTTAACTAAACAACCTATTGTTCCTCTTTCTGGATATTTATTAGATGTTGTTATAGATAGAGCTCCTTTGATTGGTCTTGTATAAGTTCTATTAGGAATAGAATTTACACCATTATCTTCACCACATCCAACATTACAAACAAGTGAGTTCACTGCAAAGATTTCAACTATATCAGTTTTAATTACATCTTCACCTATTTGAATTTCTGAAGGAATTATTTCTTCTGGAGACAAATCAACAATAGCTTTTTTCTCTTTTAATTGATAAATTATAGCTGAGTCTCCTGTAACTTCACCATTTGAAATCTTAGGCCCATAACCAATAGATATAGCATCAGGATATAAATCCCTTAACTCATCTATCTTATTTAATATTTCATTTGTTAATTGCATATTATTTTATATTATGGTGTTACTCCTTGAAAATACGTAAATATTGTATTAACGCCTGGTACTATCGTTGTGGTGCTAGTAGTTGGAGGGAAAAGTGTAGTAGTTGATGTAGTTACTGCAGGATCATCAAAACATCCTAACCATATTGGTCCACCGTTTCCACAATTTGTACCTGATAATGTCACTTGAGTATAGTCAGATGGAGCAGTTATAACAAACTCTCCACTTCCTCCACCATAGAATTGACCATCAACTGTAAATAATTCATTTCCAATAATGTTTACAAAACAACTTGTATTTGCTGTAATAGTTGGTGTACCACCATTTGTTGTAAATCTAAAATCATCATTTCCATCTAACACACCAAATCTAAATGCAACGTTATTAACTGGAACTGGGAACGTTAATGTATAATCAAATGCTGGAGTGTCTAATGTACAACTTCCTGTATTTCCACCAGCAACCATAGTAGGTGTACTTCCTATAGAAACTCCACTACAAGAATAAGTTTCATTAGCATATCCTGCAGGTCTAGTACCTTGAAAAATAACACTACTAGCTTGAACAGTCATTCCTGAATAAGTAAAATTAACTGGACCAATATATGGACCATTAAGAGTTGTTCTTAATTCTGGTAATGATGTAGGTGTACAATTAGGAGCAAACCCTTCGAAGTCTATATTTGCACAACCTCTTGATGACCAGAAAGTTTGTGTATCAGAATATCCTAAATTACTTTGTAATAAACTAATACCATATGTTGAACTTTGAGCAACTTCATATATATCAGAAGTTTCTGGATTAACTAAATATGCAATTCCGTTCCATCCAAATAAATCAAATGCTTTTCTTCCAGTATAACCAGGGGTGAAATCAATTGTATTTTGTATACGAATTGCACCTATCATCGGTTGCCAATAAACAGCATTAATAGGATTAGGTAATCCTGCATATTGTCTAATGAAATTACCAACATTAACATTATTAGTTACGAAATTCTGTCTAGCACTAAGTATAACATTTCCTGAATTTGTATAAATAATACCTGTAATTTGTGAATCTGCACCAAAATCATTACCAAGAGTTAAACTTCTACTAGCTATTGCATTATCACGTATAATTTCAACAGAAGGACTACTTATATCCCAATAACCAACTCTTATTAGAGAAGCAGTAATGAAATTATCTCCTAATAATATAGTGGTATCATCTATAGCAGCAATTACACTTGGAGTACTTTCACTAGCACCAAAGCTATTAACACGAATATTTCTAACAAAGGTAAGACCTAATGTATCTTGCATTATATCCCACTCCTTAATTGTATTTGCTCCATCACCAATCCACAATTTATTATTTGTGGAAGCTTGCATTGTAATTCCTGTAGGTGTAGCAAAGTCATTTGGTACTGATATACTAACTGTTGTATTTGATACAACATCATAAACATCTATTGAACCAACTGTATCTATATCTCTAGACCAGACACAAGGTGATGCGCTTGGGAAAGCCAATGTAGTTGTAGTAGTAGTAGTAGATGAAGTAGATGTGGTACTACTAGATGTTGTACTAGTGGTAGATCCACAACCTCCACTTCTAATACAGATTAGTTCTTCTAATTGCTTAGAGATCTGCCAAAGAAGATTGGTTCTTGTACTTCCACCTATTTGTCTACTTGGTATAGCCATTATTAATATTTTAAATGTCTTTTATAAATCGAATTGATAGTCCATACCCATTGTATCCATTAACTTTAAGTAAATCGGAACGATTGGTATTTAATGAGTAAATATAAGAATCTCCTTGACCAAATGGAGTAGGATCTAAAGGATTATCTGGTGTATTAGTAGTTGCACTCCAGTATTGTCCTATTACATTAATCAACTCAAAATTTATCCATCCAGGTGCTGGAATAGTTTGCCAATAATAATCTTTTCTACCACCAGGAATACCTGAAAAACCACTAGTATTTGTACCATTTATAAAAGGAACAAAAGGTACAGTATTAGTTGACCAATAACCTGTATTATCTGTTAAATTTCCTGTCATTCTCATAGGAAGTCCAGCTATAGCCATACCACCTAAACATTCAGCTAATGCTTCCCAATCATCATTAGTTGGAACACGATATCCTTCAGGTGCAAGACCTCTTGGATCAGTTACAGCATAGTGATTATATAGTTTACCATATATAGGACCATTAGCAGGATCGTTATTATAATAGCACCAAGCACCTGTTCTTAAATAAGCCCAAGCTGCAGGATCTGTTACTTGTGGAATAGGATCTCCATTTCTATATGTTGTACCATCAAAGTTTTCAAATGTCCAGTTCTCCATACAAAACGTTGAAGGTTGAGGACATAAATTATCACAGCATAAGTCATAAGGTATTTGTTCCCAAACTCCTACTTTAGGAGATTGTTTTTGAAGAACAAGGCTTCCTGCTACTGCTTTATTATTTGCATAGCGGACATATGCTTTTAAATTTCCCATTAATAGTCTAATTTATATTTGTCTTTTATTTCTTTTAGCTTAGTAGCATAAAAAGATGTGCAATATTTCTTTGATTCTTCATGATCAATGATCATTTCTAAGTTAGGATCTTTTGTAGGATCAGTTCCCATGTGATACTTCCCTTTATAGAAAGCTGGGTAACCATTTCCTGTTTCAGAAACTATTCCTGCATTATGAAAGATTGTATGTGTATCAAGTTTTGTGATAGGATCTGTAGCCCATGCAAAAGCCATTTCAGGAACCACCTTTGTTTCTTGGTCTCTCAACCAAATGTTCCAAAGAACAGCCCACATATCAGCACACCAGCTTTGGTATCCAGCATTTTCATCTTTAAAGTATTCTCTATTCACTGTTTGTAAATAGCTTCTTATAAGAATGCAATCATTCATCACCTTACTCCAGAAGTCACCATCTACATTCTTTAATAGATATTGTGCTCCTCCTGAATGATCATTATTAGCTTCGCAAACTTCTCTGCTTATTCCTACAACACTTGCAATTTCTGCAAGGATGTCTCTGTTTTTATATTCTTCCAGTTTCTCTGGTAAGACTTGATTAATTTTACTATCAAAATACTTAGCGTTTATATAACTATTTGTATCTGATAGATAGTTAACATCATCTTCCAAAAATTGATCCACATTGAAATCTTTCATAAAAAGAATATCTGAATCACAATAGAAGATTGCTTTCTCACTTAGCTCTGGGTGTTTCTTGAAGTGTTTCCAAAGAACATAAGGTCTAAGTACAGGAATATAAATTCCTAACAATCGATTTAAATCATCCTCATCCTCGTAGTAATGAAACTCACCTTCTGGATATAGGTCTTCTATCTGTTTCCATTTATTTCTATTCTCTCTTCCTTTAGGAGTGAATATCAAATTGATTGCTTTATCAGAATGTCCTATTTCTTTTAGGCTTTCCATCCAAAGGTTCACTTGCCATGTGTAATAAACGTCGCTAGGGCAAGCTTGTACAAATTTTAAATCTTTCATAATGTAGTTGGTTTTAATTTTGATTTTATTATTATAGACAAGGTCCATCTAGTATCAATGTTCCTAATGAAACAATAGGAACAGTTGAAGAACAAAAAACGCTAGGTTGGAATTCAGCTGGTAGAGTTTGTATTGTAGGTATATACACTTCACATTCAGTATATTCTAAAGTTACTATAGTAGATGGGTCAATAAGACTAATATCATAAATCCATCGATCACAAGTAGCTATAGTGGTAGTAGTTGTTGTTGTACCACATCCACCAGCAGTTACACAAGTTAAATGTTGTAACTGTTTAGATATTTGCCAAAGCAAGTTAGCTCTTCCACTCCATCCAATCTGTCTACTAGGTATTGCCATTTCTTTAAATAATTATGGAGTTGTAGTAGTTGTAGTGGTAGTAGAATTTAAACTCTTAGCAGTTACATTAATAAGTAACTCTAATTGTTTAGAGATTTGCCACAACAGATTTTCTTCTGTTCCCCAGCCTATCTGTCTTGATGGTATAGCCATGACTTTAAATTTTATTTATTATACAAAAATAAGTATTTTTTTACTATAAGTAAGTATTTTTCACCAAATTAAAATAACAAAAATAGTTAGAACGAGTCTAACTAAATTAATTATTTATGTCTAATGTTATTGTAAGTATTCCTAAATACAATATATATGTGTTGTAATTATATACTTCATCAGCATGTAGAATATCCCATCCTACAGCAAATCTATCGTGAGGCCAATAGAGAGCGAATGTTAATTCCCAATCCATTACCCCTGTCCTTTATAAAGCTTCTTGTAATTCTTAGAAGTTTTAAGTTTAGATGTTCTAGTTTTAGCGTGCACACCTGGTCTGCTCACTTTAATTTTAATGCGTTTTTCTGAAGTGTTGGTTTGTTTTGCCATGTTAAAATAAGTTATATTCTAGAATGATTCCATACCCTGGTAGGTTACTAGGTTGTACAAAGTATTGTGCTCCTATACTAAATCTTGTGAATTCAAACATTAAGTTTGTATATAACATAGGTTCTCTTAATGTGAACTGTGTTGATTGAACACCAACATATCCATGTATCTCAAAAGGTTTCTTACTCTTGATAATCTCCTTTTGTATATCAATCATGCCCTTCTGATGGAATATGATAGAATCTTTTATATCTAGTTTGTTTTTGAATTCAATCTCTTTCTTCTGAAAGTTTTTGATTCTTATCTCTTGCTCTTTGAGAATATTCTTAGCAAAATCATAACGTACAAGATCAGAAACAACCTTCCTAGAAACAGTTTCACTAAGGGTAACGACAGAATCATTTTTCTGAGTAACGATCTGTGAAGTACTTTTGAAGCCCACTAACAGGCAAGCTATCAATAATCCTAATTTGTACATATTCTTTTTGTTTAATGGTTTTAATTCTATTGACAATAACTGTGTCCACTTTAGATAAGCTATCAATCACCTTAGCAGATTCAACGTCTTTCTTCTCAAGCTCAATCACTTTAACTTCTAAATATTTAGTTTGTTCAAGCAATGCATTATTCTTTTCTTGAGATGCAGTGTAAGTGAATAACCACAACGCAGCAACAATTATTGCTAACCATTGTTTTTCAAGACTATCAAGTAACCTATTTAATAGTATCATTTGGTTATATTGATAAATATTTTCTCTTTCTTTTCTACCTTCTTCATTCTTGCAAACAAGCTAGCATATGTAACTCTTGAGCCACCAATAAAGTTTAATGACTTAGAACTTCCTACAAGTATACAGCCTTCTGTGTCACCAGATTTATTTCCTGGGTGAATTCTTACTCCTTCATAGTTAGGTACCTTAAGAAGTAGAGGCATGTATTTTTGGAAGCGATTTGAGAAGTTTATAATCACTTCATACTTTCCATAAGGAATAGCTGTAATAGCTTTTATTTTTACATCTCTTACTTTATCCTCTAATGTAAAACATACAAATTCTCCATCAATAGAAAGTTCTCCTATTGTAGAGTCATCTGTAAATATCTTTCTTTTTAATTCTAAGATCATAATATACCTCCTTTAGCTTTCATTAATTTTTCTACAATAGTTGTTATTCCTTCTATAGTTATATATGCTGTTGCAATAATAACCCAATCAGATGATGTTAAATTTCCAGAGAAAAGACCAACAGAACCTACAACAAATACAGTAAGCTTTCTGCTCACCCATTTGTTTAAATAAAAATCTATCTTCTCTTTTGTACTCATTACTTAATATTTCTATATAGTGTAGATGCGTATTGTAATAAGACACCAAGTCCTATGATTATACCTACAGTCCAGGTAAATCTTTTCTTAAACTCTTCTTGTTTCTGAAGCTTACTTTCTAAATCTTTGATTCGTTCTTTAAGCTCAGCAATGTCTGCAACAAATCCACCAGTTTTTGTTAGTGCATTTCCTAATATTGCATCTACCACTTGCGTTAATTTGCTATCTATAGAAGTCATCTTCTCCTCTAGATCGTAAAGTCTTTGATCCATACTTTTTAATTCTCTTTCCACTTGTGATTCAAATGCGTTTTCCATAATAATTTTAAGGATATTTTTATAACATACAGGAAGTTTTAAAAATTCAATAGGGTATAACTATTTACGTACAAATATAAAATTTATATTTGGAATAATGAAAGACTGAAAATATATTTCCAACATAATATAGCATAATATAAATATATTTTTTATACCTTTGATTTCAAAATCAAATACCATGCCTTATAGTTTTACCTACTTCAAAGAAGAAGTAAAAGAATGGTTCGTACAAAACGTTCCAACTAGTAAAAGAATACTAGATGTAGGCCCAGGAATAGGGACCTATTCAAATCTATTGCGTTCATTAGGATATAGAATGGATGCTGTAGAAATCTATGAACCATACATAGATAAGTATGAACTCAGAGATAAATATGATAATGTCTTTATAGGAAGCATTATTACATTTGATATCAATGATTATGACTTCATTATTCTAGGAGATGTGTTAGAACATATTCCTACAAACTATGCAAAGGAGTTAATCAGAGATATTGTAACTGCTAAGAAAGAATGTTTGGTAGCTATACCATATGAAATGGAACAGGGAGAACATGAAGGTAATATTCATGAGACTCACTACCAACCAGATCTTACACACGAAGTGATGTTCGAGAGATATCCTGATCTATCTTGTATATATAGAAATGAATACTATGGGTATTATACGTACACACATATAAAAGAGGAAAAAATGTACGTATTATATGCAACTGCATCTTATTATGATGTTGTATGTATGGCTGTAAAGAGTCTTAATAAGGTGAGTGATATTCCTGTGCTAGTGTATATGCTAGATGATTATAGAGAAGTGCCTGGTGCATACACTGTATGGTGGAAGTGTGATATTGAAGACTTACCCAAAGGAACTTACATAGATAGAAACAAGAGTGATGTATATAAGTTATTGATCCAAAGACCTCTTATAGTTAAAGATGCTCTTGAAAGATTTGCAAAGACTATTTGTTATGTAGATTCTGATTCTATAGCTACTAAGTATGTAGATAGAATATTCAACTACTATCCTAAAGATTCTAAGTATCCATATTTTACTGAAGGTATTTATGATTACTTACACAATAATGGTAGAGGAGGAGCTGAGAGTGTACAAGATCTTTCTACAACATTAGAACATCCAGCATGTGAGTTGTTTGGTGTAAATCAATACATAAGAAATAGATACAGACAAACTGGTTACTTTGTAGCTGGTCAAAACACTATACCATTCTTAGATGAGTGGAGCTGGATGTGTAATCACCCAGAGGTGTTAAAGAATCCTCAATACTATGCTCCCTATCACGAAGAGACAATAGTTAATGTTCTTCTATGGAAATATAAATGCTTAAAGGGTCTTCCTTATATATACACTAATGCTAGCTATGATAAGTTAGATAGGATATATAATGAAGATAATTGGGGTAAACATGTAGAGTCTTGGTTTAAGTTACCAGAGACTGAACAAGATCTATTGTTCTTACATGGAGAGAAACATCCTGTTATAATGTCTAAAATGATATCTAAAATGTCTAAACGTTTGAGAATAATGTTTCTTGCTCCTCACCTGTCAACAGGCGGTATGCCTCAGTTTCTTCTTAAAAGGATAGAGACATTGAAGGATTATACAGACGTAGAAATCTTTGTTGTAGAATATCAATGCCATAGTTTAGACTTTGTTGTACAGAGAGATCAGATCATGGACATTGTACCTGTACATACATTATATGAAGATAAGATGGAACTGTTTACAATTATAGATCATTTTAAACCTGATGTTATCCATATAGATGAAATGTCTGAGAGACTTGATAGAGAGATGATCGTATCATTATACAATCATAACAGATCATATCGTATCATTGAAACTTGTCATGATGTATCTTTTGTACCAGAAACTAAGATGTTTACACCAGATGCTTATGCATTCTGTAGTTCTTATCATTTAGATACATTTGCTAACCTTGATGGATATAAACAAGTAGTTGAGTATCCTATAGATTATAATCCTATAAATGATATTCAGAAAGTTGGTGGACAGATAGCACTTGGAATGGATAGATCAAAGAAGCATGTTGTAAACATAGGACTTTGGACTAGAGGAAAGAACCAGGGAGAAGGACTAGAAGTAGCTAGACAGATGCCAGATGTACATTTCCACTTTGTAGGTAACCAAGCTGGAAACTTCAAAGACTATTGGGAACCACTAATGAAAGATGTTCCTGAGAATGTTACTATATGGGGAGAGAGAAATGATGCAGATGTATTTATGAAAGCTGCAGACTTGTTTATGTTTAACTCTACATGGGAATGTAATCCGCTAGTGTTAAGAGAAGCTATCAGCTATGGTAAACCTATACTAGCTAGAAACCTTCCTCAATATAAAGACATGTTCACTAAGTATATAACTAATCTAAATCCTATTATGATAGTACCACAGATAACAAGTATATTAGCAACTCCTGTAAATTATCCTATACCAATTGATAATCCATCTATATTCTTTGCTAAGAATAACTTAAACTTGTATAAGCATGCAATGTCTGTTATTCCACACAAAAACATTGTAAATGATTATAATATCATACAGCACTTTGTAGGCCAACCATTCTTAGAAATAACTGGTACATCTACTAGTGACTTTCGTGTAGAGTTTTATGATGGTGAACAATTAGTTCATTCTGATGCTATCAAATGTAACCACTGGATAAAACTTGCTAGAGAGTATTACACACAGTGGAGAACTGTTGTGTATAAAGATGGAGAAAAGGTGTATGATAAACTTCTAGATCTAGAAGGTAAGAGAGTGTACATCGCTTTTGAGAGCTCTTCTTTAGGAGATACAATAGCTTGGATGCCATATGTATTAGACTTCAAAGTGAAGCATCGCTGTGATGTGATTGTAAGTACATTCAAGAACTTCTTATTTGAATCTGCATATCCAGAGCTTGAGTTTGTTGATCCAGGAACCAATGTAACTAATATATATGCTATGTATAAGATTGGTTGGTTTTATAATGTAAACAGAGAACCAGAACTACCAAATACTATTCCTCTTCAGCAGACAGCTACAAACATTCTAGGTCTTCCTTATGAAGAAGTTAAACCAAGAATTGTAAACAGTAGAGTGTGTCTTACATTAAAGCAAGTTGCAATAGCTACTAATTCCACTGCAGGATGTAAGTTCTGGACCAGAGAAGCTTGGCAAGAGGTAATTAACTACTTACATGGAGAAGGATACAAAGTGATAAATACATCATTAGAAAAGAATCCATTTGACAACTGTCAAGGATTACTTGACAACTCAATGACTAACACTATGACTACTATATACAATAGTAGATTCTTTATAGGACTATCTAGTGGACTAAGCTGGTTAGCTTGGGCATTAGATGTACCAGTGATTATGATTGCTAACTTCACTGATGCCAATCATGAGTTTGAATGCCATAGGCCAGTGAATACAAATGTGTGCCATGGATGTTGGAATGATCCACAATATACATTTGATAAAGGAGATTGGGATTGGTGTCCTGTATTTAAAGGAACAGAGAGGCAATTTGAATGTCAGAAAAGTATAACACCAAACATGGTAATAGAACAAATAAAAAAGCTCCTTAAATAGGAGCTTCTTCTTTTTCTTCTTTTTCTAATTTTTCAACAAGATCTTTTAAAGAATCAATAGACTCTTTAACAAGAACAGCCTCATCTAAATTTAAGACACCTTTAGCTTGAGCAGCAATAGCTACTTGCATTAAAATTTTAATTGCTTCTGAATTTTTCATAAGTTATATATTTTTTACAAATATATAAATTATTCTATAAAAATACAACTGATTTTTTAATTTTTAATAGTAGGTATAACTGGTGTAGGTGTTGTACCAATTGTTAATGTTATAGATGTAGGATTTAATATAAGAAAAATTTGATCTGCAATATTAGCTTCTATTTCCACTACTCTTTCTTCACCCATTGCTGATTGTGTCCAAGCTACAACTTCTTCATTTGTAAGATCCTCAACAGGTATAAAATTTGTAATGTCACTTGTGTTTAAAGTTTGTGTACCATATACACTTCCTTGTACTGGTGGAACAGATTCATCTGATCCTGTTACTATCCAGTGTACGTTGTACACTACGTCTGTGTATTCTCCTTCTGTTGGATATACATCCACCGTTTTACAATTCCAATTGTAAGTAATTAATGATTTCATTTTTATTTTTGTTTAGTTATTGATACATAGGTATAAAAAAGAATGCTCCAGTGTCTTCATCCCAGATTCTAATCCATTTTGCAGGAACAGATGAATCTAAAGGTGTAAATGAGTTCTGTATTAAATGTTTTGCTACTAAGAAATCTTGATCTCCTGTATTACTATTATAAGCTTGTATACCTAATTTTGGTGATCTAGCATAAGCTGCTGAATAAGATTGTATAAATGCTTGACCATCATTGCTATTAATAGAAGAATATGATGCTCCAGCATAACTATAATCATAATTACCTTGATAACCCGCGTACGCTGTTGATCCACTTACATTTAATGCCGCTCCTGAATCAGATGCATTAAAGGTTCCTTGCACATCAAGAACAGCTCCTGGGGAGGTAGTGTTTATACCTATATTTGAACCACTAGCATAAATTGTAGAGTTACCTATAGATGTAGCTCCTGTAAATTGAGGTATGTAGTTTGTTGTTCCAGAACCACTAATTCCACCACCACCTCCACCAGTAACCCAAGCAGTTCCTGTAACTGTAGATGATAACACTTGTCCTGATGTTCCTGGTGAATTAGCCGAATCATATACAGCTCCTGTGATTCTAGCACTTCCTGATACGTGCAGCTTCTGTGAAGGGCTTGCTGTTCCAATCCCTACATTACCAGTACGTGCAACAATACGTAAGTTTTCAACTATACTATATGAGCCACTAAATCTAAAACTAGAGAACAACATGTCTCCTTCATATGGATAAGTTATAGCATCAGGAACAACTGTTTTTATAGATCCAAATCCAAAAGTGACATCAGCTGTTGCAAGAGTGATTCCATCACCTATAATGTGCAACTTACTTTGAGGAGAACTTGTCCCAATACCTACTAATCCTGCACCTGTAATACGCATTCTTTCAGATGCTCCAGTATATATCATTAAAGGTGATGAAGAAGGTCCTCCAGCTATTAAATAAGAGTTTGCTGCTTGTTGATATAATGATATATAATTGTTATTAGTATTTTCTGAAGCTCTAATTTCTGTATCAGTTGTTGCTGCTACGTGAAGTTCTGTTAGCGGAGCAGTTATGCCTATACCCACAAATCCAGCTGATGTGATACGCATTTTTTCAGTAATAGCTGAACTGGTATTAGTAGTTCCAAATAATAAAGCTCCATTATAAGTACTTGCACTTCCTTCTTTTATCCCTTGAATTTTAGCAAATGGATAAGGGCTTGTTCCTCCTGAAGAATTTACTCCTCCTAATCCAATTGATCCACCTATATTTGTAGCTGCAGAATCTGTAGTAAAAACATTTAAATTTCCGTAATTATCAAAAACTCTATTAGCTTCTCTAACATCTAATCTACCGTTTGGAGTAGTCGTTCCAATACCTACATTACCTGTTGTTGTGATACGAACTTTTTCAGTTCCAGAGGTAAGAAGCGCTAAGTCAGAAGCACTGTATGTACCTACTCTTCCGAATGTGTCTGCTGAAAATCTAATATCACCACCACTTGCAGACTGAATACGAGCTTGAACTGTACCTGTACCATAAATATCAAGGTTAACTGCAGGACTCACATTTCCAATACCTAATCTATTATTATAATAAGGGAACTGTTTTGTTAAAGCTGTTAGCGTATAATTACTACTTATAGAAATAGCATCAAATACAGCCTTAGCCCCAGCCTGCTCAGTAAGCATTCTAACTTTAACAGTATATGAATTACCAGTTGATACTATATGAGATATTGGTATTCTAAATCTTGAATTGGTAGCATCCCATGACATATCACCTATAGCAACATTATCAGGAACTGTTCCCATAGAATCAACAACTCTTGATTCGTTTGTATATATTAAGTTACCTGGATTTGTACCTACAGCAAAAAGTTTTGTTAATTTACCAACTGAACTTTGATCACTATAATAACCTGTTACTTCAACTTCTATATATCCCCAAAATGATACATTACCAAGTATTACATCTGCTGCTAAGTTAGCAGTTCCATTTGGAAAATTAATTCCTGATGGAAACACTCTTTCAAAGCAATTATTAGAATTTAAATACCCTGTTGTAAATCTTAAATTTCCTGATATGTCTGCTTTATAAGCAGGAGTGCTTGTTCCAATACCTACATTACCAGCTGAGGTGATACGCATACGTTCTGAAGTATCAGTATAAAATGTATGATAACCGCCCCAACTAACTGAAGGCCCAATACTATATCTTTGTTCACCTGTAGCTGAGTTTGATATTATAGATCCTACTGGATTTCCACTCGCTTTAAAATCTATTGTATTTGTAAATGAACCCGAAGTTCTATTCATTGTTAATACTGGTGCAGATCCAGCAATCTCTAATAAAGAAGTCGGACTACTTGTCCCAATACCTACATTACCATTATCTTGTATTACAAACTGATCTGTTACAGTTCCTGATTGATTTTTACCAATAGCGAACTTCCAGCCCGTACCATCTGTACTATAAGTAATTCTATTATTTATTGGAGATGTTCCGCCTGTTAATAGTTGTATTGTACCATAAGTTGAAAAAACCCCAGGTCCAATAGTGGTTGTTCCAGTTGTGTGTAGCTTTGATATAGGACTTGATGTCCCAATTCCCAAGTTACCTGTTGAAGTAAGACGCATTCTTTCAGATCCAGCCTCTGGCTTAAAAATAACATCATTACCACCAATCTGTATATTTGTTGAATCTCCCCAAGTAAATAAAGAAAGTACTCCAGCTAATGATTTTATTAATCCAGTTCCAGTTCCTGCATAAATAGATCCTATTCTAAATTCACCGTTGGTATATAGGTTTCCAATAACATCAAGTTTTCCACTTGGGGCTATTGTTCCAATACCAACATTAGTACCATTGTCAAATATCATAGCACCTGTGTTACCAATAGTGGTTGCTGATGTAAACTTAGCAACATAATTAGTTGTTCCACTTACAGTTACTGATGTACCACTAGTACCACTTGTTCCTGAACTACCTGTGGTACCACTAGTACCATTCACTCCTGAAGTACCACTAGTTCCATTTACCCCACTTGTACCATTGATACCAGATGTACCAGATGTTCCTGATGTAGCTGAAGTACCAGAGGTGCCACTAGTTGCAGATGTACCACTAGTACCCGAAGTACCTGTAGTACCACTAGTTCCTGTGGTTCCACTAGTTCCTGTGGTTCCACTTGTACCAGAAGATCCATTTATTCCTGATGTACCATTTGTACCATTGATTCCTGACGTTCCACTAGTACCAT